ATGACTCCGGGAACTGACGAAGCAATCGACGGCTTCGTCGGACTTCGGATCGCTGCGACCACCAAACGCAGGACTTGGATCTACCGATACAAGTCTCCCCTAGACGGCAAGATGAAGCAGATCAAGCTCGGGGAGTGGCCGGCCCTGCCCTTTGCCGCGGCTATCGCCGCTTGGGAAGAACAACGCCGCATTCGAAGCTCAGGGCTCGACGTCGCCCTTAACCGAAAGCTCGAAAGGCAGCGCCTGCTCGACCAGCAGCTGGAAGCCTCAAGACCGCCCTACACGGTCAGGATGGCGTGCACCGACTACTACAACGAGCACGTCCTCAAGGCACGGAAGATCAAGGGCGCCGACCTCGTCCAATATATGTTCGATCAGTATCTCTCGAGTATTGAGAACATCGAGATCAAGAACCTGAAGCGCGCCGAATGCTTCGATCTGCTCCAATCCCTTGCGCACATCCCTGCGATGGCAAGCAAGCTTCGCTGCGAACTGAACCTAGCCTGGATTCACGCGATGGACGCCGGCCGCATTCCAGAATCAACGCCAAACTGGTGGCAAAACATCATGCGTGGCAAGCTACGGAGCAAAGGGAAGCGACAAGGTGGCGCCTTACGAAAAGAGAAGCGCGTCCTGTCCTCGTCGGAACTCATCGAATTGTTCCGGTGGTTCCCCCGCTGCTCCACCTTGCTCCACGATGCCCTGACTCTCTACCTGTGGACCGGAACACGCGGCGGCGAAATCTGCTCGATGGAAGGAGCGGAAATCTCTGAGGAATCGGACGGTTGGTGGTGGACCATACCGAAAGCCAAAACCAAGAATCACAACGTCGATAGCGCTACCGACATGCGAGTTCCTCTGGTGGGCCGCTCCAAAGAGATAGTATTGGCTCGCATGCTACGGTTCGGAAACGGCTCCCTCTTTCCCAACAAGAAGGGAGAAGCTACGAGCCAGTTGATCGTTCAGACCGCCGTCTACCACTGGCAGCCCTATAGCAAGAGCCGAGGCTTTCACCCTAGACTGACCGTAACGCACTGGTCACCGCATGATTTGCGGCGCACCGTTCGCACGATCTTGGCGTCACTCGGCTGCCCTCGGGACGTGGGCGAGGTGATGCTGGGACACGTTCTAGGTGGCGTCGAAGGCGCCTACAACCGCCATACCTACGATAAGGAACGTCGGGAATGGATCTCCAAGCTCGATGTTCATCTTGAGCAGTTGGCGGCCGCCTCGGTCGAGCACGCAGGGGAACCCGAAATCAAGGCCGCGGCATAACACAGTTCTTGGCAGCCCCTAAACCTTACTCGCGATATGTCGTAAACGGGTTATGACAAAATTTTTCGATAAGGAATTGGCCGATGCGATCGGCTATGGGGCGGCCACTCATATTGCCGCGCTCGCTTCAGACCTTCAAGCGGACATCGATCGTATGAACGCAATGCGTAAGGCCGAGGGCCGGCCCACGATCGAGGAAGAGGAAGAAGCTGAAAAAGCATGGTTTCGCGCGCAGATGGAGGCCGGCGCACGCTTCGATCCTGACGTCGAGGGCTGGGCTCGCGGCGAGTAGTTCGGGGAACGGCAGGACTTCCCGTTCCGGAATCCATCGCCTCATATGTTTAAATCTTGACCTGATCCACCGAGGAGAAGAGATGGCGAAGAAGAAGACCGATCCCACATGGAAGACTTACGAGCAAATCGCGGCATTCGTGCTAGATCAATGCGCGGCGGAATTCGGTCTATCAAGGTTCGAGGGAAAGCAGGATGTCGCGGGGAAGAGTGGGACCGAATGGGAGGTAGACGCTCGCGGCTGGACTGAGGGCAATACTGCGCACTTCCTGGTGGAGTGCAAGAAGCATTCGAAGACCGCGATAAGCCAAGCCATTACCGGTTCGCTTGTCTTCCAGATCCAGGACACCGATGCCGCCGGAGGGTTCCTCGTGTCTCCTCGCGGGCTGCAATCCGGTGCCAAGAAGGTCGCAGCCGCGCACAACATTCATGAGATAAAGCTCGACCCGAAATCGACGACAGCAGCCTACTTCGGCGAGTGGCTAGGGAAGCTGCACGTAGGGCTCAACGAAGACGCCAGTGTGCGGCTCTCTGAACACGTTCTGATCCAGAGCGTCGACGAGGACGGCAATCACACGGTTGTCTACGACTCCGACAGACCCAACGAGGCGTAAGAATGAACGCAGCGCAACGGTCGATTTTCTCTCCCGCAGGATCGCCTTTACATCTCAAATGACGCCGGCTTCCTTCGCCAAAAACCGCAGGATGTCGCGCAGCTCCTCCTTCGTCGAAAGGTTATCGATCTTTTCGTCGATGACTTCCTGACGTGCGCGTTGGATAACGCGATCGTCAACAGTGCCGCCCTCGTGGAACACAATGCCCTTGGCGCGCTGCTCAATCTCGCTGCGGAATGTCCAGTTCATAAGTTGCCCGTGTTGGTGAGGGCCAGCGCACGTTCCGCCTGCGCCTTCATGCGCTGGAGCACATCAACCTGCTTTTTCCAATATGCGGCGTCGTCAGCGTTCGTCGCTTCGGCGCCCATCACTTCGCAGGCGTTCACGAAGTCGCGGTTATGGCTAACAACATCCATCAGGCATTCGCGGACATCGTCTACCTGATCTACCGCCTGCGCGACCTTGCTTTCTGACGGATTTACCCTATCGTTCATTTCTCGTCCTTTCGACCGGTCGGAGGTCGCCGTGAATACTTGGTTGTGCATCAAGTGCCATAAGGTATGGGACTTCGACGCCGAGAAGATCGGAATCGACTCTTTCGGCATCTACGTCTTCTGTCCCCACTGTGGCCGAAGGAACCAGCTAGAGAGCCTGGGTCATCGGGGCGGCTCCCTTATCCTTCGACAGACCGGGAAGTAGCTTCGGCAGGTGCAGCGCGGGCGAACGTCACACCCGCGGTGAACGCCGCTTGAGCTGTTTTCTCTGCGTCCATTTCGTCCACTTCGCGCCAGAACTTCACGAATGCCGCCTGCTCGCTTGCGACGGAATTGGCGACGAGTGCTTTCATATGGACTCGCCCAGCGAAGTAATGCCAGTCGACGCGGACACCCGTGACAGCCGTGATCTGCGCACAAATCGCATTGGCAGTCTCCTTCGGGATATCGAAAAGTCCGATGGACAGACCGTGGCTATACACGTCCTGCGCACATTCATCCGGCGAGATCTCCGGCGCTGCTGCAGGCCGGGCAACAGGATATACCGCGAGGAGCTTGCGAATGTTGTCCGCCGCGTAGTCACGTGCGGGTGACAGCCCCTGCGTGTCCAACAGTTCAGCGGCTCGGGCGAGCGTCTGCTCATCCGTCAGCGAACCGGCACACGCGGTGCATTCCGGGGCGCCCTCGGCGATCTCTCGATGGCAATGCGAGCCATTGCATTCCGGGACATCGTCTTCGCCCTGCGCGGCGAGCTTGTCGCAGATCCACTCGCCAAAGCCGATAACGTCACCGGTTCGGTCGTCGCCGGAGTCTCGATAGACGCGCTCCTGCGCCTCCCGCATTACCACTTCTTTCGTCAGCGCGCCGGCACTGCTCGCATTGGTCTTGCTCATGGGGTGCCCCCGTTGTTCGTCTGGTTCAATTCTCGCGACTGATCTTCGGCACGACGCGCGGCTTCTTTGCCCCGCTCCCACTGCATGCCCATCGCTTTGCAGATCGCGTCGAATGCGTTGCTCACCGCGACGCCGCCATGCTGTCGGTTGTCGAGCGCGTAGTGGTAATCCGCGATCGCTTTGCGAATGGCGCGAATCATCGGGACATGCTCCTCGAAACAGGCGTTCTTGTGGATCCAGTCATTTCGCAGACGCCCGATGTCGGCCCGCCACACGAGCGCCATCTGGTCGGGGACCGGCAGCGGTTGCTGGCGAACATAGGCGGCAGTCAGCCGTTCGATCGACTGATCACGGCTACGTTGGTCGTCTGCCATCGGATCTTCGTTCTCCGGACACTGCAACTGCCCGGAGAACGCCTGAAGCAGCATGCGCTGCACCTCGACCTGACGCTGGAGCTCGCCAATCTGCTGGTATGCCCGCACACGCTCGAGCGGCATGTCCGGGCGGTCGACCAGCACACGGGCACGCTGCACCTGCGCGTCATGGTTTGCCTTCCAGTGGTCGCGCTCCTTGCAGACCGCTTCGATCGCCTCGCGCATCAGGTTGTATGCCTCACCGCGGGCAGCGATCGGGGCACCGTTTCCGGCACGCGAGTGAACCTGCCGATCAAGACTCACATACGCGTGGACGCGCGCCAAGATATCTTCAGTGCTCACGATTTGCTCGCCCCTTCGAGGATTGCTTGTGCGCGCTGATATGCGACGTCGCCTTCCCACCCTTTGCAGCGGTAGATCGACATGAACATTTCGAGCGTGACCCGCACGTCCGCGCTCAATGTCGGTGCTCCACCCGCGGCTACCAGCCCGAGCCGCTGCGAATAGTCGAGATAGCTGGCTACCCTCGCGCGTTTCTGGTCCATCGCGCCTTCGTCAGGAACGAAATGGAATTCGCCACCTGACACGCTCCTCAACCGGTGCACCATTGCCAGCAGGTCGTTGAGCTCCGCATACATCCGCTGCGCGTTCGATTCTTCACGACCGGGCTGGACCTCGCTGAGCCCAAACTGCTGCGCCTTCAGCGCGATCTGTGCGATCTCGCTTGCTTCCTCAGCAATCTTGGTCAGGCAGTGTTGAACGACAGACATCATGATGCGTTTTCCTTGTGGCTGACTTCATTCTGGCCCGCGGCGAGCAGCGTGCGCGCCTGGTCCTTTGCGAGCTCGAAGACACGCTCGACCAATTTCGGATCGAATCCGGTGGACTTCTTGATGTAGTAGATCAGCAGAGACGGATCGCAGCGGACCACCAGTTCCAGCTGCTCACGGTGTTCGGGCGTCATCGCTTGATCCCCGCAGCGTCGAGCGCTTCACGCGCGGCCGTCATGGCGTCGAAAATGCTGGCGCTACCTTCTTCGAGCGCGTCACCGATGCTCTGGAGAGCGCCGATCAGCTTCGGAAGTGCCACGATGCGGTTGGCGAGTTCGATGCCTTCTTCGCACGGATCGCCGTCCCCGAAGGCCACCACGACCTCTGCAATGCTGCCGTGATCGCAGGTGTCAATGTGCTGGAAATTGCCGACACGGTCGCCGAGAACGAGCGTATCCAGCGGGTTGGTGTTCTGCTTTTTCATGGGTCACTCGCTCGGCGTGTAGGAGACAACGTCACCCAGCTTCAGGGCGACATATGCGTGGCAGGCTGCCTCGAGCGGCGTAGCGCCGAACCATGCCTTCGAGCCTGCAAACGAACCGGTGTCGATGAACGCAAACCAGAGCTTCTTCGGGTCCGGGGCACCCATCGGGCCAGGCGCGTTCAGATTGATCCGCTCGTCCTGGATCAGCGGGTGGCCATCGGTCGGGTTGGAGGACGGCTGAAATGCGCGGAAGTAAGAGATCGGACCGTCGGCGTCTTGGTCCTCTTCACGGATCAACGTGCGGCCCGGCCGCATTTCGCCCAGCGGCTTCTCGTGCGTGATGCCGGCCCCGACAGCGACGAAGTAGTCGAGCTCGGCGCCCGTCAATTCTTCAGTTTGGAATTCTCGTTTCATGGTCGTCAGTGTGGTTGTGGGCCGGCGAACCGGCCCATTGCTTCAGATGGCGGTCAGGTCGTCTGCGGAGAACACGCCCGCGCGCTGGACACCGCACTCGGGACACGTCGCGGTGATGACAAGCGAGTGCCCGGCAGGCACATCACCCGATTCGCCAGTCGCCGGCGGGATGATTGCGCTGCACGAAACCGCGCCCTCGTCCAGTTCTTCACCGCAGTCACACGCAAAAGTAGCCATACGTCACTTCCCTTCTCTGGTTTCAGTCTAAGAACCCGTCACTGGACAGACTGCAGGCGACGCAGCACTTCCTCGACGGACACGTCCTCGGTGGTCACGCCACCCAGCAACCCGAGAATGGGCAGCTTGAGGATCAGGAGCAGCGTCACCCGCGTCCGGCCGAAGAACGTGCTCGGCCGGTCAAATATGGGCAACAGCCACATGAAGAGCAGTAGCTCAGGCAGCGACAGAAACGCCCACACCGTCCCCAACCAGACGCTGTTCAGGTATTTGCTGTTCTTCCCAAGGCGGTATTGGTAAAACGCCGGTGTCCACATCGCTTGTAATTCCTGTTTCTTCGAACGCAAATTTGCGCAGGTTCGTCTTGTTCCTGAGCTCGGCAGCGGCTCGCTTTCGCCGCTGCGCCGCGCGTTGCTCGGGTGTCTTTTTTGGTGGGCTCGGTTTCTCGACCGCGACCGGGGGCGCACCGCTTTTCACACGGGCGCGTGCCTCACGCATGCCCGTCTTCGCCAGCCCGTCGCAGTGGTTGTTCACCCAGAACCGGGGAACCTCTCCCCGCGTGTGGCCTTTGACGTGCTTGAAGCGGATGTCTGCCCGATTCGCGGCGATCAGTCTGTTCAGCCCTTCGACGATCATTCTTTCGTCGACGCTCAGGACACGCTTGCCCTCGAACGCGAGAATCGCCGCCTGACAGTCCGTCTGAGCAAGCAGTGAATCGCCGGGCATCGCTATCTCGTGGGCGAACGCCATGTGCACTCCGTTCACGACAGCCATCATTTCGGCGACGTTGTTGTTCCGCGCGAGCGATCTGAGCGCCCCGCCGCCAGAACGTCGTCCGCGCTGCGAGACAGACCAGTAGCCATAGCCGCCCGCGCCCGTCTCCGGATCCCACGACGCATCGGCGATGATCGTCACCAGCATCACGCCTCCGCTTGCGCGAGCACGGCGTCAGCCCTCGCGCAGATGGCGTCAAACTCGGCCTCGGTCGAGTTCCCGAACTCTTCGGAGAAGGCGGCCTCACTGCGCAGCGCCTTCAGCGCCGCCACGAGTTCGTCGTGAAGGTTCCAGCACTTCACGAGACGGGCGGCATTCGCGTAAATCTCCTCGTGGCTCATGTCCTGGCCGGCGGTCGCTAGGAACAGCTGCGACCGTCCACTACCGTTCGTGTAGTGATGGACCGGGCCGCCCCTGACCACGCCGAACCTGCCGAGTTCGAGTTTTCCTTCTGTATATTTGGTCATTACTGACTTACTCCATCAGGCACAAATTTAAGCAGCCGCCTCGATTGCCCGCGGGCCGAAGAAGTCACCCATCTTCCGAGCCGCGAAATACGCTTCCATCATTCGCTCGACGTCATACAGCGCCGCGTGGGCCTGCGACGGGTCGTAGTGAACACCGCAGGCGAAGCAGAGCTCACCGAGGTTGGGCAGCTTCCCGAACGGCGTCGCCCACCGCGCTTCCAGCATCGTGTCGATCCCGGTGATCTCCGGGACGGCAATGCCGACGCGCTGCAGCTCATGCGTGACGAAGGGGAAGTCGAACCCGAAGCCGTTGTGGGCCACGACGTAATTGGTGCGCGCCAGAATCGTCGAAACGTTCGGCGCGACCTGTTCCCACGTCGGTTCGGCGGTGAGCATGTCGAAGGTGATCTTGTGGACTGCCTGCGCCTTCTCGTCGATCGGGCGCTGCGGATTTACCCGCTGCACGTATTGACCCAGGCGCGTGCCCACGTCGAGGTCATAGAGAACTGCGGCGACTTCGATAATCCGGTGCCCGTCGTTCCAGTCGAGTCCCGTCGTTTCCAGGTCGAACCCGGTGATGATTCGCATTGCGCGCTCCAGATTTAGTTCATCATTTACTTATTATAGTCACACCAATCTGGAGCATGACCGTCAAATTTGGGTCGGTTGACGCCCGCTGTGGTGCGCGGCAATATCAGTGGGCAAATCACGAATACGGGGTTACATGGTGTTGAGCGCATAGACGGCACGCCATGTCAAAACAGTAACAGTCTTACGAACCGTCAATGGCTACCAGATCGCGACCACCTGAACCGCTGCGCCTAATTGAAAAGCGCCACGAATTTATTGCCCTCGAGGACATTGACCAAATACCCAAAGGACTTCGCGGCATCTACGTCCTTTACCGAACCGCAAAGTCGGACGACCCAAAGCGTCCCTTCAGGGCAGTTGTCTACGTTGGTATGTCTGCGTCAGGTATCAAGGGGCGCCTTCGAGCGCATAAAAGGCACAAGGAGGGCTTTTGGGACTGCTGCTCGATATTCGTTGTCTGGCCGAATGTCCGCGAGGAGGAAATTCGCGAACTGGAGGGCATTCTCAGACACATCTACCGGTTCGACCCAGATGCGCAATTGCTGAACGCCCAAGGTTCGTTCCGGAAACTGGCGAAAACTCCAGTCGTCGAGCTCTCGGCGAAGAATCGCTTGGAAAAGGAATACATCGCCAAAGAGCCCGTCGAAGACTAAGCGAGCGGAGTCAGCCGAGCTTCGTGCACCCGTAGTTCTGGCCGCGCTTGACGAACGTGAAACGTCCGCTGATCTTTCCGCCGTTGAGTTGCGGTATCCAGTCATCCATGTCCGTCAAGAAGACGTTCACCTTGCGGCCGTCCGAACGCTTGAACGTGAAACCAACGGAACTGCGCCCACGTCCACACGAGTGATACGTCAACGTATCCTCGAATTCGTGGTTCGCTTTCATTTCGGACGCGTGCCCCGGATAGTCGAGTTGGTTGCCAACGTTGTCGAACGGGATATCGTAGGTTCCGACTTTCTTTGCCATCACGCCCCCTTCACGCACATGATCGCTTTCAGCGTGTGGACGACTTCGACCAGATCCGTCTGGTTGCCCATGACGACGTCCAGGTTTTTGTAGGCGCCCGGAATCTCGTCCAGCACGTCTGCGTCCTTGCGGCACTCCACGCCCTCGGTCTGGGCCGCGAGGTCGTCGAGGTTGAACATCCGTTTCGCTTTGGCGCGGCTCATCACGCGGCCGGCACCGTGCGAGCACGAGCAGTAGGACTGCGGGTTGCCCTTCCCGCGCACGATGTAGCTGCGCTGGCCCATCGAACCGGGGATGATGCCGAGGTCACCTTCGCGGGCGCGAATAGCCCCCTTGCGCGTCACCCACAGGTTGCGGCCGAAGTGGTTCTCGCGCGCGACGTAGTTGTGGTGACAGTTGATCGCCTCCTGCGTGATCGCGAACTCGATCGGAATGTGTCGGCGCAGCGCCGCGATGACGGACTGCATCATCACCTTGCGGTTTTCGAGCGCGTAGTCCTGCGCCCACTGGACCGCGGCCATGTAATCACGGAAGTCGTCGGTGTCCTCCGGGATATAGGCGAGGTCACCATCGGGCAGGTTGATGAAGTGCAGCTCCATGCGCTTCTTCGCCTTCTCGATGAAGTAGCTGCCGATCATGTTGCCGATGCCGCGCGAGCCGGAGTGGAGCATCACCCACACGTCCTGATTCTCGTCGATGCAAAGCTCGATGAAGTGGTTGCCCGAGCCGAGCGTGCCGAGTTGGTTGGCTGCCTTCTCGTAGACCTTGTGCCTGGAGCCGACGATCTCGTCAGCGAGCACGGCCTCAACGCGATCGCTCGGCATCGCCGGCAGGCGCATGGTGTTCGCGTGGACGTCACTGTCCCGTTGATGCCGGCCGCCGGCACCCAGCGGCACGTCCCGCTCGATCTGATGGCGAATCGAGGTGAGACTTTCCGGGAGGTCGCTCGCCTTCAACGACAGGCGCACTGCGTTCATGCCGCAGCCTATGTCCACACCAACCGCGGCGGGGATGATCGCCTTCTCGGTCGCGATGACCGAGCCGATCGTCGAACCCTTTCCGGCATGCACGTCGGGCATGAGAGCGACGCCGTTGCTGGCGATGAACGGGAGGCGCGCGAGATTCTTCGCCTGCGTCAGTGCCTCGTCCTCGATATCGTTCGTCCAGATTTTGATCGGGCGCGAACCCTGCTCGCTGATGACTTGCTTCATACGCTCTGTTCCTCGAATTCGATGTGGTTCACGTCGTCCAGCTTTGCCCAGAAGCGAACGCTCTTCTTCACCTGTCGACTGTTGATCGTTACCGGCACCTTCGACGCCTTAAGCCAGAAGGTCACGCTGTCGTAATCAGCGGCGCCCCTACGAATGAAGATGCGATCAATCGTCAGGAGTGCGCCGGTCGGGATCGTCAGCGGGTGCTGGAGCTCGCCATTGAAGTAGCGCTCCTTCACCGTGCTCAGCGACCCGTCTGCCTCACGCCACTGCGACTTCTCGAGCGCGGCGAATCGCTCTGCCGGCTTCGCGCCCCAGAAGTCCTGAAGGCCGCTGAAGGGGTTCGCCAGCCCAACCGCCGATTGCAGACCGGAGTTGCGGTGCTCGTGAAACAGGCGGAACGACCAGTCGCTCAAGAGGACGAGGTCCGCACCCAAGCGCGGAATGTGGAGTTTCGGCATGTCACTGTCTCCTTGCGTCGAGGTGAAGACCATCCGCGACTTTCGGATCGAAGGGCTCGTCGTATTCCTGGAACAGACGAAGCACACGGCGCTTCCAAAGCTGCTTGTCGGTCATTGCCTGGCGCACTTCAAAACTCAGCTCGTGATCGCTGTAGCCGGCACCGCTTGGCATGAAGATTTCGTCCTCGTCGCCACGCAGCGAGAAGATTTTCGACAGTGCGCCGAAGGACGATTCATTCGCATCGGTTCGCAGGCATACATCGCCGCCCCTGGAGATACCGAGCCCGAGCTCTGCAAACTTGGGATGGCGCGCAAGCCAGCCGCCGGCACATGCGATCGTCCCGCAGCTCAGGCTCTCTCCTTGCTGCACGGTCCATGCGTCGAGGTTGAAGATGTGTTCCGGAATCCCGTCGAGAATCGCGAACGCGTCGCGGAGCAATTCGAAGTTCGGTTTCATGGTCTTTGCTTCTCTGTTGTGATGTAGTCATTCTCCCAATCGGGGAGTGGCGCTCTCTCGGATGCGTAACGCATCCAATCGCGATCCAGGCAGCCAAGAAAAAGCCCGGTTACGTGCGTAACCGGGCCGTGCTCACCTGATGGCGTTACGCTGCTGCTTGCGTCGTGTTGAGCGAAGCAGACAGGCCAGCGGGCCACGCGAACTCCGCCGCCGGCGACTCGATCACCGGCGGCTCGACCGCGGCGGTGGGTGCCGCGCCCTGTTCGACTTCCGGCTTCACCGGATCTTGTGCCTTCGCAGCCTTCGCCTTTTTCGGCAGAATCTCGCGCAGCGCGTCTGCGTTCGTGACGATCATGTTCGCGATCACGGTGTAGAGGTCATCGCCTTCCGTCATGTCGACGGTGCCCATGCCATTCGCGACGAGTTCCTTCACCTTCGCCATACGATCCAGCTCCGCCTGGTGCTTCTTCGCCACGTCCTTGTCGTCGAAGGTTTGGCCGTCGGTGGTCTGGTATGCAGCGATACGCTTGAGGTTCGTCATGGTGTGTTCCTTTCAGTGGTGATGTTGGTGTGACAGACAGTGTGCAGAGCGCCCTACGGCGCCCCGCTGGATTCGTTACAGCTTCACGCGAGCGGTTTCGCGCAGGGTGTCGGCGAGCTGAAGCGTCGACATTTCGATCAGCATCACCGGCCTGTGGCGTGCCGGATCGGCCTTGTGGAGCGCGCCCGGAATCGCGTGGTGGATACGCTCGAGCTCGCCGACAAGTTCCTCGCGGAGCTTCAGCAGCGTCGACGGACTGGCGAACACGGGATGCGGCTCGAACATGCAGGAGATCGAGTCGTTCACCATCACGCCGGGGATGTATTCGACGATGTGGCCGGGGAAGTGGCGGCTCTCGAACAGGAACACGCCACCGCCCTTTCGCGACTGCGCGAAGAACGGTGCCTTCTCGGCGTCCGACAGCTTCTCGATTTCACCGAGAATCGTGAAGAGCTTGTCCTCGTCGCTCTTGAGGCGAATCTCGTCGGTGCGATTCAGCAGAGCCTGAACGTCGGCGCGGATCACTTCGTTTCGTTGCATTGCTTCCCCTTGTGATAAGTCGTTGGTGACTTATTGCTATGGTTACAGAAAATCTTCGGACTTCAGCCCGTCTGCGACATGTCTACTTTCGAATAGGTCATACCGCCTCCCAGCCTTGTTTGAGCATCCCGGCCGCGAAAGCCGAGAACTCGCGCATCGACGTGCTTGCCATGCCGTCCGCCGCGCTCCGTCGCTGCTGTGAGCGTGTCGCACCGGTTATCGTGAAGAACGCGGCACCGAAAGCCCACGTCAGCTTGACAACGGCCTCGCCTCGCTTAAACACGCGCACCAGCACATGCTCTCCTTGGTAGCTTTGCTTGGCCGCAGTCAGCAGTTCCATCGATTCCTTGCTCACGATGCCCGCTACGCCGCCCCAGAGCCCGTCCAGCGCCATCTGATAGCCATACGCGCTCAGCTTGCCCTGCTGCACGGCCAAGACCAAGCGCTCGACTTCTTCCGTGACCTTGCGCTCCAGCTCGTCGCGGAGCGTCGGAAACTCACTCGGCGCGCTCATGCCGCAACGGCAACGAGGCCGCCCGTCGGTTGTGCGGCCCGCTTGATGACACCGACCTTCACGCCGGCTTTCTTCAGCGCGTTGTTCAGGTCAGTTGCGATGACCGCCGGGAGAGCCGGCGCAGGCTTCTCCAAGTTATCCGGCAGGAAGTTCACCGACTCCGGCCAGATATCAAGCAGCTTCTTGACCGTGGTTGCGGAGTAGACCATCCCGCGGATCGAATTCCGGAGTTCGTCGAATTTCCCTTCGAGCTCAGCATGTGCCTTCTCGTAGGCGTCCTTCTTCGCGTTGAGCTTCTTGTCCGAGATAGTCAGATAGGTGCCGCCACCGCGCTTGAACGGAACGATTTTCGGCAGGTCGACGCTGCTATAGTAGGCAGTGCGGCTACCATTCTCGTCACGGAAAGCCAGCGTGATCGTGTTCGACAGCGTGAGAAACTCTTCCGGGGCGCGACGTGCCGCTGCCTCTTCTTCCGCGCTCACTTGCGAGCGGTAGCACGCCATCGCGAGATCCTGAAGTTGCTTCGCCACCGCCTTCTTCTCTTTCTCGAAAGCGCCCTTCATTGCATTCGAAATGATCTGATCACGGACGTGGTTGCTCAGCTTGACGTTGGTCGACATTGCGATCCCCAAAATTGGTTGATTGAGAAGTGAACCTCTATGCAGTGAAGTATAGTGTTCACCTCTCGGATTTCGATCACTATTTACTTACTTACTAGTGAATCATCATCCCCCGATCCAGCATTGAATCCATCTTCGCCTGGTGCCGCTCCGTCGACTTCCCGAGCGCATACGTGATCGCCTCGATCCGCTTCTCGACGCTCGTGTAGCGGCGCGGGATCAGGAAGTGGTCGGCCTGTAGCCGGTCGTCGGTCAGCAGGCCGAGCATCAGCGCGTTCAGGTGCTCCATGTAGGACGGATTGGCCGGAGCCTTCCCTTCCTCTTCAACCGGTCGGATGCCCGGCTGCACCAGAATCAGCGCAGTGAAGTGTCGGTTGGCGCACTCGTAGCAGTCGTTTGCATACCGCTCGACCTCCGCAGCGAGTTCGTAGGGAACGTTATTGCGCTGCACGTCGGCGAGCGTGTAGCCCAGCAGGTCGATGGGCGAGCGGTCGGTGATGAACTTCACGCCGCTGCGCTCGTAGAGGCGGTTCACGTCGCGCAGGATCTCCCGCTGGATCATGAGCCGCGCCTCGAACGGGTAGTCGGCTTTCGGGCTGTAACCGAGTCGCTCGAACGTCGCCGAGGCACTGGTGGGCACGAACTTGATACCGGCCGCCTCCGCATAGGCCTTTGCCAGCGTGGTCTTTCCGGTTCGTTGCGCCCCGAGCAAACTGATCATTCCACCTCCTTGTTGGTGCTGTAGTGCTGGATCGTCACGGTGTAGGTGCCGTTGGTCGGGAAGTCGGTTTGCCACCACTTCGCGATGACACGAACAAAAACGCTCCCAGCCGCGATAGCGACCAGGAGCGCGATGACCATGACGACATAGAAAACTATGTCGAACAGGGCCTTACGTTTCATGCAACCGCTGCCTCCAGCACCGCGCGTTCGGCGCCCGTGTCGCGGTTCACCGCGTCGTCCGAGAGGAAAGTGCCGGCCTTGTAGCGGCCCGCCTTCTTGTCCTGCAGCTTCTTGATGTTCGCCGCGTTGACCTCCTCGCGGGTCAGGCCCAGCGCGTCGAGCGCGATTTCGCCATACCAGTTCGCGTCACCCAGCTCTTCCGCGACGTTCACGCGGTCGACCGGCTTGCCCAGCAGCGTCGGCAGCAGCGCTTCGATCAGTTCGCCCGACTCGGTGAAGCTGCCCAGCGCCGCATGCAGCAGGCGCATGTCGACGTTTTGCGGGTTGATCTGCTGGACGACCTCCTTCGGCAGCTTGTCCATGAAGAAGTGGACGTCCATCGGGTCGCGGTAGCGGCCGGTGCCGATCGTGAACTTCAGCGACTCCCCCGCGCTCTGCATGACTCCGAGCGAATCGAGCGTTTTGTTCGGGTCCATTTCCTTGCCGTAGTAGATCGCGCGCTTGACCTGATCCAGCACCATCGTCGCCGCGACGGCCATGTTCAGGGCGACCAGCAGCGTTGCCGGGCCGAAGTCGAGCGAGCGCGGCTTCGATTCGGTTTCGAGAACGCGGCTACGGTAGGTCGTGTTGTCCATGTGTTGCTCCTTGTGTCAGAGAAAGGTGTTACTTGTTTGTAGTCAGGCCCAGATCGCTATCAGGTAAGCGATCAGGAAGGAAGTCATCGCGGGCAGCACGACGTCGAGGACCATGCAGGCATCCCACTGCCACGGGAACCAGCCGGCCGCCCACGTATCGACATGGGTCTGTCCGTCCTTCTCAATGCGAGTCTCAGCTTCCAGCTTCTTGCGCGACCAATACCAAATGACCACGCCGAGCGCACCGAACCATTCGTTGCCGGCCAGCAGCGTGACCGGGGCCTGGATCAGCAGCCCCTCGAAGCAGTGCGACAGCGACATTCGCCACCGCGCGCCTTTGATCCACTTCAGGAAGTTGCTCATGCCTTGCGTGCCAATGCTTGCGCCGATTCGCGGGCCATGCGGACCTCGACGTCTTCCCGATACTGCTTCCAGCCCCGGAAGTTGCGGTTGCGATCGGAGCCATTTGCCATCGGGTGCGCCTGGTGCTCGGTCGGACTCGCATGCAGCGGCTTGCTGCCGACGAGCAGGTCGTAGCGCTCCAGCTCCTTCTCGAGTGCTGCGTTGCCGTCGAACGGCTCGTAGGACACGCGGGCGCAGCGCGCGGTCGAGATTTTCTTCAGCACGTCGAGTCGGATCAGTTCACGCTCCGAATCGAGCACATACGGCAGGTGCCACGCATCGGGATCGCCCGCATTGCCCGAGCGAACGATGGGAGTCGACTGATCCATCGCCGCCTTCATCGTGCGAGCGAGGTCTTGAATCTCCGGTTGTGCGTCCGCGTGGTCGCGCAGCTCGAAGAAGTTGTGCCAGTCGGTCGCGGTGACCAGCACGTTGATGTATTGGAACGGCTCGAGCAGGCGGTTCACCAGCTGCTTGTGATAGCCAGCCTTCATGAAGGCTTCCGCGTTTGCCGCAGCGTCGAGAGCGGCAAGACGCCACGCTTCCTGCGGGGAGACTTCGGCCGTGCCGAAGCGAAACAGCGGCTCGTCGGACGGGTTGTCGAATTCGTCGTATACGCCAACCAGAACCGGCGAGTCGATTTCGGCGCCGGCCTGCATGCCGCGCTGGTTCGCTCCCCAATGAATCGGGCCGGCCGGATCGTTGCGCACCTGCTCGATGATCTTCGCGACCGGGATGGCGCGGGAAGAGCCGGCGTTGCGGCTGAACACGCGATGTGTCATGAACTCGGCGTGAATAGCCCGCCAGTAGCGCAGCTCCAGCGTAGTGATGCGCGAGCGGTTGTTCATCATATTCGCGACGCTGTCCGCGATCACGCGCACGCGGCAGCCCTTTCCGTTCAATTCGATCATTCGCCCCTCCTTACTCTTCGACGACCGTGCCGGTGACCGCGTAGCTCGACGATGCGATCGCCTCGAGAAGCATGTCCGGCTGCTGGTCGTAGCCGGCAGCGTCCATCGCGACCATTTCTTGCGGCGTGTTGCACCCGTCATAGTGCTGCGGGTGGATGTCGTAGTCGAACGTGACGGTGATTCGCCCCTTCGGCATGTGTTTCTCCTGTGTGGTGAAGGCATTGAGGCCGCTACCGGAGACGGGCGCCGGTGCGCTACTCGATATCGAAACGGTTTCAATGACTTCAGGTTGGGTCGGGCATAGCGCCCGACCTTGATTCTCAATTCGCGTCGATGGACCGACTATCGGCGGCGAATCCCGCTGTTAGGGCGAGAGTTACACGATCTAGTATAGTCGGTGCTTACTTATTTTTAGCGACAAAATGAGGGATTCAGTCCCAATCCGTCAGCGTCCCCACCGCGTAGTCGGCCACCTTCCCCTCAAAGAAGTTGACCTCCTCGCCTTGGGAGAACGGCACGAACCACGGCACCGGCGTTTTCACGCCCGGATACAGTTCCGGCATGCCGATGAGCTTCGCGCACTCATTCGCGCGCTCCTGAAGAAAGCCGGCCACGATCGGCGCGGTGAGGCCCAGCACGCCCTTGCTCGTGATGTAGGCGCCCCACTTCGATTCGAGCTCTACCGCGTCGCGCAGCAGCAGCTCGGCATCGCGGTAGAACTGAGCGTCGTAGAGCTCCGGGCGTTCCTGCTTCATCGTTTCGTGCATCTTCGCGAACAGGTCCAGGTGCGTCCGCTCGTCGCGGTGAATCAGCTTCACGCTGTCGGCCGAGCCGATCATCTTCCCGTTGCGTGCGAGTGCGTAGAAGACGAGGAACGCGCTGTAGAAGTAAATGCCCTCGAGCGCGACGTTGGCGACGATCGATCGGGCGAACTGCGCGGGCGTCTTCTCGCCGGCGAGGATGCGGGCCTGACGCAGAATGTGCTCGTTCTTGGCTGCCAACATCCCGTCACGTTCGAAGCGCATGTAGACCGACATCGGGTCAGCCGACACCGTCTCCACCATTTCGCTGTAGGCGTCGACGTGCAGGGCCTCCTCATACATCTGGCGCTTGATGCACATTTCGACTTCCGGGCTAGTGATGCACGCCTCGATGTTCGCGAGGTTGTGCAGCTGAATGCCGTCGAGGTTCGACGCAAACGACAACGCGCTGTCGTAAGCGAACCGCTCGCCCTCGGTCAGTCGATTGCGATAGCACGGACCGTCATCGGTGAGGTCGGTTTCGTGCAAATCCCAATTGTTGGCTTTCATCTTCCGCCAGAGGTCGCGCGCCCACTTGTGCTTTGCGGGCGAGATCGCCATCAGGTCACTGCGGGGACCGAACGCCAGTCGGCGATCGTTGATGATTTGTGCGTGGTTGCTCATGTTCACTTTGGGAGTCGAACAGGGCCGGTTGCCCGGCCCTTCTGGGTTACTGGCAGGACGTGCAGTCGGGGTTCGTCACCGAGCAGAGCCCGGCACCCACTTCCGCTTCCATCATGTCCTGAGAAGGCGCTTCAGCCGGCGCTTCAACCTTCGTCGCCTGCTCCGCGCTCTGCGTGCGGAGGTAGTAGGTCGTCTTCAGACCCAGCTTCCACGCGAGCATGTAGAGTGCCGACAGATCCTTGCCCTTCGTTCCGGCCTTGATCCAGATGTTCGTGGACTGCGCTTGGTCAATCCACTTCTGACGGCGTGCCGCGGCCTTGACGATCCAGATCGGCTCGATTTCGAACGCGGTCTTGATCGTGTCCGCGTAACGCAGCGACGGCGCGATCACAAGGAACTTGCCGCCCATGTTCTTCTTGGATGAGAAGCGCTCGAAGTTCGGCTCGATACAGGGCGACGCGCCCACGATGTTGCTGATCGTTGCCGTCGGCGCGATAGCCATCGTGTTGCTGTTGCGCATCCCGCGGGCCATGATGCGCTGGCGCAGATGCGCCCATTCGGCCGGCATCGTCATCGAATGATCGCGGGCGGTATCGATCGGCAAGATGCCATGCGACCACTTCGAGCCTTCGAACGTGCTGTATGCACCGCGCTCGACAGCCAGATCACACGAAGCACTGATTGCCTCATACGACAGACGCTCCAGCAACTCGTCGTTCAACTGCAGGCACGCCTCCGACTCCCAATCAACGCCCTTCTGCGCCATCAGGTCGGACAGTCCCATAAGACCCAGACCGACCGGCCGGTGCCGCATGTTCGCCTTCTTCGCGCGATCGCTCGGATAGAAATTGATGTCGATCACGTTGTCGAGCATCCGCATGCCGATCTTGACGACAAGCTGGAACAGGTGCGGGTGGTCGAACGGGTTGACACGGCCGACGTTGACCGAACCGAGATTGCACACGAACGTCTCGTCTTCCGAGTTGTTCAAGACGATCTCGGTGCAGAGGTTCGAGTTGTGGACGACGCCGACATGCGACTGCGGATTCCGGCGGTTGCACTCGTCCTTCCACGTCATCCACGGGTTACCCGTCTCGAACAGTGCCGTCAGCATGTCGCGCCACAGCTTGATCGCTTCGACCTCGCCCACGTATGCGCCGGCCGCCTCGAGCTCTTCGTAGCGCGCCTTGAATGCGTCGCCGTGGAGCTCATGCAGCTCCGGGTGCTGCGACGGATCGAAGAAGCGCCACATGCCGCGGGCTTCGACTCGCTCCATGAACAGGTCGGGGATCCAGTTCGCCGGGAAAATGTCGTGGGCGCGCTCATGCTCATCGCCCGTGTTCTTGCGCAGCAGCAGGAACTTCGGCAGGTCCGGGTGCCACGTTTCCAGATACGGCGCGAAGCTACCCTTGCGCTTGCCGCCCTGATTCACGGCGACCGCAGTGTCGTTGTAGACCTTCAGATACGGGACGACGCCCGAGCTCTTACCATTCGTGCCCTTGATGTGCGAGCCGGCGCTGCGCACGGGTGTCCAGTCGGTGCCTATGCCGCCCGCATACTTCGACAGCAGCGCGCATTCCGTGATCGCGCCATAGATCGAGTTGAACTCATGCTCGCCTTCGTCGGCGACGATCGAGTCGCCCACCTTGTTGCCGTAGCAGGACGACATTTGCTGGTGCAGCGTGGCAGAGTTGAACAGCGTCGGCGTCGAGGACACAAAGTAGAACTGCGACAGCACGGTGTAGAACTCGATCGCGCGTTCGGTCGGGTCGTCTTCGCGCAGCGCGAGGCCCATCGCGACACGCATCCAGAAGTGCTGCGGCATTTCGAGAATGCGACCGTCCGGCGTCTCACGAATGAAGTAACGATCCGCAAGGGTCTGCAGGCCCAGATAGTCGAAGAGGTCATCGCGCTCAGCGCGGATTGCCGCGTCGAGCGCTTCGATGTCAAAGCGGCCGTCGATCAGTTGCGGGGTGAGCTTCTGAGCCTTTACCGCGGCTTGCAGGTAGTCGAACAGATACGGATAGTGGATCGAGTTGTGCGATTCCTTGAAGATTTGCTGCTTCAGCAGGCGGGCCGCGACGAAGGTGTAGTCCGGGGTGTCCATGCTGATGAGGCCAGCCGCGGCGAGGATCGTCGCGCGGTGGATTTCGGCAGTCGAGATACCATCGAAGAACATCTGGCCGATGCTGGTTTCCAGCTCCGACTGCGAGACGTTCAGGCCGGCGCAGGCCCAAGCAGTTGCTTTCTGGATCTTTTCGATCTGAAGGGGCTCACGGGAGCCATCGCGCTTTACGACTTCTTGCATGCTGTATCTGTTTGGTGGTGAAGGAAGGTCCTGATGATAAGTAACTACCAACTTATCATCCAGAGCAAAAAAATGAGCGCCCTGCTCGACGCCCATTTTGAAGTATAGTCAGGCTAGACCAACACTCGACCACTTCCCGCAAAATAGTGGCGATCGCTGACAATGGGAATGGAACAACCATGGCGATGCAATTATTCATCGACACCAATATCTATCTGAGCTTCTACCAGCACTCCAAAGATGACGTTCGTGATCTTGACGAGCTGCTCGAAGAGGTGTTCTACGACAGAATTATTCTGCACATCCCGGAACAAGTTGACGACGAATTGGAACGCAATCGCGAGGCTCGCCTCAGCGCAGCAGCCAAGGAGTTCCAGAAGAATTTCTTTTCGAGCGAGATTCCGCGTCACATGCAGGGTCTAGCGATGGCTAAGTCATACATCGATGCCACAAATGAAGCGAAGCGAGCGCGCGACCATTTGATTGCAGAGTCACTAGCAAAGGCTCGCTCGTTCCAGCTTGACGTCGACAGGAAGCTCGAGCTGATTTTTGACGCTGCGAAATATCACAATCATGATCCGGCCATCCTCGCAAAAGGACGATTGCGCGCGGAGTTGGGCAACCCACCGGGCAAGCCCGGAAGCGTCGGAGATCAATACAATTGGGAAATGCTTCTCAGCAGATTGCCCGATGAGGACCTCTACGTCGTCACAAAAGATGGCGATTTCGTGTCTGCGCTCGATGGAAAAGACGAACGCGGCATGCCCTATCCAAATCCGTTCTTGAAGCGAGAATGGGCACATTTTAAGGGCAAATCGAACCTTTATACATTCGACAGCATCAAGGCGTTACTGAAGCACTACAAGAAAACACTGGCGAATCAGGCTGCGCAGCAAGCACCGGCCGAGCAGCCTGCGGAAGAGCTCGCACAACCTGAGAATCGAGAAGCAAACCAACCCGTTCAAGTCGAAGTAGACCAGCCTGCGGAGCAGGCAAGGAATGACTACATTCAGCCGGAGTTGGTGGCGCTTAGTCCAGAGCAACAGGCCGCAAAGATTGCAGCGATTGCGGCGCTTCAAGCAAGCGGTTCGTTTGCCACAACACATTCACTGATTCCAACACTCAATAAATTTAGGGATAGCTTCACCGCTGATGAAGTGACCAAGCTGTTTCGAGCAGCTATCGATAACAGTCAGGTCGGCTGGATTATTTCAGACAACGATGTAAACGAGTTTTACATGTTCCTGTTCTCGCGATATGTATCGCAGGTCGATCCTGATCTCATGGATGAAGCGATCGACCTGCTCGGGCTATCACCAGACCCCAAAGACGACGACCCATACGCCGACGGTCACGACCTGCTCTAAGCGGCGAGTAACGAGCGACGCATCGCGATCATCTGTTCGAAGTCCCGCGTCTCGATGCCCGCATGAATCGCGGCAACCGCGTCCGCCAGGTGCTCGTTGCTCTTCGTGAGCACGGGCTTACCGCGCAGCGTGCGGGTCTTCCAGGGTGCAGTCGGATACTTCGTGACCGCCCACTCGATCATTTCCTCCTTCGCGGCTTGCCGGTGCCCCACTGCAGCCATTTTCACGTCCATCGGGAAGACCTCGATGATCGGGATCGGACAGCTCGCGAGCACGCCGATGACGAAGCCGGCGTTGAAGATCGCGTTGTTGTATTTGGCGGCGCTGCCAAGCGGGATTTCAGAAAACGCGACGTGCGCGCGCCCTTGCAGTGCTTTGAGCATGCCCTCACGCACCTCATACGCCCGCCGCAGGTCGTCCGACACCTTCTTGACCTGCTTGGTCTGGTCGGGTTCCGTCTCGATCAGGATCAGGTCGATGACCTTCAGCTCCATGCTGTCGACGTCAAGGTCCGCAAGGGCGACCCCGAAGTTGCTCATTGACGGGTCCAGTCCCGCCACCTTGATGATGCTGCTCATGGTGATTCCTTCTGAGTGAGTTACCAGCTTGCGAACGCAGGGTCGGCCATCTGAGCACTGCGCTCAGCCGCCTTCGCGGCAACGACCGCTGCGTCCATGTTTTCGATTGCCTCGCCGATGCTGCCGCCCGCGCATGAGTCGGCGAACGCCCTGAAGCCATTCAGGCTGTCGCACGCTTCGTTGATCGGCATTTCCATAAACGACCAGTCGACCGGCACACGTGACTTGAACACCCCAATCACGTCGCCACGCTTTCCCGCGTAGGCCGACGAGAACGAGAACGCCTCGTCGCCAATGAATGCCTTCTTCTTGTATTGCCCCTGACGCGTCTTGATCGTCAGCGTCGCCGGCCCGGATAGCTTGAAGCCGTCTGCGGGTTGGAATACCCGTCGAGCCTCGTCACAAAACATCGCGGCCAATTTCACTGCCTGTGCTTGCTTGTCTTCCATCTGTTGCTTCTCCTTAGCTGCAAGCTCTACACCATCGTGTCTAGTGGCTTTCAGCTTCTCCATCGCCGCAACAATCCCGTCGAGCGTCGGAGCCTTCGTTGAATGGGTGGGCGCAGTCGGCGCCGTCGCGCCGAACGGGATCACGCGTGACACAGCGCCCCCGATACCGTCGATACGCCTCCGCTTTTCGTGACGGTCGCAGTCTGGTCACACCAATCCGACAGTGATTCGTGACTGATGATGAGGACCGTGCCCTTCTCCCGCGCCTTCTGCTCCAGCACGGTCATGAGGCGTTCGAGGCCCGAGTTGTCGAGCGCGTCGTCGATTTCGTCACCAACCCACAGGGAAATGGGCTTGGCAGCGCGGGATGCCACGAGGTCTTGCAGCGCGAGCATGGTCGCGAGTCGAACCTTGCGCTTCTCACCGCCCGACAGCCCGCCGAAGTTGTCCGCTCCCTCTGCGTTCTCCACGTCGATGTGGAACTTCTCGCGGGCCTCGCCCTTCGTCGTGCTCGCGAGCGTCGACCAGACCGCGCTGATGTTCCCGTCCGACAGAGCCGACAGGTAATCGGACGTGCGGTCGTTCAGGAACGGCGTCACCGTATCGAGGATCTGAGCGCGCACGCCCGCCGGCCCGAACACCTTCACGACGCTCTCCGCGACCTCGGCCGCCTGCAGAAGCGGTGCCTGCGCCGCCTTGACGTCTGCCACCTGTTTCTCGAGCGCTTCGATCTGCTGCTTGCCCATGTCGACGGCCGACTGGTGGGGATTGACCGCCGTCAGCGCAGCCGCAGCTTGGGTCGAGCAACGGTCGTGCTCGGTCTTCTGTTGCTGCAGGACACTCTTCAGGTGCTGCGCCGAGCCGATGTGCGAATTGAGGTCCGCGACGCGCGCCGACACCGCGGACACGTCCGGGATCGTCGCTGCGAAGTCCGTCACCGCCTTGCTGGCCGCCGTGACCTTTGCTTCCAGCGCATCGACCTCAGCGCGCTTTGCCTGGTATTCCGTCGCGACCTCGGCTGCCTTCGTCTTCTGATGCGTGATGAAGGTGTCCAGCTCGTCCGGCGTGTGAGGCTTGCCGCACTCGCCGCACGGTTTCGACATCGCTTCCGGCGCGTTCTTGATCGCATCGGTCAACGTGACAACCTTGGTCCGCATCGCACCCAACTCTGCCTGCGCCACTCGCAGCTCGGATCGCGCGTTGTTCTCGTCGCGGATCAGCGCGTCACGCTGCTGAAGGAGCTTGTTGTGGTCGGCCAGCTGCGCTTGGAGCGAATCACGCTCCGCTATCAGCTCCGGCTCCTTCATGTTCTGATAGGTCGTAAAGTTCTTGCGCATCGCATCTGCGATCGCATCCTGACGCTCGACCCACCCCTTCTGCACGTCCGGCCGCGCGGCCTCGAACTGAGCGTGCTGCTGTTCCGCCTGCTGAAGCGACACCTTCCAGTTGATGATGTGGGCTTCGGCGTTCTCGATCTGCTTCTTCGACGACTCGACAGCCGCCACCGCGGCATCCCGCTTCTTGCCCGCAATCTCGTAGGCTTTCTCGAGACGCTCGATGCCGGCCGCCTTCTCGATCAGCATCTTGAGCGGTTTGTCGGTCATCTTCGGCAAATCAGGCATATCCTCCTGCCCGGCATAGATCGCCGCCTTGAACACCTCGTAGGTGCAGCCGACGATTTCGTTGATCTGAGCCTGGATCTCCTTCTCGGTGCCCTTCTCGATCCGCTCGCCTGCGCCGCTGTTGAAGTAGTGATCGGCCGGGTTCCAGACCGTGATGGTCGTCCCGTTCTTGAACTGCTTATCCTTGCGGTGGCGACGGATCTCGTAGATGGACTCGCCATCCTGCACGGTCACCGCGGCGTAGGTGTTCTTCTTAGCCTTCCGGTTGATGATCGAGTCCCCAGACTCGCCACGGGCCGTCGTCCCGAAGAGCGCCCAGCACAACGCGTCAGCGATCGAGGACTTGCCCGAACCGTTCGATTTCGCCGACGAGTCGTCCTTGTTCTCGCCCATGATCGCGATCAGACCGCGGTCCTTGAGCGGCATGTCACCTGTGTCGCCCAGCGTCAGGAAGTTGACCGCACGCAGTTTCAGAAAATCCATTTAGAGAGCCTCCGCCAGAACCTTGATTGCTTCCTGAGCCACCAGATCGGCGTGCTCGAAGCTGCCGCCCTTGATGTAGCTCGTCACCGACACCTCGACCGACGCGCCCGCTTTCACGGTGCTTGCCGTAGCGCGAGTCGTGCTGGCCGACTTCACCACGTTGACCTGCACGCCCAGCGCGCCCGCTTTCATGAGCGCATCACGGATCGCCGACACCTCGGACGGCTTCGCGTCGACGACCTTCACGCGGACGTAATTGCCGTCACACCGCAGCTGCACTTCGACAGGGTCCATGCCCGCTTCGATGTCGACGAACTCCGGTGCATTGGTGCTGTGCCACTTCACCTCGTTTTCGGTCACGACGAGGAAGCCGGCCTTCGAGCCGACATCGCCCCACGTCTGGTGTGTCAGCGCGCCGATCGACCAGACCTTGCCCGGCACGATTTCCTTGTGGTTGTGATAGTGGCCGGAGAACACGCGCTTGAATCCCAGATCCGCGAGCCATTCGCCCGTCAGCCCGTGATCCGGCAGCCCGGCGATGACGCCGTCGATCGGCGCGTGGATGATGAGGTCGAAGTTCGACGGGTCACCGTGGCCGGCAATCAGCAGGTTGTCACGCTGCGTCAACAGTGCCGCCTTCAGGTCTTCGACCCGCTCGATCCAGGGCACCATGAGGACGTTGTGCTCGTGATAGACCTGCGCCTCATGGTCAACCTCGACCCAATCGCTTCGCATCGCCTCGACCGCGTTCCCGACGCGGTTCGAATGGCGGTGCTCGAGGTCGTGGTTACCGGGCAGCAGGCGGAACTTCACGCCGTATTGCTCGCGAATCGCTTGATAGCGATCACGCGTCGGGTTCAGCACGCTCGGCTCGATCGAGCCGCGAACGTGGAACAGATCGCCCCCGTGGTAGACCGTGTCACCGCCCGCAGCGGCCACTTCACGGGCGCAGCGCTCGGTGTCGTCCAGGATCATCTTCAGGCGGTTGTTCACCAGATCCCCGTCGACGTGCGAGAAGGCGTTCCAGTTGTGGTTGTGTGTATCGCTGATGACGCCGTATGGCTTCATTTTTACCTCGTTGATTGCGCCCATGCGGGCATTCTGAATTTCGATACGCGGATACAAAACCGGGGCGCTCGGCCCCGGTTCTCAGTCGTGCTGGCTTATGCCGGCTGGGCTTGCGGTATCGAGCCCGGATTCACCGTCGAAATGCGCGTATCCGCACCGGTAATCGGGTTCTGGCCGGTCACGGTCAGGCCGGATTCACCCTGCACGTCGTTGAATTCCGGAATGCCCTTTCGGAACGATTCCTTGATGTCCGTCTCGATACCGATCACAACGAACAGCGCACTCAACTGCATCGTCAAGACGATCCCGACGAGCGAGGCGACAACGAAGTGACCGTGGTAGGCGAGCGTCAGGAACAGCACCGCATCGAGCATTCGATACAGGACCGACAGATATCTGCGGAAGCCCGGCGCGGGAACTTCGATCGCCTTGACGCCACCGCGGGCGAACATGCGGACGATCGACAGAACCGCGACGCAGCCGCAGAGATACGCGGCGAAGCTCTCGGCGCCTGCCTGATGTGCCCCGATCAGCGGAGCAAACGGAAACGCGAGCAGCATCACGATGCAGAAGAGAAAGGAGAGAAACGAAGTTGCCTTCATGGTGTTCCTGGAGTATTGGTAGGTTGAATACGGGTGCTGCGAATTTATTATAGTCACTACTGACTTATGTTTGGGTATAAAAAATATGCTTCCCGATGACAGCTGAGCGCTTGACCCCCTTCCTCCAAGCTGGGCGCACATAGTTCGCGTGGTAAAAGGTGGCGCCATGCGTGACGTCGATCTTGTGACCGTGCAGGGTCTGCCACGCAACCTTCTTCGCTACTTCCCAAGCCTCCTCATCCTTCGGAGCAGCCGACCTGACCAGCGTATAGCTATCGCCCTTGCGACGAACACGGCGCGTGGTCCAGCTGAACTGGTGCGGCTTCGTGACGACCTCACATACCTTGCTCTTGTCGCCATCCGCGCGGTTCATTGTGACCGCAGCAACGGCGTATTGGCCCAGGATGGGTTCAGAGCGGCTCTCGTAATACACATTGAGTGCCAGGCACAAAAGTGCGGACGCTAAAACCATTCGCGTTCCCTTGTGTTGATTGACAATGGTGAATTGTATCAAATAGATCACTGGCGACTTATCTACCGTCGCCCGCGAATCCGCATTAGGTCGATCGTTGCCTCCGCCGGCGCGAGTGATTGGACGAACTGAGAGCGCGGCAAATACCACTGCCGCGCACCGACCTTGCCTTGTCGCCCTACGTGGTTGCTGTAGTTGAGAACGACAGCGCCCGCGTCTTTGTCGGTCATGCGCTCGATGGTGGTCAGATATCGATCCCCGTTCGTGACGAGGACACCGACGTGCGTGCAGCCTTTCGACTTGATGACACGAATCGTCTCGGTGTCGATCGCCCACGCGTCGAGCTCGAGGAAGACCTCGTCGGGCTTACGGAATGCCCAATAGATCGTCATCCCGTTCGGATACTTGCGGATCTCGCCGAAGAGCGCCCTGCCCTTTTTCACCTTGGCAGCCTGATACGTGCCGCAGGGCGACGGCGCGTAGTCTTTGACCTTCGTTTCACCCGCCATACAGCGCTCGGCGCGTTTCGTCATTCTCGCCAGCGCTCTGGAGCCCTCGCTTCAGAGCCTCGACTGCCGTGGTGAACAGCTTCTGCCTCCAGCCGCGACCACCGTAAGCGACAGGGCCGAGCGCACTGCGACGCGGCAGGCCCATCCCGAGAATATAGTTGCGACGCTTTTCGGACACGGTGACATAGCCGGCACGGCCAGGCGCGACAAGAATGATCGCGTCCTCAGTGCCGTAAGGCTCAGCAGTCCAGCCTTCGGGAAGGGCGATCGGAATATTCGGTTTCATCAGCGATTCGTCTCAGGTAAATGACGGTGGTGAGCTTATTGTCGTGGGCGATGTGCGGCCCGTAGCGCTTCTGCATGTTCGCGATCAGACGCGCGGGTGCGCTCTCCACGTCGGGGTTGTCGATCTGGTTGTGGTTGAATACCGCGTGCGTTTCGGCGAGCTCGCGCAGCTTGCCCGTGAAGACGGCGCCGACTATGGCGCTTCCGAAGATCAGCATCTTCCTTTTGTCCATCAGGTAGACGGTGTCGCCGTCCTTCACGCGCGTCGCCCACACCTTGCCGATGCGGAAGGTGTTGAACGGCAAAACGCCGTCGAGCCCTTCGGCCGGCGGCGCAAATTCGATTACGTGGTGGTTCATAGCGCCTCACTCATTCAGGTTCGAGATACCTTGAATGTAGTGAGGCGCTCCGCGCTTTACGCTGCTGCCGGTGCAGGAACCGCCGGTGCTGCGGCCGGCGCCGGGTAGTGGCTCGGATACAGCATGTGCAGCAGAACCGGCTTCAGGCCGCCCGTATCGATAATTTCGGCGAGCTGCTTCGGCGGGTAGCTATTGCCGTTGACCCATTCGACACGACCGGTGGTGAGCTTCTTGAGCTTTCCGACCGCGATTGCGTGCTCGATCAGGGAGAGCGTCAGATTCACCGTCGTCATGCCGTCATCCTCGAACTGCAGGCGAAGATCGACCTCCTGACGCGGACGCGCCAGCTTGTTCTTCTTGGTTTCGATGCCCATCAGCTGTCCGACGATCTCGTTCTTGCCGCCCACCTTTTGATAGATGAACTTCTTCCCGAGCGCGAGGCGGTGGGTCGCGTAGAACTCGAACGCCGAACCACCCGGCGTGCGCGTCGGGTCGCCATACACCACACCCGGCGTCGTGCGGATTTGGTTCAGGTAGATGATCGTGATGTTCATCTTCGCCGCCTGCTGGTTGATCGCCTTCAGCGTCGTGGACGACACGCGGGCGAGCGCAGTCGTGTCGTTCATGTTGTAGTCCGTGATGCCCTTCTCGAACACGGACTGCGGGATCATCGCGGCGACCGAATCGAACACAACCACGATCGGCGCGAGCGGGTCGAGCTTCTTGCTCTTGCGGATCGCTTCAGCAGCTTGCAACGCCATCGTATTCGACGCTTCCCACGTATCCGGACGCTTGTAGATGAAGAACGGGAACTGATCGTTCAGGCCGCTGCGCACCGCAAACGGAACCTGGAACGTGAGCTCGTGATCCATGAACAGCGCGACGCCGCCCATTTCCTGCGAGCGGCGCATGATCTGCGTGGCGAGCCAGGTCTTGCCCGAGCTCGACGGCCCGAAAATTTCGATGATGCGACCCATCGGAATACCGCCGTCCTTCGGATTACCCGAGAGGATCTCGTTCAGCGGCTCATAGCCGGTGTCGATGTAGCCGGGAACCTCCAGCTCTTCGTCGTTCTCGCCAACCGCGCCCAGAATTGCCTTCGCCAGATCGTCTGCCAAACTCATGTCTTACTCCTTGCTGTCGTCTTTAACACGCCACACTCCGGTGCGGCCTTCTTCGTCTTTTCGGATTGACACCCTGATACCGAGGCGATGTGCTGCTACGCGGATCGCGCTGCTCGCCCTCTCGAAGTCAACGTCGTCGGGTATCAGGAACGAATGCCCCACGTCGAGCTGCTTCAGGTAGTTCGACCACACCACCTTTCGCTGCGGCATCGGAACATCCTTTCGAATCACAATCTCTTCCACTGTCGAAACCCCTTTACGCCGCCCGCTGCTGTCGTGCCGCCCAGCGTTCGCGGAACGGTTCGATGAAATGCCCGTATTCACGTCGAATCGACGCGAACACCAACCTGTCGCACAGGGCTTGGAACGCTTCTTCATTCAGCGCGCCCTGCGTGATCGTTGTCTTCGTCGGATCGGGATGCGGCTGCTCAAGGAGGTTCATGAGACGCATATTCCGAATCCAGTTCGCCCGAGCTTGGCCGGGCCAGGCGTCCGCATGCTTCTTCTGCGCCCGGTTCAGTGCCTTCTCGTCCCATTCCGGATCGACCTGAAACTGCGCGTCCCACTCTTCCTTCGTGTAAGGGCAAGTGCCCTGCCAGAGCCGCTTGTGAGACTTCAGGCGCGGAACGAACTCGCCCTCATCGCACTGGCGCCAGAATTCGGCCATCGATCGGAACTGAGCCATGAACTCCGGTGCGCCCTTCTCACCGATGCCACCCGCCGGCGTGATGCTGTCGGACGTATCCCCGATCAGCGCCTTCCCTTCGAGGTATTCGCGCGGGCTGAAGAACCCTGTTTTCTCGAAGAAGTCCAGGTGCGTCACGCGCTTCCCATCATTGCGTGGATCGAACCATGCGCAGCGCTCGTTCACCAGCTGAAGCCAGTCCGAGTCACCCGTGATGAGCTGGACATGCCCACGCGCGGTGAGGCGCGGCACGAAGTAGCCGGCCAGGTCGTCGGCCTCGAGCGCAGAATTCGTCATTTGGGGGATCGCCAGATACTCCAGCGACTTCTTGATGAACGGGACTTGCGCGTCATAGGCCGCGCGGTCTGCTGCTTTCTCGGGGTCGGCAAGGGCGTCCTTGCGCTTGCCCTTGTAGTCGGGATAGATCGCGTATCGATGGTCGGCGCGACCGTCCCACAGAACCAGCAAGTTCCAGCCGCGGTATTCACGCCCCACTGCCGACATCGTGCGCAGGAAGTTGTAAATCGCCTGGGTCTGGAACCGCCCGATTGTCAGCTTGGTCGCTGCATGCGCAGCACGACCGATCGAGTTGGCGTCGATAAGAACAGTGTTCGCCACTTCTCACCCCTGAATGAAAAAGCGGCGGGCTTGTGACCCGCCGCAAGTTTCGACCTACCTACCGCTTACTGCAGACCGGCGAGAAGTGCGTCCAGCTCAGCGTCGCCCGTCGAGGCGCCCGCAACAGCCGGTGCTGCCGGTTGAGCAACCGCTGCAGCCGGCTGGACGACTGCCGGCTGGACCACCGCTGCTGCGACTGCGGGCTGCGCAACGGCTGCGACAGCCGGTTGAGCGGCCGCAGCGCCCACACCGCCGATCAGTTGCGTCTCGTCGACCTCCCACGCAGCCGGTGCCGGCTGTGCCGCATACGGGTTCGCCGCGATGGCGGCCGGCGAGTAGCCCAGCGCCGCACCCGTCGGGGCCGGCAGACCAGCGATCGCACGAACCTGCGTCAGTGCGCGCTGTGCGGCCGCTTCGCTTTCCTGCTTCACGAAGTCGTCCAGGTTGTTCAGCTTCGTCAGCGCGTCTGCCGGAACCGGCTTCGAACCGCCCGCAACCTGCACACCGTAGCGGGTGTCCTTACCGGCGCCCGACTTCTCGATGATGATGTCGCAGCCCGTGTTCGGATCCAGCAGGTTCGGCCACTCGTCGAACAGGCTGATGATGCCGCCCACGCCCTTGTTGCCGTTGAACACGGTCGGCGGGATTTCGAGGATCTGCGGCACGCCGGCGTTCGTGCCGTCGAGTTCGAGGACGTTCAGCAGCACGCGGCCGCTTGCCTTCGATTCTTCGATGCGCTTCTTCGTCACGTCGTCCGTCGTCGACGCCATCGCGGTCGCGACTGCATCGCACACCTCGCACGGGCGACCGAACGTGCGATCCGTGCAGATGTAAACCGCCTTCACCTGGCCCGCAGCATCCTTGATGAAGTGCTGACCGAAGTCGTGATAGAAGAGCGGATCACCGTTCCCGCGCCAACCGGGCAGGATGCGGTAACGGTTGCGACCGGCCTTCGGCTTGATGGTCTTTTGACCACCCGTCTCGGCCTTACGCTTTTGGAGGAGTTCCATCAGTGCTGCGGTGCTCATGCAAGTTTCCTTGAACAGTTTCAGTGACAGTTAAGTCGGAAGTTACGAACAGTTTGATTGACGGGCGGAGTTTTAATCTGCCCATCTCACATCACAATTATAGTCAGTTGTGACTTACTTTAGAGGTTAAAACGAAGACATCCATTAGGATGCTTGCTGCATCCGAGCCTGCTCTGCGGCGAGCGCGCGGTCGCGAGCGCTGGTCGTCGCGTTGTCGGCTTCACGCGCCTGCATGATCCGCAGCTGGCCCTCGCGCTCGCGCCGGCGATCCACCGATACCTGCACGATCATGTCCTTGCGCTGCATGTAGGCTTCTCGGGCATCGTTCGCTATGTCGTAGAGCGCGCGGGCCTCGATCACCTTGGTTTGGGCCGCAATCATGCGCGGATCGGACTTCACCGCGTTCTCGACCATCTTCTCGGTCGCCTTCTGGCCGTCCAGAACGAACTTCTTGCGCCACGCGGAATCGAGCGTCGACTCCATCACGTCGGCTGCCAACTTGCACTTCTCCCACTGGCGCCTCGCCAACGCTGCCTGCTGCGCGTAATGCACGAACATCGGCGCCTGACTGGTGACGGCATCGTCCAGGTCGTTAGGGTTGACCTGAAGGTCCTTCTTGAGCTGACCCGCGTCGACGAACACGCGCAGTCCATGTTCGTTCGGTTGGTCTGCCGGCACGGGCGCAGCCGGAGCCAGTTGTTCGACAGCACCTTCGACGGCCGGCTTGTCGATATTGCCCACCATCTGCGCCATCTGATTGACGGTCATTGCGGCGGTCTGAGTCATGATCGTTCCTTCTGTTACGAGATAAGTTCGGCGGTTTTCGCCGCCACGGTTTGCAATACGGAATACTTGCCCGGATCGTGATAGATCTGCGCCGGGTTGATGCCGAACACGATCGACGCATCGCGCTTCGGGTCATACACGACCTTCCCTGCGAGCTCGGCGGTTGCCCCCTTCACGCTCGGCGCGAAGAATCGCGCTGAATTGCTCCCGAGCGTCACGATAACGGGCGGTTTCAGGATGTCGAGCTCACGCTGCAGGAATTCACTGCAGGCATTGATCTGCTCGTTCTTGAGCGTCTTGTGGTCCTTCGGCTTGCCGCTCTTCACCAGCGCCGTGAAGTAGCCGTCCTGCGGCGACAGCCCTGCCTCCTTCAGTGCGTTGATGAGCATCGCCGCGTTGTCGCCCTCGAGCAACTTGCCCGCCTTTTCCTCCTGCCAGTTCGGGTTGTCGGCGACCACCATGAACTTCGGCGTCTTACCCACGCGCGGCATCGGGTGGCAACCGCCCGACAGCGAGCATTTATCGCAGCTGCGTGTTTCCTCAGCGAGCCGCACGATTTGCAGCAGGGCGAGCTTCTCGGCGTTCAGCGCGCGGTCAGCTTTCACAGTTTCGACCGCAAAACCCGGCAAGAGCTCAATTCGGTCTTTCTGCCGGTCAGGGTGCATAGCCGTTACGCGATCGCCTTCGCACTCAGCGAACGCACCGATGCGCGCGAGCTTCTCCTTCACCGCGGAGTTGATGTGCCGGCCGGTATAGCCGGCAGACTTCAGCGCCGCATCAAAGTCGGTGCGGTTCTCGAACGGCCGCCCCCACTTCGCGCGCGCGTCGACGACATAGCCTGCTGCATTCTCCGACATGCCCTTGAGCGCCTGAAACGGCGCATACAGCTTGTCTTCTCCGACGATCTCGACACGCGCGCTCGAATGATTGATATCCGGCGGCAGGACGTGAATGTTCATCCGGCGGGCCTCGGTCACCAGCAACTCGCGCTTTTCTTCCTTGTCGAGCTCCGTCAGCGACGCGGCGAAGAACTCCGCCGGGAAGTAGACCTTGAGCCACATCGTCCAGAACGAGATCACCGCATACTCTACGGAGTGCGATTTGTTGAAGGCATAGCCGGCGAAGACCTCGATTTTGTCCCAGAGCATTCCTGCGGCGCGCTCGTCCATGCCGGACACGGAGACGCAGCCCGACACGAATTTCTCGCGCATTTCGGCCATCTTCTCCTTGTCCTTCTTGCCCATTGCTTTCCGCAGGTGGTCTGCTTGGGCAAGCGTGAAGCCGGCAACGTCGCGGGCGACCTGCATCACCTGTTCCTGATACACGATCACGCCGAACGTGTCCTTCAGCGCGGGCGCCATGTTCGGATGCTCGTAATACGGATGCTTCTTCCCCTGCTTGATGGCGATATAGTCGTCGCACAGGCCGGCATCGAGCGGACCCGGACGATACAGCGCGACTGCTGCGACCAAGTCATCGAACGTGACGTCGCCGGCGAGTGCCATTTCGCGCAGAATGCGACGCATACCGGGCGATTCGAACTGGAACACGCCAGTCGTGTCGCCCTGCCCGAACGCCTTCATAACCTTGGCGTCGTCGAGCGACAGCTTCAGCAGGTCAATGGCCTTGCCGTGACGCTCCTTGATGTAGTCGGACGCGAGCTTCAGGACGTCGAGGTTCGTCAAACCCAAGATGTCCATTTTGATCAACCCCCAATCCTCGACCGATCGCTTGTCCCAATTGCACACCGGGCCGCCCGTGCGGGTTTCGACGACCGCGCGGTTCACGATCGGCTCACCGGCCACAACGACGCCCGCTGCGTGCTGACCGAGGCCGCGCGCTGCGCCCTCAAGGTTCACAGCGTGCTTCCAGACCTCGGGGAACTTGTTTCGGAATTTGTCGATCTCGGGGACCACCGCGGCCGACTCTTCGAGCGACGCGGACACTCCATGCGTGCTTTCCATCTGCTTCGAGCAGGCATAGTCGAACGGCGACAGGTCATGGACACGCCCGCAATCACGAAGCGACGATGCTGCGCCCAGCGTGTTGTAGTTGGAAATGCCTGCGACGTTCTCTCGCCCGAAGTGCTCCACGATGTATTCAATGACCTCGTGACGGCGCTTCGACATGAAGTCCAGGTCGGCGTCGGGCAAATCGAGACGCTCCGGGTTGATAAAGCGCTCGAACAGCAGATCGAACCGAATAGGATCGACGTCGGTGATACCCATCAGATACGCGACGAGCGAGCCACCCACCGAACCGCGGCCTGGCCCGACGATGATGCCGGCCTGCTTCGCCCACTGGACGATATGCTGCGTCAGCAAGAAGTAGCCGGAAAAACCCAGCTTGCGCAAGGTATCGAGCTCATACGCGAGCCGTTGCTTGTATGCTGGCAGCTCGGACGCGTCGGGCTTGTGGCCCAGCACCGGCGCAGAGAATCGCTGCCGCCAGCCCACCGCGCATGCCTCCATCAGCGCCTTGAACTCGTCGTCGGCCATCTTGGGCAGACACGGATCCAGCTTCTTGAACTCGTAAGTGCAGGCATCGGCGAGCTCCTGGTTGCCCTTCATCGCGTGCATCACCGGAAGGTCCAGATCCCGCGCGGCAACGACGATATCCGTCATCGGCTTCATGCAGAAGTCACGGGCATGCGGCCGCATGACGCGGCGATCGCCCATCTTGACGTCCCGCGCCTCGATGATGACTCGCATAACATCGAGCGTGTCGGCGTGCTCTTCGTTCGGGTAGAGCGCGGGCCAAGACAGAATCGCGCTCATCCCGTGCTTGTTGATCATTTCCGTCGCGCGCTGGTTGATCGTGCGATACAGCGGCGTGTTGAGCGGCACGAGCTCCACGAACACCGGCATGCGGCGAAACAGGTCGACCAACACTTCCTCGTATTTCGGGTAATGGAACAGCCCGTAGAAGTCGCCAGTCGAAATGATGCAGTCCTCGAGCTCGTAGAGCTCGTGCAAGCCGATACGCGAGTGGTAGTAGAAGTATTCCGCGCTGTTGGCCTTCGACAGCAGCTTCATGAGGCTGCGCATGCCGTTGTCGTTCTTCACATAGGCTTTCACCATGAAGAACGGGTTGGGCTTTTCAGCCTCACCGCTCGACTTCGCGGGCTTGCGGTAGGTCGGATCCTCGTAGACGCGCAGCGTGCAGCCGATGATCGGCTTGACTCCCGCTTTCTGCGCCTTGCCGGCGAAGGTGACCATGTTGGAAACGGTCATGGTGTCGACCAGCGCGAGCGAGGCGTAGCCCAGCTCCTTTGCGCGATCCACCATCTTGTCGACCTGCAGGATCGACTGCCCCATCGAGAAGTCGGATCGCGCATTCAGAAAGTGCCGTTGCAGACTCGTTGATACACTCATATAAAGGGTTCCTGGTTAACAAACAGCAGTTTTCCCGACCGCGCCCGGCGCGCACACGATGCGGTCACCCGCCAGTCGCGCGATACCGAGCGCAGGGAAAAGCGCCACCACAATCGACACGCGCGAAAACGCGGTGCCCTCGGACCAACCATAAACGCGGACATACTCCGCGCGCAGCTTTGCTTTGGTGAACCCGCCGGCGAGCAGCATGTCGCCCGCGAGCCGCAGCCACGGTGCGCTCCCGTTGCCGAAGGGGTTCTCGCCGTTCGCGACCCGGTAGCGCGCCCGCGCGTCCAAGCCGCGCTTGAGCATCGGCTTCAACACCTTGGCGACGCGCACCGGGACAGAGGCGAGCAGAGCTTCTTCCCGTGCACCCATCGTGAGATTGACTTTGAGCGACGCCATCGCGGGCGCCGCGATCGTTGTCATCGGGTTCGATGCGGGTGTCGACTGAGCAGTTACGACTTTTGCCGTGCGTTCCAGGTATGCGAGGTTCGTCGTGACGTCCATCTTCTTCGCCAGGGACATGAGCATCCCGTGACAAGCGGACACGCAACCGCCCTTCTCACCGCATGCGGAACACGTCTTGGATTCAGCGACGAAAACCGACGGCAAACCGTAGCAGCTCGGCGAAGCCATTACAGCGCAACCCCATAGACGCGCTCGAGCTCGGCCCGGACGCGATCGCACTCCGACTTCTTCAGGCTCAGGAACCGAAAGATCATGCGCAGCGTGATGTCCTTCGGCGGCAGCACCATGCGCTCGCACGTCTCTTCGAAGAACGCCATGAATTCGGGCGTCTGGTGCAGCAGCAACGCCACAACGCGCTTCGCATTCGGGGTGAGCATCGCAATGTTTGCCAACCGCGACTGGCGACGCTCGAGCAGGCTCTCGGGCGTGTCTGCGTCTTCCTCTTCATCCTGGGACGAGAGGAACTCGTAGCTGTCGCCGCTACCGCCCTCGTCGAGCCCGTCGCCTGCCAGCGCCTCGGTGCTCACCAGACCGAGTCTCGTTCGCTCTTCGATCATGCGCTCGGCCCACTTGTTGAAGTTGTTCCAGCACGACTGACCGAAGTAGGCAGAGAATTTCCAGCCCTTGGTCGGATCAAAGGTGGAGATACAGCGCACGAGGCTTTCGGTCATCTGCTGATAGACGTCCTCGTAATCAACCGAGACACCTGCTTCCGCGAGTCGGCCGAACCCCTTCTTCGCGAACTTATGGAGAAGACCGATGTTGTCGGTGTAGTAGGCACTGCGGGCGGCCGTAGCCGCCCCCGTTTCTGCGTGGGCAAGCATGGCCGGTCCTTAGCTGGTGAAGATGCGCGATGCGACGCCGTCGACGACTTGACGATCAACGGGCGAAAGTTTGTTGATGAAGGCGAGCGTCAGGCCTGCGCGCCAGCTGCCCTTGCGCAGCCCGATATCGGCCGCATCGATCAGGCAGCGCGGCGAGATCGTGTTGCTGATTTCCTTCGACCGATACGAATCGCGCACCATGTTCGCGAACTGCACCAGTTTTTGTGCCTGGTCCGACTTGATCTTCGACCGGTTCACGAGGATCAATTGCTCGAGCTCAGGCTTCATGTAGGTCGCCTCAATGACCATGCCAAACCGGTCGAAGTTCGCAGCGTTCTGAATCTGCGTGCCCTGATACAGGCCCGTGTCGTCACCGGAGCCGTTCGTGTTGCCTGTCGCAACGAATCGGAAGTTCGGGTGTGGCTTCACGACGCGCCACTCCGGCGACGCATCTTTAATAATTAGTGACTTACCATATTCGAGAATAGGCTGATACACGGCGAGGACGGCCGGCAACCCGAAGTCGTATTCGTCGGCGAGATAGATCCAGCCATGACGCATCGCGAGCGGCAGCAGGCCGGGCTCGAAGACGGTTTCACCGTTACGCACGACCCACTGGCCGAGCACATGCGCTTCTTCGGTGCCGATCGAGTGCTGAATGCGAACGACGGGACGCCCGGTGCGTGCCGCGATCTGCTCGACGAGCGTCGTCTTGCCCGTCCCAGCGTGGCCCCAGACAAACAGGTTCTTTCCGAGTTCGATCGCCATCAAGGCGTTCTTGAGGTTGTCCACGTCGAAGATGAAGCCGCTGTCGACAGCGGGCACAAATTCGGGATTCGACGGGTTGGCAAAGACCGTCACGGGGATCGGCTGACCGCGTCCATTCTTGCCGGCCGGCGCGTCACCGAGCCCAAAGACTTCATGCAGAGCGCCTGTCGTCTCCCCGTTCGGATTGAGCGCGGTGACATTCGCCGGCATTGCGCTGCCGGCCATAGCGACCGCCGGCGCGGCGCTGCCCTGCTCTGCCAGGCGCTTTGCGATCGCAGACTTTGCGACCTCAGACAGAACCGGCGCATTCGGATACTGAGCCTGATATTGGTGAAGCGTCATGTCTTCATGCTTGTCCTTCAGGTGCAGCTCAACCGAATGGATCATCGCGCCGCAGATGGCGCACGCGATCTTGCCGTTGGACTCGTTCATTCGTTCCCCCGTGTTCAACACGAAAAATTCAAGAAATTAAGCGATTGGTGAATAATAGAGGTGCCCGCTTGGCTTTGTAAAGTCACTTTTTACTTATCCTTTCGGGCGTAAAAAAATCACTTCAAGAGGAGTCGGTGCAACTCCTTCATGACAGTGGTCGGCAGATCCTTGACGTCGTTCAGCACGACGTGCGAGCGGTAGAACGCCTCCACCGCATCCGAGACGATCCCCAAGCCGATGACGTCGACGCCGGATGCCTCGACCTTGCGAACGACCTCCTTCAGGTGCTCGTTCAGTGCGGCGCTCATCCCGTTGCACGCCGGCATGCCATCCGACAGCACCTTGAGGATCTTCCGCTCTGCGCGCTGCTGCATCAGGCGGCGGGCGGCGATCTGCACTGATTCACCGTCGACGTTCTCGGCCATCATGTCGTCGCAGTGCGCCAACTGCGCGAATCGGCGACGAATGTCGGGCGTCATGCGCTCGTTGAACCCCTTCACGATTGCGAGACGCAGGGCTGAGCGGCGCGTGTAGACGAAACCGCCCTCCTGCTCTTCGCGGACCAACTGCTCGAGCGCCTCGCGCGGATAATCCTTCGTCGTGAAGGCAAGCACTTCGTTCGGGATGCTCAGCTGATCCAGGACCGAAGACAGCGCATATGCCGAATACGCGGCGATCACCATCTTGCGATGCGACCACATCGACCCGGAGCAGTCCACGAGCAGCTCGACCGCGACGTCCTTCGTCTTATTGGTCTGCTTGCGTCGAAACACGTCCGAGCGTCCGACGCTGATCCGCGCGAGCGACGGTCCATGCAGCCGGCCCGTCTTGTGACCGCCAGTCCATACCGCGGCCGAACGCGCAGCAACTGCACGCTCGAGCGTCTTCTGGAGCGGCCCGATCATGTGATCGACTTCCTTCTGCATACGAGTCACGAGATCCTGGTTGAACCCCTCATCGACCTCCAGAAGCGACACGTCGTCATAGTCCCGCGAGAACAGGGAATACTGCGAACCCTTCGTGGCGGTGCGCGCATTCTTCGACAGCGCCTCTGCAGCTGCCTCGTCGAAGTCAGGCGCCGGCGACTCGTTCAACTCATCGAACAGCGACGTCGTCGACTCTTCGTTCTCTGCAGGGGCGCCACCAGCTGGCATCGTGCCCTGCTCGCCGGCATCGCCCTCGTCTTCGCCTTCTGCACCAGACGCGCCCGTCTCGCCAGAGCTATTCTCGGTTTGCTCCTGCTCTTCGCCGTCTTCGGACGGCTGATCGCCCTGAGCGGCATCGCCACCCAGCATGCCGTCGCCCTGCTCGTCGCTCGGGTCGTCCTGGTCTTCGTCGGCCGCCGAGTCGGCGCCCTCTCCCGCCTCTGCGCTTGCGTCAGTGTCGCCCTGTTCGCCATCACCTTCCGGCGCGGGCTCATCCCGAATATCCTCACCTTCGGGTGCGCCGCTCGACCCACTCTCGGACTCGGCCGTCGGCTCCAGGTCTTGCTCTTCCACCAGCCCTGCTTCTGGCAGCGGCTCTGCTTCTGACAGCGGCTCGCTACCGCCGCTGGGATCGCCCGCAGCCGCTTCATCCGGTTCGCTTTCGTCGCCCGACATGCCGGGCTCCGGCGGCTCGGGTGGCGCAGCGGGCGGCGGCGGCGCTTTGGGTTTCGGCGTCGGGGCCGACAGGCGCTTCTTCGCCTCCTCCGCAACCTTCAGGCTGTCCCACGAGCTGTTGATGCCCCTCAACAGCTTCCCGAAGTCCTTGCCGAGCTTGTCGACGACATCGCCGACTTGATCCCACTTGCCTGCCATGTAGTCGATGAACGCCGGCTGCCCTGCCAGGGCGCGGAACGCGGGGACCAGCAGGATGTTCTTCGCCTGCTCTGGCGCCTCGCGGAGCTGGCTATCGATGTATTCGCGCAAGAAGAAGCTATGCATCCGACTGAGGTGGCCGCCCGAGCCCGGAAAGCGCTCGCCCATCTTGCGCTCAACGTAGGTGTCCTCGACCAAGTTGTGCAGCCAGTGGATCCCCAGCTTCTCTGCCTTCACGACCGCCTTCTGGTCCGTAAAGAGGATGTGGCCGACTTCATGATCGAGAAAGCCCTGCGTCGCAGCGAGCAACTGATCGTCCGCGTCGTCAGGAATATAGGGAAGGTTCACGCGCTCGATCGCGTGCGTCTTGCGGCTGTATGCCACGTAAGCACGCGTCCCCTGTTGTGTAACCTTCACTGAACGCTGAGTTAACATCGGAACGATCTTGGTGATCGCTTCCCGCAGTATCAGAACGTTGTTGTTTACGCGCATCAGGCTTCCCTCAGACCCACAATTTGGGCTATCAACTCATCGAATTTCAATTATCAGCACGCACTTATGGCAAGTCAGCACATCATCTTGCGGATAACCATTTGTTGAGCTTTTCCGCGCCATTGCTGGCCACCGCGATTGTGGAGTCGCCAATCGACGAATCGATCAGGATCAGATGCCCGAAGTCCGGGTGCTCGCCGATCTCCGTTTGCGTGGAACCCGCGTCCATGCTTGCAATCAAACGCAAGTCGACCTTGAGGTCGATCATGGCCGAATACGGTGCACGGATGAGGGTGAGGTTCTCCAACATGAAGCGTTCCTTGAATGATTGAGTTCTTTGTATCGTCCGTATGTTGATAAGCGGTTACTTATATTATAGACCGATACAGTCAGGATCAGACAAGTTTTGTGACGCTCCAGTTACATGGGAAGCCAGGGCACCGAAACGACTGCCGATAGTTCCTTCGTTGGGCGCTACTAGACCCACTATAATAAAGTCATCTGTAACTAATTTCTTCGGTGCTAGAATCACCGAACATTCAAGAATTTTTGGGGAGGCTCATCAATGGCAACCAAACAAATTTCAGTAGCCGACTACATTTCTGGCGTGATCGGACTGTCGGGCAAACCGCAGCGACAGATCGCGGCGGAGATCGGTTACGAAAACCCGAACATGATTACGATGCTCAAGCAGGGCCGCACGCAGGTTCCGCTCAACAAGGTCAAGCTGCTTGCAAAGTCGTTGGGCATCGATCCCGTCCACCTGCTCCGCATGGTGATGATTGAAAAGACTCCGGAAGTTTGGGAGATCCTGGAAGACATCATCGGCAGGAATTCGACGATCACACGTTCGGAATTTGCCCTTGTTGAGTATGCTCGCTCGGAACTTGGCGTGATGAACCTTGATTTCGCTGACCAAGAACTTATCGATGATCTTGGCAAGGCGTTTCGCTCGTTCGCGGAACGCAACAAGGAGCGCCTTGATCTAGCGAGCAAAGAAGTGAAACGCGGACCTGTCCCGAAGAAGGCTCCGGGCTCGACACAGAAGACGACTTCGTAAGCCCCGCCGAGCCCCCGCCGAGCGCGGGGTTTCTTTTGCGCTGTGTCCTCGCCTTCGTCGATCGCCTAACGAAAACAAAAAAGCCCGCACAGTGGCGGGCTTTTTTCGATACGACGTAGCGGCTTAAACTATCAACGCGCAAACAGGATGATTGCCACAGCCGCGAACATGGCGAGCAATGAGACGGCACTGCCGAACTTCGCGACCTTACGCAGAAGCTCCTGGTTTGCCTGAAGCGTATGCGGATCGTCCAGACGATGTTGTTGCAGGAATTGCATACTCCCTCCTCAGTTCGCAGCGTAATGCACTGCGGCAGCCATCACTAATACTACCACGCACGCGACCACCGACGCGGTGAACGCCAGGTAGGTCCGCATCCAAGCCCACACCGAAGCTGCCGGCGGTGGCGTGTGGGATGTTGCGATCGAACCCAGGCCTGCGACGAGCGCGCCGACACCGGCCGGGATCAGAATCAGCAGACCGACCCAAAGCTCCCAGAATGCCAAGTGTCCGCTCGCAGCCCATTTAAAGATTTCAGCTTCTGCGCCAGCGGCCCAACCCAGCGCAACGAACCCCAACTGACCGTCGCGAAACGGCGCGAAGGTGTCGGTCGACGTTGTCGAGTGCACAATGGCGCGACCGAACTTGATGACCCAGAGAAGGATAAGTGGCGCAAAGGCACCGACAATTACATTCGATAGGAACCACCCTCCCCAATCGATCCAGAACACAAATCTCTCGCTCACATCACCTCGCTTAGAACTCGTTTGAAGTCGTCGGCTTCGGCGCGCGTATCGATCCACACCATGCGATCGTAGAGCGCCTGTAACTCAGCGAAGTTGCGACCAAGCGCTACCGACTTCACACTATCTTCTAGCGCGAACAACGGCGCTGCGACACCATTGTCGAGGTATTCCCAAAACACGTAGTCCAAGTGCAGGTGACGCGGTTGCGCACGCACGATCTCCTTGGCGAACTCGCTGTAGTTCCTGCGGAGCGCTTCTTTCCATCCGAGCAGGACGGAGTCTTCGATCGAGGTGTGAGTATCGAGCGCGAAAAGAACAGCGCTGCGGCGCGCGATGCTGAGCGGGGCGAGCATGACGCGCAGATCGCCGAGAGTGAAGTGCTTGTTGTTCATGTGCTTCTCCAAAAATTCCGCACATGATACGGGCGTGGTTTACCCGGTGTCGATCGCCTGCATGAAAAAGCCCGCAATTGCGGGCTTTGTTATGACAGGTAAGGCGGTGTTACGCGAATCGCTGCCCGTGCTGCTCGTCATGCTTGATGCGCTTCGGCCTGAGGTGCTTCGGCCACGACAGCGTCAAGAGCACGCGATTCAGGATGCTGAGGTGGGCAGCGAACTCCCACCCTCTCTTGCTCGCCACCCGGAATTGCGGAAGCGGACTGCGCCCGCGCGGGGCATGGCAGATCACCGAGAACACGCGCGATCGGTGCAGCAGCCACGCGGTTCGCCAGTCATGCTCGTGATGCTCGGTGAACGTGTCGGGGTCGTCGCGCATCAGGTCGGCGAGGGCTTTAACCGTCGGGTCGATCAACCCCAGCCGCACGAGCCACTGCTCGATCATCCTCATGAGACGCCCTCCGCTTGGGCGGTCGCTGGCGCGGCCGCGAGCGTTGTGGTCAGAATTCCAGCCAGCGCCGTGATGTTCAGCAGCGGGACTTCCTTGCCGGTTGCATCGAGCATGCGAACGCCACCCATGCCGTTGAAGTTGACCTGCGTGACCCACGGGAACGGCGACGCCGCGCGGATCTCGTTGAGCGTGATGGTTTTCATGTCGGGCCTTTACCGGATGCAGAGGATTTCGACGCCGCCGCGCGTCACGGTGTAGTTCTTGTTGCTCTTCCCTCGCCGAGCGATCGAAAGCCCGATCGGGATGATGACGCCGGACGACATCACCGTCGCGACCTGCATGTCGTCCGGCAAGTCCTTGATCGCCTCCTTCAGCTCAGCGACGGTGCTCAACAGCTTTCCGGTTAGTTGCGCGCTCATGCCGCCACCGCCGATGCGAACTGATGCTCGACGCGGGCCAGGTCGTCGGCTTCGGTCTTGTCGATCCGATAGCTCGCCTCGACCATGCGCGGGAGGAACAGCGAGTGCAACGCGTTGCTCTCGGACGGCTTCATGATCGAGTTCGCGCGCACCGCGAAGATGCGGCCGATGAAGTCGTTCGGGTTCGCGTCGATCGAGTCGCGCAGCGCCTCGTTCTTCACGGTCACGTCGACTTGAAGCTGACCGCAGGACGACGTGCAGGTCAGCGAACCGGCACGGCCCTCGTTCTTCGTGCCGGTGCGGCCGTCCACGATCGCGATGCACTTAAGGTCGACGTCCACCTCAAGCTTGAGCTTGATCTGCTCCTTGCTCGTGCCGTCCTTCCAGATCGCGTTGCCGTTCTTGATGATCGTGCCTTCCTTGCCTTGCGCCAGGAGCTCGCGGTAGTGGGCGAGCGCCTCCTCGAGCGAATGCACGATGCGAGTCGGAATATGCTGAATCATCGGGTCGATTCCCGGCAGCGCGCGTGCGCCGGCCGCCAGCCCGAGCAGCAGCGCCTTGATGCGTTCGCAGTAGCCGACTTCGTATTTGCCCTTCGGCGCGACGACGCTCAGCGGGATTTGATCCCATGCGAAGAACCGGGGCACTTCGTTGGCTTCGAACTCGCCGCCCGCGGAAATGCGGTTCAGGATGCCGTTGCTGATTTCGCGCGGGGCGATCGCGCCGTCGACGAGCACCAGCATTTCACCGTGCGTCTGCGTGCCGGCCGGGAACAAGGCGCGGACGTGGTCAACGAAACCACCGAATGCCTCGAGAGGGAACGGCGAGCCCTGGCGACTGGTGATGCGAACCACCCCGCCCGTCTCGTGGTCGACATTCATGAACATGCCGTCTGCCTTCTCCTGCGAGATAACGCCCTCGCCCCACGTCCACGCATCGAGCTTCGCGTCCTTCAGCAGCGCGCAACGCATGTAGGGGAATTCGGGAATCAGCCCCTTCCATGCCTTGTTGACCGTCGACTCGGAGAAGCCGGCGCGCAGATCCTTGCGAATGATCCGCTTGAACAGTTCGGCCGAGCTGGGCGTCAGGAACGTCATGAGGCGTTGCACCTCGTCGCGGGCCGCGTTGCCGGTGAGCTCGCGCTTCGCCATCTTGTCCAGGCAGTCCCAGACCGGCGCGTTCTCGAACGTGTTCGCACCGGGCGCCGCGTTCTCGATCGGGCCGGGAACCTGCGTCATGCCGTAGGTGGTCAGCGGGTCGAGCGCTGCGACGAGCACGCGCTTGAACGTGTCGAACGCGAGGAACTGCTTCACCATCGCCTGCTTGTCGTTCTTGCTGGAGGTGGCTGCGATGTTCTCGATCGCCGCGAAAGCTTGGTCGGAGTTCATGTGAGTCATTCGTGACTTATCCTTTTGTGTGATGTTCGGGTTCGATGTTGATGACCTCCACCGCCTCGTTGCGACGCATCGTGAAGACCTGGCCGGCCGGGAACGGCCGGCCATCCAGCAGCTTTCCGGGCTCGAGCGCGACGCTGTGCAGCTCCTGACGCTGGAATTCTTCAGCGAGCGACGGCCGGTGGCCCGACATGATGTTGCCGATGCGCAGCATGCGAGCGCGCGTATCGAGGTCGATGAATTGCTGGCCGATCGCAACCTGCTCGATCGGCTTGTAGATGGGTCGCTCATGCGTGGGCCTGTTGGTTTTGACGCTCGCGCTTCATGCGCTGGATCGCCTCGAACGGCGACTCGCCTGCTCGGATAACGAGCTTGGGAAGCGCCCCGTTCGTGGCGGCAGGGGTTTCGGCCGCCGCGATAGCGGCGGGTGTATGGGTCGGCGCAATCTGACCGTTAGTTGCGTTTACTGCTTCGGCAATCGGCTGCGAGCGTTGCGCCACCATCCGGTTGAGCACGGCCGCATGAATGTCGATGCCGATCGCCGGCTGAGTCAGGATGTCAGCGGGCTTCGATACGGGCGCCGGCACAGCGCTTCGCTGCGTGCGGGAGCGCTTTGTCGACAGCGGCGACACCCATGCCTGCTGCTGATGCGCGACGATCGCTTCGCCCTTCACTCGCTCAATGAAGTAGATCGCGCGCCCCTCCAGCTGCTCCTTCTGACGCATGTCGAGCGCAGTGCAGCGGCACTGGCGAATCTCGGTCAGGCAGTCGCCGTAGATCGCCTGAATCGACGCGTCATTCGCGTGATCCGCGATGTGCTGACACGCCGCATACGGCTTCTTCACCTTCAGGCTCAGACAGTCCGTGTAGAACGCATTGCGCTTGCCGTCAGCAGAGGTGGCCGGCGGCATGACTGCGGGCGCCGTTGCTTGTTCGGTCATTACCTTCTCCTACCAAGTGGCCCATTCGGGCGTCGATTCTTCGGTTCGCGGTGCGGGCACTTTCTTGCTGCCCTTGGTGTCATTTTCGGGAGCGCCCACTGGCGAGTCATCGGAAACCGCGCGGGAAGCCCCGCCGACGAGAAGCTGCCGGACTGCTTCGGCCTTGAATGGCCCGATGAGGCGCTTCAACGCGTCCATCAGCTCGCGCTCCGAACCAAACGACAATTCGGACGCATCCCACTCCTTGTAGCCGCGCCGCCGCTTCTCGTTGATCTTCTTGTCCTGCAGATCGCGCGACTTAGTCCACGAATACGGCCCACTCAGATCTACCTTCGCGCTCCACCCCTCTATCGAGTCGCCAGGATTGAATTTGCCGTATTGATTGACGACGGCGAACTTGTCATCGATCTCCACCTCGATGACCTGATATGCCTTCGTGCCGAGCTCGTGCTGGGAAAAGCTGCGCCGTAGCTTCATGACACCTCCGAAATTGCTGATACCTGAATTATAGTCATTGCTTACTTACTTGAATTCATAATACGACGACTCATTCGGAGCTGCATCGCTGACACCCCGTTCAGCAGCGTCGCCCCATAGAACGCGCGCCGCACCACCTCGGCAGGCACCTCGTTCGGATCTTTCTCGGGCGGAAGCATTGCGATACGCACGCGAAACCCGTGCTGGCGCAGCATCAATCCGGCCTCGACCGCGTCGTCGGTCGCCTGAACTTCCCCATCCCACATGAAGGTCACCTCCTCGACGCCGCGCTCCCTGAGCAACATGAACTTCGCGAGCTGACTGTTATCGCTGCCCGACGACAGGTGCTTGCCGAACGTGCCCACCGGAACCACGTCGCGCAGTTGCGGATCCGCGTCGAGCGCGATCTTGATCGCCGCTACGTCGAACGCGCCCTCACCTACCGCTATGCGCTTCGTGTCGTGGACGTTGAGCCCGTTGAACAGATGCACGCCCGATCCATCGATGCCCGGCGGGAAGAGATACTTCTTCTCGGCATGGCCGGTCACGTCGCGCCCCTGAAATGTCGCGAGCTTCCCATCCATGTCGAACACCGGGATCAGCACGCGTGCGCTGTAGTCCTGGTAGGCCCAACCACGCTCGGCCGGATACCGGAAGTGCGCACCGCGCGGGCAGTAGGCGAGGTGAAAATACGCAGACAGGTCCGCAGTGATGCCGCGGTTCTCGAGATAGGCGAGGTTGCGCCCCTCATGAGGTAGGTCGATGTGCTGCGGCAGCTCCCAGCCGACATGCTTCTCGACCTCGACGGATTGACGTCGCGCCGGCCGCCAGCCCTGTTCGCGCGCGTATGCCCTGATGTGCTCGATGACTTTCGAACCGTGCGGCCGACCCAGATGGTCGCGAATGAACCGGTATTTGGTGAAGATCCGCTCTTCGACCGGGTGCGAGCCGGCGAAGCAGTTGCCGACGCCGGTGTCGGCGTTGACGTAGACCTTCCAGTCGGAGTTGCCGCACGTCGGGCATTCCCGCACGTTGATTTGCTGGCCCGATCGGCCGTGCGTGAGCCGATAAGAAATGCCCTCGCGATCCATCCACGAGGGCATATCGATGGTATCCAGCAGCTCTGACAGATCGTCAGTCGCCATTGTTGCTCCTTATGCGAAGCCGAGCACCTTGGTAATGAACTTCATCCGGTCCATCGCCTGCTCGATCTCAATCGTGAATTCCCCGCCTTGGTTTCGCGACGCTGCGAAATACAGCCGAGCCCGGCCCGCTGCGCGCTCTTCTTCGGTGCGGTTGATCGAAATGATGATGTCTGCGATACGGACCTTGTTGAAGTCTTCAGCGACGTGCTCGGCCTTGATGACGTTCGCGTTCGCGCCGATCCGGTTCGACTGCGTTGCGGTCAGCACTGCGAGCCCTTCTCGAATCGCCAACCCGCGCAGGTCAACGTAGACCGACTTGGAATTCTCGATCGCGGAGTCCGTGACTCGCTCCGGCGACATGATGTCGGCGTAGTCGACGATGACCAGATCGAAAACGATGCCCTGCTGCTTGAACCGCTCGAGACGCCGACGAAGCTCCGACACCTTCAGCGAGCCGGTCGGGAACTCGTCGATCATGAACTTCGCGTTCGTGCCGTCGGCGCGCCGCGCGCGGTCTGCGAACAGGCGAACCTTGTCGCGGACTTCGTGCGTGTGCGCCCCGAGCTCCATCATTGCCTGCTCGGCGATGTTGGCGTCCATCCGGTCGGAGATCACCTCCCGCGAGACTTCACACGACGCGTAGTAGACGTTGTGGCCGGCGGCCCAAGCACCGATGCCGAAGTCGATCAGCGCGGTCGTCTTGCCCGCCTTCGCAGCGCCCAGTAGCACCGACAGCTCTTTGCGGCCCCAGCCGCGGTGATAGAGCAGATCGTCGATCACCCGGTAGCCGGTCGTGATGCCTTGCGGCGGCAGCTTGCCCGACGCGCGCTCCAGACGGATGCCGGTGCGGTTGTCAATCGACGCCGCAAAATCGTAGGTGTCCCCCTCTGCGTTCGCGCCGACGTTCAGCGCCGTCTGCATGAGCTTCGAAATGCCGTCGAAATCGTTGCGGTCGAGCTTCGGGATCGCCTTGAACATCGCAGCCTGCATGGCCTGATGCCGAGCGAACGTCGCAACCTGATCGACCACGAAGTCGCGGTCGGAAATGTCCGTCTCGAACAGATTCTTCAGGTGAGCGATCGCCGCAACGCCGAGCGCTTTCGGTAGCACTTTGGCGTCCAGGTCTTCCCGCAATAGCATTGCGTAGATGCCGATGTTTGCCGGTGCCTTGCGATACTTGCTCCAGTAGCGCAGCGCGACGCTGACAAGATAGGACTCGATCTCAGACTCGAAATGCCCCGGCTCGACCAGCCCATCGACCATCTGGTTGAAGGACGTGTCACGCAGGGTAAGGGCCGCAATACGCGACTGAAAGTCACCGTCGAACTGGAACTTGCTCATCGGCGGCTCGGCCGCTTCTGCGGCCGGCGTCGTCGACGGCACTGCTGACAATGCCACCACGCTCATCACTGCACCGCCGACGTATCGCTGTCCTGGGGCACGCCGAAGAACTGTTCGATCGCATGCTTGTAGAACACGCGACGAATCAGACGCGTCGAGTCCTTCGGATGCTTGGTCAGCAGCGTGATCGTATATTTGTCGCGGCCGGTCACCAGCCCTTCGAACGTGACGTCACCCGTAGTGATGATCGTGGCGAGCTGACGTTCTTCCTGCATCGCCTTGAGGATGGCATCGTGACCCTTCGGCGGGCGTGCGGTGGCACGCGGGCGCTGTTCCCCATACTGCGGACGAGCGACACTGCCCGTGCGGCTTTCGAGCGTGCGATGCTCGAGCGTAATCATTCGGCGGCCGGCGTTGATCTGTTCTTGGCGAGCTTGCTCGGGGGTCATGCTGGAACTCCAGTGAGTTGATGAAAAATTAGCGATGACTTAATTATAGTCATTGCTTACTTACTCTAATTGAGAAAAAAACGCTTCGCTTGCTGCAGTGTCACCTCGCCGAACGCCGCGCGTGCCACCGATTCAGAGACGGCCCGCTCGCTCAGCAGCCGCGAAAGCAGCATTGCCCGGTTACCACCGCGGCTCTTGATCTGGTCGATCTGCCACGCTTGGTATGCAATTTGGTCAGGGTGGCCGCGGTAGTTCTCAATCAGAAAACGCTCGTCACGCGCCAGCTGGATTGACTTCTTGCATTCGGCAATCCATGCGTCGCGCAGATCCAGCGCCACCTCTTCTGCATAGAGCTGGTTGGGCCGGGGAAATGTCCGCCAACCGCGATCGCATGCCCGGCGCACGACGAAGTCGAGGCCGAACTCATACCGGCATCCGACCGCGTCGAACGCCTGCCTCGCTCGCCATACGGCGGCCAGCTCCCGGCTATCGAACAACCCCGCTACGTCGATCGGCTTGATCTTCTCGACAGTGCGGATGTCCTTCTGCCGTGCGTATGCCCGCTTGATTGCATCGTGATACTCGTGAGCGAATAGATACGTCGCTTGCACGGGATGCAGATGGCGGTAGTCGAACCACTTACGCAGAAATAGCAGCGCCTCCACCGCCCGCGACGACGGCGCGATACGAGACAACGCAAGCATTTCGCAATCCGCCGGTGTCAACGACTGGCCGAAAAATTCATGGAGCACTTGGGGCTTCCTCTCATTTCCATTATTGATAAGTTTCAGATTAATTATAGGTATAGGTTCATGGAATTTAGAAAGGTTAGAAATTGAGGGAGCGCGGTCCTGGCCCCAAGCAATCCTAGATCCTCCCCGAGAAGATGCGGCTCGGGGAGGCTTCCTACTTGCCGAGCGGCGTGTCATCGACACCGAGTCGCGCGCGCTGCTCCTTCTGAAACTGTTCCACCGAATCGACGAGCGCGTCGTGGCGCTGCGCCAGGTCCAAGTAGAGCTTCGTCAGTTCTTGGTCGGCGTCGACGAAGTCGGTAAAGCAAAGGGCCGGAGCGGCGTCGCCCGCTTCATCGCCGCTTGCGGTGGAATGAAAAGCGACTCCGGCGCGGCTTGCGTTGAGCATGCGGACAGTGCCGACATCAAGATAAAAGCCGCCGCAAGCAGCGCGCATCGTTTCATGTGCTTCCTCACTGGGAGTGGGCGCGGGCGCGACGGCCCGCTTGATCTGCGCCGCAACCCGATGACGGATAGCGACCTTGTTCTGATCGATGTTGTCGGCAGTGACAGTCACTGCCGCCTCGACCGTCTTGCTCTTCGTCTGCGCCACTGCGACGCCGGTCGCTACACCCGCAACAACCTTCACCTCCTGCTTTGCCCGCGATGCCAGCACGAACTGGCGGTCGACGTAGGCGCCTGCGCCGAAGGCGATGGCGCAGGCAAGCGCAAGCACACCAATCTTCGCGAGCGGATTCATCAGCCTGCCTCCTTCGTCTCATCGTCGGTCTTCATCGGGGAGTCCTTCTTCACAGCCATCCACACACCGATGCCGGCGAACAAAGCCGCGCCGCCTGTGCCGAATGCCGTAGCATTGAACGGAACCTTGTTGACGACGGTGTCCCACGTCTGCGTGAACACAAAGTCCAGCGACGTGATCGCGGCCATGTATTTCGCCAGATCCGGCGTCGCGTTATCGACTTCCGTGAACAAGTGGTGGAAGAAGATCTTCAGCTTAAGCAGGCTCATGCCGGCTCCTCGCAGCGGAATTCCCGCGCTTCGGCTTGCCGGCGCCGCAGCAGGCCCGCAACGTGAACGCCGCCTGCCATATCCCACCTTTGGAATTCGTTGGCGGCGGCCTCATACAGACCGGCGTTCAGCAGACGCAGCATGGTGGAGCCCGCAAATCGCGTTTCGCCGAGGTTGAAGACAAAATCGACGAGCGCATCGAACTGGCATTGGCTCAGCGGCACCTTCACGAGACGGTTGACTGCGTCGACCGCAGCCTGCACATCCTTCATCAGTGCCGCCTCCGCTTGCGCTTGCGTCCATACCAGCCCGTAACGCACTTCCGGCCCGGTATGGCCGTAGCCGATCGTCCACGGCCGCGCGCTCAACTTGTTGAGTAGGTCGGCAGCGATCGGCGCACCGGCGAGCGTTTTCTTCCAGAGCCCGCGGCGTTGGAGCTCTACCCCCAGCGGAGACTTCGGATCCGGGTAGGCGTAAAGCACGCAGCCCTCGAAGTGCTCCGTCAGTTGCAGTCCGGTCTTGGAATAAGTCATGTTCATGGCGCGGCCCCCTTAGTGCGTAGCGGCCGGAGCTGCCATTGCCATCATCAACAGCTTGCCGGCGATAGTCAGAGCAGCGCCTCCAAGCAGCGCCCATACGGCCTTGGCCGTCCATGTGGCGCCGGCGAACCGCGCTTCATACTTGATGTGCGACTTCTCGAGCTCGGTTGTTCGGCTCGATACGTCGACCATGCGATCCTCGAGCTTCTCGACGCGCGCACGCGTTGCCAGATGGCGCTCTTCGATCACTGCCAGGCGGACGATCGCGTCCGCAACTTGGCCCATCCCAGTCTTGATTTCGGCGACGTGCCCCTGCACGTCCCTGATCTGGCTACCCAGCGCGGCGAGCTCCGACACGTCGTTGTCCTTTTCAGCGGTCATAAGTCCCTTCGCAGTCTCTCGCTCAGCGGATAAAAACATCGCCGATGTTATCCGCAAACATCGACGATGTATAGTCATTAGTGACTTACTATATGGACTACATCAACGGGCTATTACTCGACGATCGTGCCTCCCGCGAGCATGTAGCGGTTCGCGCCATACGGCAGCACACCGGCGGTCTGATCACCGTCTTCCGGCTTGCTGATAATCAGCAGCTTTTCAGCGAACGAAATCGCGCCCTCGTTCGCATCGGGGATACCCTGCATGTAGATGGTCGTCGCGCCCTGAATCGGCTGCTTCCCCGACGTGTGCGTGTCCGCCGAGACGTAGCTCATGATCGTCGCGCTCGTCGTCTTGCTGAGCGTATCGATCATCACCTGAGTGACAACGTGATACTCGGCAGTAGCGCCGGTGGATTCGAGAACAACTGCTTGCTTGATCGCCATGTTTGGCTCCTGTGGTTGAAAGTGATCGGGCCTGGCCCGGTGTCAAGTGCGATTCGGTGGCGTTGGCCACTGAACATCGAGCGGCCAGCCGGCCTGCTCCGGCAGATCTCGCAACGCCTGCCTGTAGGCTGCATATCGTGCGGCGGTGGTCGCCGGCACATCTGCTGCCTGTGTCCAATCCGTCTGCGCCAACAGCTGATCTCGTTGATTACGCACTGGGGCTTCTTGGAACGCTTTCCGGTGCGCAGCGACATGCGCCTGTATCCAGTCTGCATCCGGCCTGTCGATACCGTCAGGCCACTTATGGACTCGCGCATGTTCCTTTGGCGTGCCGTCCGGATTGAGCGCCCGAGCAAGCAAGTAATCCTTGCCTCCGACCAAATCCGGATACTCTTGCTGAAGGGCAAACAGCAATTCATCCAACGTCACAAATTCTTCAGTCATAGGTATCCTTACTAGTTGTTACGGAGCCATGCGAAGCGGACCCAGCAGCGGTTACCGCCCGCAAACCCGATACCATTCATGACCCACGGGTTATCCCGACGAATCCAAAATTGCGTGCCTTGGGTCATATCGTAGGGGCCAACTTCTTCGAGTGCCACAATCTGGCACTGCGCGCCCCGGTCAGCCCGGTTTACTTGCGCGTCGTTCGCTTTATTCCATGCGTCATCGAGCTTCCCCATGTCGTCGGAAAGCCAGCGGCTACGATAGCCTTGCCACAGATTCCCGTCCGTCTGCAAAGTCGATCCGCCGACGTGCAGGTTACCGTTTTGCCACGTCTGGCCGTCGTTGCTGACGTTCCACGGCACGCCGTTGTAAGCGCTGTTGATGACTTCGAGGCCGCCACCGTCACGGGCGCGCAGGTATGTCCACGAATCCTGCCCCTGCCGGTTATTGTGCAGCCCGATGTCAGCCTGCCAGCCAGCGCGGTCGAGAGTGATTCGGTCGCTGAGATACGTCACTCCGTTGGCGCGCAAGTTCATGATGGTCGCGGAGTTGTCCGTGCCATTCACAGTGATGACGTTCGCACGCCACGAGCCATCCGGGTTCATCGTCGCCCAGGACGAGTAACCGTATGCGCCCCCGTTGCTCATCGAGCCGTGGAGCCATGCGAGTGCGGTGTTATCCGGACGAGCGAACACTGCGCCGGCGGCAGTGGCGTTGTTCGGCGCGCGCACACGCAGATCGCTCGTGAGCGTGTCTCCGGCCTTATGGACGAACGTAGTATCCAGGAACGTGCGGAGCCACTGGCTGCCCCACTGCGTTCCCCAGACGTTTCCATCGGGCGCGATGGTGGCGTTCGTGCCACTTGCGTAGGAAAGGCCGCCAACCATCAGATTGCCACCAGTCGTCGCGACACGGGCGTCCTTGCTGACCGTCAGCGTTCCCGAAACTCCAACATTGCCCCCGAACGAAGCCCCCGAGCCCGTGCTATCGATCGAGACATAGCCGCTCGAGAGGTTCCACGCAAACGGCCGATAGCTATTCCACAGCCCAGACTGATCCCCGCTCGCCGTTTGCAGGAGATAAACGTCCGAGCCGTCGTTTCGCAGAAAAGCGCCGTAGTTGCCATACACAACCCGGAAGCCGTTCGAATCGGATGTCCGCACGTCGCCGGTGAACCGCGCCTTCCCGCCCACCTGCAGCAGAGACGTGGCGTCGTCAGCCGCGCTCCCGATAAGGACTCGTCCACCCCAAGGCGCCAATGCGATGTTCTTTTTGGACGTGTTGGCCTTGTTGAACGCCTCCAGCGTTGCGCCGCCGCTGTAATTTGACGTCGACAACGTAACCTGCGTGTCGTTCGTGCTGCTGTAGGCGGAAACGGCGTTCGAGAACATGCCGGTGCCGGCCACTTGCAGCAGGTTCGTGCCGTCGTCAGTCGTCGTGCCGACGAGGACTCGCCCACCATTCGGCATCAGGCCGATATTGCCTGCCGCGATGCCAGCGCCTCGAGAAATATAGAACGCGTCCTGCGCCTGGCTATAGGCATCGTTCACGGCCCGAATTGTGAACGCGCCATCGCCGCCGTGAAGAACTTCCCACTGTTTTTGATCGGTGGGGGCGGCTTCCCGACGAAGGATGATCGAGGTCTGCTTATCGCCGCCGCCGTTCGTCGCCACGAACGCGCCAACCGACCCTATCGCCTTGATCGCCCCCTTCGATTGGAGAGACGTAGTGCCGTCGTCAGCGATTCCGCCGATCGTCATCCGGCCGCCCGGATACAGCCGCGCGGCCTCTGCTTTCCCTGCAAGCAGCTGCAGCGAGCCTGTAGCACCTTCACTCCCGACCGACACATTGCCGTTGGAGCGAAAGTAACCCCATGTGGCATCACTGTTTACCCACGCCGTGGTTGCGCCGCTGCCGAATCGGTGGAGTCCGCGAGTAACAGCGTTACCGCCGACCTGCAACATGTTGCCGTCGTCGACGGTCGTGCCGATGAGCACGCGGTTATTCTGATAGGTTCCGTCAGCAGCCAGAAACCGCATCGTTTCTCGGCTGTTATTGGTGATTGCAAATACGCCGTCAGCAACGTGAAAAAAGCCAGTGTCCGGCGCGCCATCGTTCGCAAACGCAATACCCGGCGTCCCTACCGAACCCTCAGCGGCCAGAAACTGCCCAGACATAGTGATGCCGGTCGTTTGCGCCGGGCTCGACAGGTTCCCTGCATGCCACACCTCGCTCCCACTGCCGATAACCAGATTCTTCTTGGCGAAATCGAACGCGAACATCGCCCCGGAAGATGGGAGATAGAACCCAGCCTGAGTCGCGCTTCCGAAGTAGTAACCACCGCTCGGGCCGAAGAGTGCGCGCCCCTCCGCAGGACCGTTGCTCACGTTGAGCATGCCCTTGACGTTCAGTTGACCGCCGACATACGTCCCTACTCCCGTGTCGTCAATTGACACGACACCCGTGGCAACATTGATCGTAAGCGGCCGATAGTTGTTCCACGATGCCCCGGTGCCACTTCCATTGGAAAGCAGGAAGTAGAAGTTCGAACCATCATTTCGCAGCAGCACGTCCTTGCCGTTCATCAGCCGGAAATTCGCACCGCCGCGATCAAGACCCGAAGACGTGACACCACCGCCAAACGTCCCGCTTCCTGCGACCTGTAGGCCCGAATAACCGTCGTCGGACGTATCACCCACAAGCACTCGACCGCCGAACGTCAGCCGCATCGCGCGCGCTTGATTGGCGTCGCTCTGAGAATCATTTGCGGAATTGTTTACGAGGAAGTCCAGGTATTCCTTGCCCCATGCTCCGCCGTCGAAGCCTGCCCGAACTGAGGCGATGAGACGCGACCCGGTATCGGTATTGGTGCCACCGAACGTGCCCCAAAACCGCATCTTGCTTTCGACGCCGTTTGCGCCGGACGCGCCCTTAACGGAGAGCTGCGCGCTCGTAGCAGTAGGCGCGCTGTTGACACTGACCGGCCCCGTGAACGGCGAGCTTCCGTCAAGCTTGGCGTAGCCGCTCACTGCAGTCTGGGCCTGCGCAGCACTATTCGCCGCGGCCGTTGCGCTGTTTGCCGCATTCGTTGCGCTCGTCGCCGCGCTGGTTTGCGAGGCGGCCGCGGCGCTGGCTGAATTCGCCGCGTTGGTGGCACTGGTTGCGGCTGCAGCCTTCGACGAGCTGGCCGACGATGCGCTGCTCGCGGCAGCTGCGGCGCTGTTGTCGGCGGCAGTGGCCGATCCGGCAGCCTGGGATGCGCTCGCGGTCGCGTTCGCTGCCATCGTTTCGGCAGTCGCGTCTTGGTCTTGCCAGCCAGTGCTGGTGTAGACCCGCATCTGGTTCGTCGTCGTGTTGAAATACTCGCAGCCCACGACGAGCGGGTTACCGTTGTTATCCTTGGTCGGGTCGGCAGACTGCTTGCCCAGATACAGGGCGTTCATTGTGGTCAGGATGCCCTGAACCTGCGTAAGCGCGCTGCTCGCGCTCGATGCCGATGCACTCGCCGCGCTCGCCGAGCCGGCAGCGGCCGTGGCCGAACCCGCAGCAGCGGTTGCCGAGTTCGCAGCATTGGTTGCGCTCGTTGCCGCAGCAGCCTTCGACGACGCGGCGCTCGTTTCCGACGCCTTTGCATTCGTCTCGCTGGTCTTCGCGTTCGTCTCGGACGTCTTCGAATTTGTCTCGGATGCCTTTGCGTTCGTTGCTGATGCTGCCGCAGCGCTTGCCGAGTTTGCCGCATTTGTCGCGCTGTTTGCTGCGCTGATAGAGCTTGCTGCGGACGCAGAAGCAGAAGAACCCGAGTTCGAAGCGCTGTTCGCGGACGACGTGGCGGAGTTCGCGGCCGCGGTCGCTGATGCAGCCGCGTTCGTCTCACTTGTCTTTGCGTTGGCCGCGCTCGTTGCAGCGGCAGACTTGCTCGCTGCAGCCGCGCTTGAGCTGCCTGCCGCTGCAGTCGCACTGCCGGCTGCGTTCGCCGCGCTGTCCGCGGCTGCGCCGGCCGAACCGGCTGCAGCGGCCTGTGCCTGTTGCGCTCCGTTCAGACTGGCGTGGATCTCACTGATCGATGCGGCAAAACCTTCCGGGCTGACCTCTTTGATCATGTCCTGGATCTGATACATCGCCTTCGTGAAGATCGCGGCTGTGCCGACATCGCCCTGCGAAAGCGTCGGGAGGTTGTCCGGCACGGTGAAGTCCGTCGCAACAGCGCAATCAAGACCGACACCACCCTGCCCTTGATAGGCACCAGCGAGCGTGAACTTCGTGCTCGTGCCATCGAAGGTCGCGTCGGCGGCAACCACATAGGGCACATACTCTCCAACGATCAGGAAAATATTGTTCGCCCGAATGCGGTATGCCACGTTCTGACCGGGCAACGTCACGGTCTGACCGCCGTTGTCGATCGAACATTTGACCTTGAGTTGTGCCATCCGTGAGTGCCCTTGCCGACTTTCTAGTTCCGGCGAGTATAAGTCATTGCTGACTTATCTACAAGGCACGCACAAGCCGAGTTCACTCCTTCTTGTAGCGGTCCTTCACCTCGTTGCAGTGTCGGATCCATTCGAGCGTCTCGCCCGGGAGCTGGATGCCCTGCCGCGCCAGCGCGTCGAACCCCTTCATGATGGCGTCGAGCTGCTCACCGACGTCCTGGTAGTCGGCCTGCCGCAGTGGGGTCGGGTCGACCTCGTGATGGATCTTCATGCTTGTGTCACCTCGAAAATTGCATCGAGCATCGGCCACGCCTTTACGATCACCGGATAGGTGCCCGGCTGGCTGAACGACAGGGTTGCGCTATTGTCGGCGCATTCATGCGCTTCGCCATTAACGACGATCGTGCATCGCGCCGGCAGGTTCTTGAGCGACATCCCGTCAATGGTGGCCGGATTGGCCGGGCGACGCTTAACTTCGCCTGCCTCGACCCAGTCCAGAGCAATGTCACACTGTGCACGCAGCAGCGTGCCTCCCTCTGGCACGACTTGGATGTCGATCATTGCGTCCGGCATCCGGGCACGCGTCGTGATTCGGCCATCGCTGTCGTAAATCAAATAGTCCTGCATGCTGCTTCCTTATCGTTTGAACTCGATTGCGTAGATGACGTAATGGATGTCACCGGTAATCGACACGGAGTGATCGCCGGGTGCAAGATTGGCCGAACAGCATCCATAGGTCGGCAGAGGGAGGCCCATGGCGACATTGTTTTGTTGGTTTGTTCGCCCGCCAATGTATGCACCAAGCTGCTTACCGTCGACGCTGAGAACGCCACCAAAGGCGCTTGTCGACAAACCAGCAAAGATAAACAACACTGGATTGCCCGTTGACCGATAGGTGAAGCCCGATCCGTAGTTGGATCCACTTGTTGTTTCCCAATACACACCGGTCGTCACGGCGTTCTGGCCGATCCGCAAGGTGTCGATCTGCGCCTCGCCAATGTGTGCTGACTGAATCGCAGCGTAACCGATCTTGGCGCTGTTGATCGAGCCGTCCGCAATCTTTGCAGTGTTCACCTGCAAGTCGCCGATTTTCGCGTTGTCGATCGACGCATCACCAATCAGCGCACTGCTGATGATCACCTTCGGCTGACCGTAGACTGCACCGATCGTGAACGGATGCACGCCCGCGTAGCCCGGCAGGTTCACGGAGAAGGTATCGGTGCGGACAGCGAACTCACTCGTCGGCACACCGTTTACCGTCGTCGACGCGAGGCCGAAGCCCGCCACATACCCGTTGTTGTCGATCTTGACGGTGTATTGCGCATTCAAGCCGTTGATCGAGCTTGCCTGCTGCTGAATCGTGGTCGTGTGGCCGTTGACCGTCGTCGTCAGGTTCGTGATCGACGCCGCGTTCGCACTATCCCCGTTCGCGCGTGCCGTCTGCTCGGTCGTAATCGCTGCGGTGTTCGAGCTCACAGAGCTCGCGAGTGTGTCGATTCGGCTCGACAGCGCGCTATCAGCGTCCGAGCGCGTCTTCTGCTCGGTCGTGATCGCGGCTGTGTTGCTGCCTACCGTCGACGACAGCGTGTCTATGCGGGTCGATAATGCGGAGTCGGCGCTCGCACGGGCGGTCTGTTCGGTCGTGATGGCCGCGGTGTTGCCGGCCGCACTTGCCACAACCGCGTCGATTCGCGACCCCAGCGCGCCATCGGCCGCCACGCGCGCATTCGTCTCGGATGTCACACTCGCCTGGATCACCATCGGGAGCTGGCCGCCGGCCGTTGCCACGGGCCTCCCGTTGAGCACCTGGAAGGTGTATGTCAGGAACGCCTTCGTGTCGCTGTCGACCGCGCCGGCGTATAGCTCGGTGCCAGAACCCTCGTTGCTGCCTGGCACGCCTACGAGAATGTAGGCGGATCGATATTTAACCTGCGACAGAACTGCATTGGTCGCGCCGCAGCGCACCAGCGCATTCTGAAGCGCGCCGGCGAGGTTCCCTTGTGGCTCGTCGAACGTCCACACAACCACCGTCACCGTGTTCGGCAAGCCGTTCAACAGCGTCACCAGATTGTCGCGCGCCGCCGTGCTGCTGAAAACGTCGAATGATCCGCGCGCTGTCACGGCGCCGGTTGCGTCGACCGTCGCAACGTTGTAGCTGCGTGCACCACCCTGCAGCTTCACGCCCGACACGGCGTTGTAAAGGCCCGTGGCGGCGGCACCCACTGCCGATGCACCGTTGCTCGAGACACGGAACAGGAGCGCGTTGCCCAGCTGCGCTTGCACTGAGCTGATGCTCGACGCGTTTGCACTGTCGGCGTTTGCGCGCGCGGTCTGTTCGTTCACGATTGCGGCGTTGGCGCTCGCAACCGATGCAGTCACGGTGTCGATTCGGGTCGACAGCGACGAGTCTGCATCGGTGCGCGCTTTCTGCTCACTGGTAATGGCCGCAGTGTTGTTGCTCGTCGTGGCGACAACGGTATCGATTCGGGTCGACAAGGAGCTGTCAGCGTTCGCACGGGCAGTCTGTTCGGTCTGGATGGCCGCCGCGTTCTGATCGACCCGCGCCGTCACCGACTGGACCTGGCTCGAGAGCGAATCGTCAGCCGCTTGGCGCGTCTGCTGCTCGGTCGTGATGGCCGCGGTGAGTGCGCCCTCTGCGACCTTGCGGGCTGCCGCCTCCGCATCGAGCGCGTCCTTAGTCGCTGCCGCAGATGTAGCGCTCGCCGCCGCGATCGCCTTGTTCGCGGTGTCGATCGCCTCCTGCACACGCTGGTTCACCGAGCCGAGGCCGTTCCCGTCAACGAGGTCAATCCGCTGTTGAAGTTCGGGGATGAGCTTCGATCCATTCAGCACACCGTCCGCAATCGCATTAACGTCCATGAACGGCGTGTGGAACTTGAACTTCGGCGTCGGAATCGTCTCGTCCATTCCGAACGCATCAAACGGCACGAGCACGTAGTAGTAGTCGTGGTTGAACATCAGGTTCGGCAGCAGCACAGAGCTGTCCGGGCCTTGGTAAACCAGGGTTGTCGAGTCCGCGACAAAGTTCGGATCATCACTCAGATAGATCGCCGCGCCAGCGAAGTCCGTATCGTCCGAGTGCGTGTAGGAGATCGTCACGCGATCGTAGTCGGCGCTCTGGTTCGCAGATACCACCGTCGGGGGCGGGTTATAGGCGTCCATGACGGCGGGCCGGCCGACATTGTTGAAGACGTCGCGCACGGCGATTTCGACGGTCACGCGGCGATGCGTGCCGTCGGCGACGTTCTTCTCGTAGGTGTAGATGTAGTTGTTGTCGCGTGTGTGCTCGACGCGCAGAAGTTTGTGGCTGTGGTCGTAGACGCGCACCTCGTAGTCGAGGAAGTGCGGGTCCAGCGAACCGCTGTCCGCGCCGTTCGGCTCGGAGCCAAACTCGAACGACTGCGTGGTCGAGTTGTAGTTCCAGAACAGCTTCAGATCCTTGCCGGCCCAGATGAAGTTCACGCCGGTTACATCGGCGACCGCTAGGTTCGAGACGGAGCCGACCACCTTGTAGGTCACCGTGGGCGATTGATCGTAGCTCGCGCGCTTGCCCCAGATGTCATACGCAACCGCGCGCACGGTCACCGTGTCACCCTTGTTCAGCCCTTTGACGAGATAGCTCGTATCCCCGCGGACCGTGTCAGCGAGCACCGGCGTCGCCCCATTGATCGACAGGTGAATGTCAGCGCCCGCATACGCCCCAACCACCGGGTTCGCCCATGCGGCCCGCACGTTCGTAAGGATCTGCGTGCCGGAGACGAACGTCTCCTCGTAGATCGTGAGGTTCTGGACGGCACTGATCACGCCTTGCGACGGATCGATAGACGGCACCTCGAGCGAGCCGTAGACCTCTTCGTATTGGGACAGGTCGTAGACTTCCGGCCGATACTCGATTGCCGTGATCGTCCGATGGAAATCGGACGATCCAAGCGTCACACCCTTGATGCGGAACGGCTTCTTGACCTTCTCCGTCTTCCCGAACATATAGTTGATGAACGGACCCGGCGCATACGACATCGGCGACACCAGCTGGACGGTGTCGGTTTGCCCCGGCGCCAGGACGACGTCATGCTCCTCCACGACATCGGTGTCGATGAAGGTGACCGGCTGGCCGACCGAGAGCCCAGCGGTGGATTCGACATAGACTCCATCCGGCAGCACGTTGGTGATGCCGACGTCGGCGCCCGCCCCGTTCGTCAGGCGCATCAGCCGTCCCGACGGCGTGCCGTTGGCGACCTGCACAAAAGTCCCGGTGATCGCCTGAATTACCGACGTCCCGCGCGTGACCGTGTTGCTCAGAACCAGCAGGCGATAGCGGCCGCCAGCCTCCATCGTGACGAGCTTGTCGAGCTTAATGACGCTGTTGCTCGAGCCAGCGGCCGTGCGACCCGACTCGCTCCATGCGGGCATGTCGTGCTGCACCAGCACCACGTCGCCCGGCGCACACGCGATGGACTCGACCGGGGACTGCCACTCGCACGTCAGTTGCAGGTAGCGATTCAGGTTGAGCTGGAAGGCGCCCTCCATGTAGGCGCGCTTGATGTCGACCACGCCATACAGCGTGATCGCGCTCGCGTTCTGCTTTTGCCCTTCAAGCACTGAATCCGGGTTGGTGACCTTGACGGTCTTTTCCCTGTAGCCGTCCGTCCGGTCGAAGTAGGTCACATCGACTTCGGTCGCGCGATCGACCGTGCCCAGCCACGTCTGCTTGAAGGTGTCCTGCATGATGTTGCCCATACCGAACATCATCACGGGATCGGATGCGCGCTCGATCGCGATGTAGTAGCGCGTGCCGACCGTGATGACCTGAGCGTGACCAACGCGCAGCACATACGCGGACGCATCCCAGAAGTTCATCGTCTGGTCGAGAACCGCGTTGAACGTCAGGCCATTGGAGTCGCAGAACTCAGCCCACTCGAACAGCGAGTCCATGTCTAGTCGATCCGGGCTGAAGCCCGGACCATAGCGACCGTTCGTCGCCATGTCGTAGTAGACCCAGGCCGGGTTCGCGCTTGCCGACTGTGCCGTCTGGATGACACCCTTGTCGCGCGTCATCGTCGTGATAAGCCGACCACCGTTCGTGAACGTGACCGACGGGATGCCCGACAGCTGACTGTCCATCTGAACGCGCAGAGCCACGAGCGCCGTGTGGTTATAGGCGACACCCTCGTAGACGATCTCGTTCAGGTCCGTGATATAGCACTCGGATTGCGACGTGTCACCAGTGATAGGCTGGCCGCGGATAACGCGCGGGTTGCCGCTGGTCCAGTCGGTGTAGTTCTCGTTGCGCCGAACGCGAACCTCATACTTCCCGAGCGGCAGCTGCGGCGTGAAGTAGGATCGGCGCACCGTTGAACGCATCTTCTCCGTCACGATCAACGCGCCGCCGCGTCCGGGAATCGAGATCGACGTCGAGATCCACATTCCGCCGAAGGCGCTCAGCCATGTCGAGTATGGACGTCCGACGTAGTTCCAGTATTGGTTTTTCAGCGCAGCGACGAGCGAACTATCGACATCGGTATTCGTGTCCGAATACACGATCGCGAAATCGGTGATCTTGTCGCTGGGGTCGCTGGGGTAATCGTTACCGAGGAAGCCGCCTCGGTAGATCTTCGGTCGGATCTTGACGTTCTTGTAGGACGGTTGGGTCGCGCTGAAGGGCGTCCAATCAGTTGCACCCACGAGGCGATAATCTGCCTCAATGACGCAGGTGTTGGTCTGCATGTCGCCCGAATTGCGATCGAGCGCAAACAAGCCGGCGGGGAACGTGAAGTCCAGGCGAACCTGTTCGACCGAATCGGACGTGGAAAACTGCAGGTAGCTGCTATCGTGCGGGAGAATCTGGCTCTTGCTGTGCGGGACGATGACCTTGGAGAACCAGTCGATCACTCCTTGGGTCGGATCGCCCATACGCGTCTGCACCGCGACTTCCTTGAACTCGCTGATGTCCCGATCGTTGAGGCGAATATTCGAGATCGACGCGATCGGGCCTTCCCCGGCGTTGATCAGCATGTAGAGGATCTGGCTGTTGTCGACGTTCTCGGTGTAGGCGCCGATGATGTTGCCTGCCATCTGGAACGCACCATAGCAAACCGGCACCGGCAGTCCCTCGGCGCTGGTGTTTTTTGCTCCATCGGCACCGTATGTCGAGCTCGAAGACAGACTGTTGTTCGAGCTGTTCGTCGGCGTGGGAGGCGGCATAATCGCGTTGATCAACAGCGAGCCAGCGACCGCGATGCCAACCGTCACTGCCGCGGTGATCGCGGTTAAACCGGCCGAGCCGACTGCTGCTGCCAGGCCAATGCCGCCGAGCGACACAAGCGCGCCCGCCAACTCGGGCGCGACGATCGCGACGGCAACCATCGCAATCATGCGAAAGATGCCCTTGAAGCCGCCGCCACCGCGCGGGATCGGGCAGAGCACGATGAAGTCGTCCGGCTGCGGGAATACCAGCCCGAAATCCTTGCTCTCCACGATGCCGCCGTTGCGCGACACCACTACTTCTTCCACCAGCACCAGAGGCAAATAGTCGGCAAGCGTGGCACCCGGCCGGTAAGCCCAATGCTCCGTCTCGATCTCGTAGAGTGGATCCAGTGGGTTGACGATACGCCGGACGTTGATGACCTGCGCCAGTTCGCTACTCTGCATGCTGATACTCATAGAACCCGAAAACCCTCTTGCTCTTTTCCCAATCCGAAAGCCGCTCAATCGTCACGCCGCCGGTCTTGTCCCAAGCGTGGATAAAGCGGTTTGCGTCGATGACGTAGCCGCAGTGGTTGATGTGGCGCCCCATCCGGAAAAGCACGCAGCAGCCAGGCTTCGGCCCGTCGAGCTTTTTCCAGAAAACACGGGCGCAGGCCATCATTGCCCCGATACGCGCTGCATCCCCTGACACCCCGTAATCCGGCGGGCGCTTACCGGTCGCCTGTTCCGTGAGGTGCATGACGAGCCCGTAGCAGTCAAACGAATCAGGCCCGCGGCCACCGAGTTCAAACGGGGCGCCGAGAAGGTCAATATAAGTCATAAGTGACTTATTCTACCGGGTAACAGAATTCGAGGAAACCAGGTTCGGGTATCCGCCGAAGTTGATCACATTGCCGTGAGCTCGGCAGCCGAGCGTTCCCTCCATCGTTCGATCGCATACCTGCATCGGGCCGTTGTAGCGGCAGGTGCTCCCGTCGCGATAGATCCACTGGCAGAAGTCGCGCCGCTGGATCCGCTTCGGGAACATCTTCTGCAGGCCGTTCTCCGCACCGAGAGTCCACGACACCGTGTAGTTGGTCGCGGTCGCGTTGACGACTTCGAAATACTCCTGCACCTCCGGCGTGCCGTTCAGGTTGTCAGCCGAGCACACGATCACGGTCACCGGGAATCCAGTCCCACCGCTGTTGTCCTGCATCTTCTGCAGGAGCACACGCGCGTAGTCCAGGACCGACAGCATGATCTGTGGCTGCGTGCCGGTTTCCGCCTTGAGCTCAAGCGAGAACTGTGCCGCGGTGTAAGTAGCACCGTTGCGCTTGATGTCCTCGGTGTTGTTCACGAAACGGAGCGTCTCGAGGATCGAGCCCGTCGTGCGGTCCAGCACGCCGATCTCAAGAAATGCCAGATACGGAACGTCGCTGCCGAGCTTGTTCTTCTCAATGACGCTGGCGACAGAAAGACGGTTTCCCATTAAGCCTCCTCGAGCTTGAAGTCCACGTCCCAACGAAAGTTCTTGCCGACGCCCGAATACTTCCAGCTGAGTTCCGTATCTGCCGTAAACCGCACCAGAATCTGCTCCTTCGTCGTGGGGTGGATATACGTAAAAATCACCGACCCGCCATGCACGGAGTCGAAGAACACGTCGAACGCGTCCCTGTCTGCCTGGCTCATGTTGGTGAAGCCGGTCGAAAACTTGCGGCGCGGCCGGCGGGTGTGACGGGGGCGCGTCACCACGTAGCCCCCGTCCATCTTCGAACCGATCGCCGGGTTCTCCTTGGCCTGCTGAAACTTGGAAGAGTCCTGCTGGTCGCAGAACGGCATGGTCGTGTAGGTCACTTCATTGCTCCTCGCATCTGGTCACGGAACCCGCCCGGCGTCGTCGCTGCGGACAGCACTACGTCGAGAATCATCTGCTTGCCGTCGAAGCGCGTATTGCCCTGCTGCGCCTGCACCTGCTGACCCGTCTGGTTGATGACGTTGACGGTCACCGGGGAGGCACCAGCGCCTTGCCCCCCGCTCTGCTGTTGCGCGGCAATGCGCATCGTCACAGGAATAGAGCGGCCATCAGGCAGCGGGACGAACGCTTCCGGAGAGCTGCCCTCCCCGTAGATCGCCATCTGTGGTGAGTTCGCGATACCGCCATTCGCATACTTCCGGAGGTTCATCACGCCGAACTGCGTCATCACGCCGCCGTTCGCGAACGCGGGCATGGTGAAGCCGAAGCTGTTCGATCCCACGCCCCAGCTGCTCGCGGAGCCGGCCGCGGCAGACGACGCGCCGGACGAACTGCCCAGACCGAACACGGACCCCAACGCCCCGAACAGTCCGCCTAGCCCGCCTCCTCCGGCGCTACCGCCCGCCATCTGCGCGAGCGCAGACGATGCGATTTGGGCGGCGTTCGCCAACGTCATCAAAGAGTTGTTGGCGGTAACCTGTGCGGTCTGCCCGGTCAACATGCCCTTCACGTTATCGGCGAGTGAGAAGCCCCACTTGTCCGAGCTCATCGCGAGATTGGTGAAGCCGCGGGCCAGGGTCGACACGCTTGTTTGCAGCTCGAGTCCGCCAGCCATGCCCAGACCAGCGCCCGCCGAACCCTGGGTCGTAATTGGCGCCGGCGTAGCGTTGCCGCCCAGCAGCTTGCCGATGCCGTTCGCCAGCCAGTCATAGCCGACCTGAAGGGACGAGCCGATCTTCTTCTGGAGCGACGCCTTCAGGGTGTCGGCGACGATGCCCTCCATCAAGTTTTGCCACTCGAACCGACCCGTCTTGGCGGCATTGACGAACGCGTCGATCGTATTGTTCGACCAGTTCATCGACGCCTGCTGCATCGTGTCGGTAGCCTGCTGCCACTTGGTCACGAGTTGCTGCATCGGCGTCTCGAGATCCCTAGCGTGTTTCTTGGCCCGCACCAAATCGGCCGCGTCAATGATCGACTGCTCTTCGGATACGTCCTGCCCCTGCTTCGCCACCTTGTTCAGGCGGTCTGCTGCCTCGCGTCGCCATGCCGCGTCTTCGATTGCCCATTGCGCCTGGAGCTTCTCAGCGCGCCCGTCGATCAACGACAGCTGGTCGGTTTGCATCTGCTTGCCGACATTGCGGGTAAAGTTCATCAGGTCGACCTGATCGGCCACCCGCTGCGCCTCCTTCATCTTGTCGATTAGGGGTGCGAGATCCTTCGCGGCTTCCAGCGATCGCGTCGACAGCTTCTCGAGGAACGACAGCATCGAGTTGTCATTCTTCCCGGTCGGCGTCGTGAAATCGCCCTGCGCAATCTGATCCATGCCTTGCGCGTATTCGGCCTTCAGCGGCGCGATCCGTGCGTTGAGCTGCTGCATCTGCTGCCGGCCATTCTTCAGGATCTCCAGCAGCGTCATCTGGTCGACGAGCTTCTGGGCCATTTCGCTGTTGATGTCGGCCTTCGTGCTCGTGCCGCCCTTGCCGTGCGTGACGAAGTTCAGTTGGCCGGCGTCGATCATTGCCGACACCTTCTCCTGCGCCTGGGCGCGGAGCTGGTCATACTCGGTGGCACCCTCGACGACCTGCGCGAGCTTTGCCTTGGCGTCTGCGATCTGGACGTTCAAGTCGCCCAGCCGGTTCGCGAGCTTGTCGGTGGGTGGCCGGGCTGCGCCACCCTTCTTCTTGTTCGCTTCGAGCCATACGTTCGGCGAGTTCATCGCCGCTACGAACGTGGAACGCTGGTTCTCGCCCTCCTGGCGAACGCGCTCAAGCTCCTTCTGCAGCGCTGCGCGCTGCATTTCGGCGTCCGGCCCGGTGACCGATTTGATCCTCTGACGCAGCTCGGCGTCGCGCGCCTCATATGCCTTGGCGATCGCCTCAGTGCCCTTCTTGATCGCCGCTGCAACCTCGGTGCCCTGCGCCTGCTGCTGCTCTTCGGACAGCCCCTTGCCCGACGCCTTCTTGATCGCGTCGTATTTGTCCTTGATCGCCGAGACTTCGTTCTGGCCCGACTTCGCGATGGCCGCGACCTTGGCGTCCGTCTCCCGCTGGTATGCGGTCTGATACTTGTAGGTGTTGGCGTCGAGGTCGGACGCGTCGAGAACCTTCTTCGCGGCAGCGCGCTGGCTGACGAGCTCGCTCAGCGCCGCCTGCTCTTGGGCAAGCTGCGTCTTGAGCTGTTGGACGCGCTGCGGATCCGCGGCCTCCCAGCCCGAATCGACGCGCCGCCCCTTCTGTGCCATCGCGATCTGGTTTTGCAGGTCCGCGATCTTGTTCTTCTGATCGGTGATGTGACCGTCCTGGCGGTCCAGGTCGCCCTGCGCAACGGCACCCTGCGCGATCGAGCGCTTGATGTTGGCCGCGTCGATCGCGGCGTTTGCCGCACGCTTGGCCGCTTCAGCGAAGCTGTTCCAGAGCGCGATGCCGCCGATGATTGCGCCGGCCAGCACCGTGAGCCAGCCGCCGAGGGCGTTGAACGCGAACTGCAGCCCGAGCGTCGCCTCCTTCCACGCAACCTGCGCGGTCGTCATCTGCTGAACCGCTGTCAGCGCGACACGCTCTTCAGCAATGGTCGCTGCGAGGATCGCGTTCTTCTCGACGAGGATCGCGTTCTCTGCGCTCGTCGCTGCGTTGAGCTGCCCTTGGGCAATCGCGGTTTCGCGCTCGGCCGCGGACACGGCGTTGAGCGTCGCGATGCGCTGACGCAGCAGCGCCTCTTCTTCGGTCAGAAGCGCAATCTCGGCGCGCATCGACGCGAGCCGGCCCTCGACTTCCTCAGTGAACTTTGCCTGTGCCGCATACTGCGCGGCCGTCGCCGAATTGGACGCCATCGACATCGCAAGGCGCTTATCCTGCTCGGCCGCAACGAATGCGGTTGCCGCGACCTCGCGCGCCTCGAGCTCAGCGAGCAACGTTACCTTGGCCGCGAGAATCTGCTCGTTGGCAGCGATCTCGCCCGCGATCTCGGCTTGGCGACGCGCATCGATCGCTGCGTAGCGCTTGTCATTTTCGACGATGAGACGTTGGTTGCCTGCGATTTCCGCGGCGAGCGCCTCCTGACGTGCGACGCTCTCCTCCCGAATCATCGCGATACGCTTCGCATCCTCGGCCCGAATCTGCTCAGACAGGGAAATGCGCTTTTGCGCGACAAGATTCTCGGTCGCGAGTGAGTCAGTCGCGAACTGCCGGAACGAACCGACGAAGCTTCCAGCCGCGCCTGCAACCCCGCCCAGCACCCACTTAGTCGCCATTACGGCACCAAGAGCGGCGGCAGCCTCTGCGGCAAGCTTCAGCTGGTCCTTGTATTCGACAACCGTGCTGACAAGCGAATTGCCGGCCTTGATCGCGCCGACCAATCCATCGCTCAGGTCGTGCGCCCACTGCTTTGCTTCGGACGTATGGAAGACATCCACCATTTCCGACAGCGACTTCTTCGCCGCATCGAAAAACCCGGCATCGCCGACGGACTTCTTCCACAACTCCCACTGCGTGCCCAGCTTTTCCTGAAGGCCGAGCCAAGTTTCCATCTGGGCGGCGCCGGCCCCCAGCGAATCCAGGTTGAAGGCAGCGAGCATCTTGCCCACGGCGGACGACGCTTCCACCGACCCCTTCTTGATCTTCCCGATGAGCTGATCCATCGACAGGCCCATCGCGTCGGCCATCTTCTGCGCCGCGTTCGGGACTGCCTGCGACAGCTGCATGCGAAGCTCTTGCAGCGACACGCTGCCCTTGCCGAGCATCTGCTGGATAGCGAGCGACGCTTCCTTCAATTGCAGCGACCCGCCGCCGAACTTCGCGACTTCGTTCGTCAGCGCCTCGGCCGCGCCCTTCGCGGGGTCGATGCCGACCGTCTTGAGCTTGACGAACATGTCCGTGAGCGACTGCATGCTGAACGGCACGCGCTGCTCGAGGCCCAGAATGAAGTCCACACCGCGCAGCGCGTCGAGCTGGCGCTTCGCATCAGTGCTGGCGGTCGACAGCCCCTCCAGCACCTTCGTCAGCCGCTCGATCTGGCCGGACGTCTCCATGATGCCGGCCGGAAGCGCGAGAAAGATCCCATGGACGTCGAGCATGGCGAACTTCACCGCGCCGACGGTTGCCACGAAGCTGTGGAACGAGCCGCCCGCCTTCGACAAACTGCCCTGCAGTGCCTCGACTGCCTGCCCTGTCGATGCGAACTGGCGCTCGAGCGCCTGGAGCTGCGCATGCGTGGCCCTCGCGGTTACGCGAAAACCACTGTCATCCAGAATGAGGTTGTAACCGATGTCGCCCAGACCGTTCATGCCTTTCCTACCATTGTTGCGACGCCATCATCTTTAGCTCTGCGAAGCCGGCGTCATCGCGCTTCTCGTTCAGGCGCGAGTTCGTCGCGTTGCCCTGATCGGGGAAAATCTCGGTTCGGAGCTTGGTTTCGTATTCCTGCGCGGGCTCTGCGGCCTGGCGGGATACATGCAACATGAACGCACGGAGGTCTTCTTCCGCGAGCAGCCGATTGATGTTGCGGTTGAGCACCCAGAAAGCGCGAATGGGAAGCACCATGACTTCCCTGTAGCTCATGCTGTAGTGCCGCATGACGCGCGAAAACAGAAAGGGGAAGTCGATTTCGACCTCCCCGTCGGCATCAGCGGCAGTTACTTTTTTGCGTCGCCGGCCCCCTCGCCGCTCTCTGCCGCGGCAGCAGCGACCGCCGCCTCGACGTCGGCTTGGTCCGGGTCGAACATGCCGCGAATGAACGCGCCGACGACCGACAGCTTCTCGAACGTCAGCTTTCGCAGCTCAGCTTCGGGCACGTCCGGCACCGCGCGCATGATCGCGACGATCGTCTCGTCCAGCTGCTTGAGGATGTCCGTCTCGCCTTCGAGACGTTTGGCGGCCTGTTGCGCGTCGATAAACATTTCGACCGTCATGTCCTGCACTGCGTAGCTCTTGCCGCCCAGAGTGATCTGGCGCTGGGGCTGGCTCGTCGGCAGGTTGTCGAGATCGAGAATCTTGACTGCGGAGTTTTTGCTCATGCTCTTTCGCTTTTTCATGTGGGTGAGCCGGCTTGCGCCGGCTCATTAAGTCGTTAATGACTTATCGTGAGGTGCGTATTATTACGCGGGTGCGGTGCCGATCGAGAACACCTTCCGCGACAGCGGGTCCGGGAAGCCCGTGAACGTCGTGTCGAACACGCGTTCCTTGTCCACCTGATACGCGTAGTTCATGCCACCTGCCGTTGCAGCCAGCGGAATAACGAAGTCCTCGGAATAGTCGTTTGCCGGCTTCGCCTGCGGGTGCAGACGGAGCTCGCCCGCCAGGCTCAGCAGGTCCAGACCGACGCCATCCGTCACGACCACGCTCTTCTGCGGATCCGCGCCGCCGGTGAGCGTAGCGCCCGACACCGTCACGCCGGCGCCATCGCTCGCCAGCGTGATTGCGTTGCCGGTGGCATCCTGCGCCTGTGCGGTCGCCGTCACCACCGAGCCTGCGGCCGTATAGGTGGCGCCTTTGACCTTCGAATCGGTCGAGGCGGCCAGCGCGGTCGCAATCGCAGTTGCCTGCGCTGCCGTCGAAGCAGCGATCGCGATATCGGTCGCCGACGCTGCGTTCGCCTTGAACGTGAACACAGTGCCGTTGACAGAGATCGTATCGTTGGCCGCCGGCAGCGCCGTGACCGTCAGCGAGCCCGTCGCCTTCGCGCCGCCCGTCGTGGTCAGTGTTGCGCCCGGCATCGTGGCGACGAGGTTGTCCAGCGTCGTTTCCGCCAGCGGCGCCTTGACCGTGACATCGCGCGACATGATGTTTTCGTTGATGGCGCTCTGGCCGAACTGGTCGACGTTGACCTTGTGGGTGTTCGTCTGGACCGTGACCGTCACGCCGCCTTGCGTATAGCCGAGATCCTGCCCCTTGTAGAAAATGGTGCAGATGCCCAGCTTCACGTTTTTGGTATCACTTGCCACTCAAAAACTCCTTTGCAAAGGATGCGATGATAAGTCATCGCTTATTTATTACTCTAGCCGACAACATAGGCGCAGTCAATGTTGACTACGAATTCCTGAAGGCCCGACTGCGGGATCGGATAACCGATGGGAAGATGACGCGGAATCACATGTTTAATCTGCGTCCCATCCTCGAGCGTTTCCTCGAGCATTGACGCCAGCGCATTCATCGCATCGTGCGCCAGCGCGCGCGCAGTGGTGTAGCCGCTCTTGCGGACGACAATCGCAAACTCGCCCTTATAGAACTTGGGGAGGTTCGGATCGATTGCAGTGCCCTTGTAGCTCTCCTTGAGCATGATCCCGTCGCAGCCTGCACGCATCTCGTTGATGAAGATGCTCTCCCCCGGCTTGCCGAGCCCCGCCGCGACCAGCTTAGGAACGAACATTTCCAGATTCACTGCCCCTCCTCGGCGATGATGGCCTTGACCTTCTTTCCCATCGGACCGAGCCGTGAGCGCACCGCGCGCTCCATGAACTTGCCGCCAACTTTGCCCGAGCCGGCGTCCTTAGCGACCGAGCCGTCATCGAGCTTGAACGCACCGGTGCCGTATGGCGCCAGCCCCTCGTGCATGATCGCGGCGTATTCGGCGACCCGCTTGCCGTGTGCGTCGACTGCTGCCGGATCGACCTCGATCGTGACCTGCGTGCGGTTGTTCATCCCGCCGCGGTCCTCGACAACGTGGATTGCCTCCTCGAGATCGCCATCCTTGTGCGGCGCGTTCTCCCTTGCGAGGCGCGCGATCGTCTGCGCCTCGTCGCGCATGACGGTCAGGATCTTCCGGCTTGAGCGCTCGCCGAGCTGGGCCAGCTGCGCGGCGAGCAGCTCGGTGCTGAAGTTGCTTTTGACTAGACCCATGGCGTGCCCTCGATGACGTGATGGTCGAGCCGACCGAAAGTGTCGTATTTCGGCTCGATCGACGTGATGCGAATTGTGATGTCGCGCGCCGTGAGCTTCGCGCCGATCGCTGCCGACGTCCGACGGTCAACCAGAATGCGCGCGACGACCGCGGCGTCTTCTGCGTGCTCGCCCGAGCCCGAGATCATCGCCCGCGAGTTGGTGGGTTTCACACTCGACTGCGAGCGCACGATATTGCACCCCTCCTGAACTGGCTTGCCGGCGATCGACTCGCCATAGAGGGTGTGCTCGAGCAGCGGAAAGATCGAGCAGATTGCGTTAGGCCGGAACATCGTCGCCCCCATACGGACGCAGCTGCGCTTCCGAGTTCGGATGGAAGATCTCGTCGCGCACCGACATGAACCCCAGCCGGCCCTTGGCGCCTGAGAGCGACACCAGCAGGCCGTGGTTGTCGTGAACCTCGTCCGGGTAGATCACCTCGACAAGATCGACGCCTGCCTCGGCCGCAATCGTCGCGAACGTGTTGGCGTAGATACCCTGCATCGCCCCCTTGACGAGCGCGGCCGCGTAGTCAGTCGTCTTCCATTTGCGCCCGAGCGTGTCGAGCACGCGAAACGACACCGGCGCCTGACCTTCGACGATGCGCGCCGCCACCAGCGCGCCGGACATCGTGTTCCTGCCGGCCATGACAGCCAGGTCGACGCGCGTCACGAAGTCGCGCACGCGGCGCGCGGCCGTCGCGGCGTTCTTCTGCGCGAGAGCGGACAGCGCGCCCAGCAGCTCGGCACGCTCCTGGCGAACGAACTCGCTTCCGATGATCGCGCCCGTGTCCGCGCTGGCGCCGGCGTGCTCGGCAGCGGCAGCTACAACGTCGCGCAGCGCAAGGTCGATCACCGCCGCCAGGGCGGTCAGATAGCCAGCCTGCGCGCTGAGGCCCTCGCGCGTGTATTGCGAGAGCGTGCTGGGCGCGGTCGGCGCGGCACCATACACGACGGACGCGGCAAGCCCGGTCAGGCCCATGTTGAAGCCCGTGGTGTGCCGTGCCACGTTCAGGCCCAGCGTATCGATGATGTGGTTCTTCATGAGCGGGAAAGGCGGGTGCGTTTGACGACGTAGCGCGACAGCTCCTTCATGGCGCGGTCGCAGATCAGTCGGCGGTTCGGTCGAACAGCCGAAAAGGTGGTGGAGGCGTCCCCGATCGTCTCGGAGACAATGCCCTGCAGTCGCTTGGCGAGGACAGGATCGCCTCCCAGCAGATCGTCGGCCTCCATGATCTGCGCGCGCTCGCACGCGACACGGAAGTCGATCGGCAGGGACATGTATTGCTCCTGCGAAAACTGGACGATCGAGTAGATCCCGAACTCCGGGAAGATGAAGTTCTGCCAGTTCTCTGACCAGCGGTAGCGGTATTGCATCTGGCCGAGGTTGTTGCGCGCCTGAATCATGGCGGCGACGCGCTCGGATCGCGATGCCTGCACCCAGCCGGTCAGACCCGGAATGTCGAGCGCGACGAGCTCGGCCTTGTTGAGCGTCTGGAACGAGTTGGTGCCGGGAATCAGCAGCTCCGTGCCCTCGAGCAGATATCGCGCATCCATGAGGACACGGCCGCCGGCAGTGTCCATGAGCAGCTCGATCTGACGCAGCGCGCGCACCTTCCCGGCGGGCAGCGCGTTGAGGGTGGCCGGCACCGTGACTGTCACCGATTCGACGATGGAGTCAAACGCGATCGACGTCTCATCGAGCAAGACAGCGCCCTCTTCATCCAGCACGCGGTAACTCACCGCGGTTGGCGTAACCGGGTTGCCCAGGCTGTCAACGAACGGAATCGTCAGGGTGACGTCCGACGCGGCGAGATACACGTTCATGGGTTACACCGCCTCGGCGACGCTCGCTTCGGCCGGCGCAACGGCTTCTGCCGCGGTCGCTGCCTTCGTCACCTTTGTCGCAACCTCCGGGCCTTCCGGCGCATCAACCGGCGGGATCGGATTGACGTCAACCTTCACGCCTTGCTTCTCGAGGATGAGACGGATCAGCTCGCCGATACCGGTCGCCTTCACGCCCAGCGTGTCGCCGATTTCCCGCAGCCCTTTGATCCCGCGATCCGATGCGACACCTTCGAGGTATTCCTGCGAATACTCGACGTGTGCTGCTGCCGGCGCGATGGTCGGAATGACGGCCATCGGCCGGGTCTGCGAATCCAGCACGAGTTGCGCCGTGCTCGGGTTCGATCCGTCTTCGCGCTTGATCTTCACGATGTTGGCAAGGCGTGCGGCGGTGCGGCGATCGACGTCAAACGCCGATTCGCCGTCGACGAAGTCAACGCCGCCAAACGAGCCGGTGAAACTCTCGTAGCCGGCCTGAACCATGCGGATCTTCATATGGTGGAACTCCCTATCCAAAACGGAAAAGGGGCATGGACTACATGCCCATGCCCCGCATTCTACCTGCTTAAATCATTAGTGACTTATTTACAGGCTTAAATGTTGGTGACGCCGCGCAGACGAGCCAGCGAACGGGTCGACTTCAGAGCCGTGCCGCAATACCACTTCACGCGGATACGGTCGGCGTCCTTGTTCTGCACCGTGCCGACGTCTTCGACGCGAATGCCCGCGTCCTTACCGCCCCAGAGGCCGTGCATCCCGTCGAGCTCGTTCAGGCGGACGGCATAGATCGAACACGTCTTGGCGTTCGTGCCCATCGTCTCGTCGTTCGCGAGCCAGTCGTTACGCAGGATCGGGATGCCGTTGTGAGCGAGCACCGCCTGGCCGAAATTCGGGATCTCGACCATCGCCGGCTGGATGCCGCCGGTCGCGTAGAGCAGCGCGCGGTATGCGCGGATCGTGCCCGGACGCATCACGAACGCGTCGGCGCCGTTGATGACCGCGTCGGCCAACTCGTCCATCATCGACAGCGTCAGCGGCGCACCGTTCGTGTCAGCGTCCAGCGTCATCGCCGAGGTGACCAGCTGCGGCAGGCCGTCGAATTCCTTCGGGTTCTTCGCCGCGTTGCCCTGCGCGATCGTCTTCTTGAAGATACGGCCGACCGCCTTGGCCTTCATCGCGATCTGCGTCGCGCGCTGGTCGTTCGTATCCGAATCGGTTTCCTGCAGGAACTTGTCGACGTCCACGTCACCCGCGAGGATGCGCAGCTTCGACACGACTTCGTCGAACGTGCCTGCGTCCTCGTTCACGGTGTCGTTCGGCGACAGGAAGTCAGCCGTCGGCAGCGTGTTCTCGCGGTCGTAGACGTAGGCCTTCCCATTGATGCCGATGAAGGGGATCAGCGCGAAGAGTTCATCGCGTTCGATGATTTCCTCGATCACGCCGGCGACAAGCTGGTTGTTCGACAGCTTCTCGGCTTCTGCTTGCAACAGAGGCATAGTTTTCCTTTCGAAAAGAACGATGATAAATCATCGGTGACTTACTTTATCAGGAAGCCATTGGGTTTACAAGATCAGGGTGGATCTCACTTGGTGCGTGCCGCCAGGCCCGCAGCAATCTTCGAGCGACCCGTGGTCACTTTCGACGTTTCGGGCTCTGCATGCGGCGTCTGTTTGCCGCCGGTCGACGAGCCGACACCGGTGCGCAGCTTCGACTTTCGCAGCGAATCCTTGTCCGGGTCGATATCGACGAGCTTGGCGATCGCGGCTTCGAAGCTCAGCGGCTCGCCCTTCGAATCGACGAGCACCGCGCGGTCCTTCGCTCCAGCCGGCTTATCGAATGCCACAACCGCGCCATCCTGGAACTCGAAGTGCGCGCCGTAGACGCGACGCGCTTTGGCGGGCGACAGGGTCAGCTCTTCGTTGATGAACTTCGAATTGCCGAACGCGTTGCCAACGGACAGCTCCGCGATCTGAGCCTCGAGATCGCGCGTGCGCTGCTCGGCGGCGCTCAGCTTTTCATCGCGCGCGCGCAGCTCGGCGCCGTGTTGCTCGACCATCTGCGACTTCAGCGCATCCCATGCGCCCTTCGCTTCCAGCTGGGCCGTCTCCGCGTCCTTGCGCTGCTTCACCAGCTCGCGCAGCTCCTTCGCGTCCAGGCCGTCGAATTCCGCGAGGCGTGCGTTCACTCGCGCGAGTTCGTCGGACGTCTCCTTCAGCTTGGCCTTCTTGTCCATCACTTCACGAAGCAGTGCGGCTTCCGCATCCGACGGCTTGCCCGATCGCGAGCCGGCCGGGTCGCCTTGACCGCCCTCACCGCCCTGACCGCCCTTGTTCTTGCCGCCGCCATCGCCCGCGCCACCGCCTTCGCCGCCTTCGGGTGCGCCGCCGCTGCCAGCCGGGCCGCCACCGCCGCCCTTGCCGCCGTCACCGCCGTCACCCGCCGCTGCGTCCATGTAGCCGCCGCGCACCATCATCTGCTTCAGAAACCAACTCATGTTCTTGCCTGCCTTTCGTTGACCGTTCTCTCGGTCGGGTTGTGTGATGGACCTATCACTCGGCCCGCTTTACTGCTCAGGACGACTTGACCAGCTGATTCGATACGATTCGGCCCGCCGTCTTCTGGAGCTCGCCCTTACCCATCGGGGTTGCGCTTGCCCCAGGCGCCGCCAGCGCGTCCACCGGCGGCCAATTTTTCAAATCCTTCTTCATCGCGTCGATGAGATCCTGCTTAATCATCGGGAACAGCTTGCGAATGACCGCTTCCATCTGCTGACGACGCACGCTGTCCGGCGCCTCGATGAGCGAGAGGCGTGCCGCGATGTCGAACTCGTCGTAGAGCCCGCGGACGTCGAAGTCCTTCGGGTAGGAAACCATCTGGCGCTCTTCGACCTGCGCGGCGTTCGGCGCGATGTCGATCTGTTCGCCGTTCCAACGCGCGGCGAGCTCGCAGAGCTTTCGTTCCGCCGCTTCGAGCGCATCGGCCTTCGCCGCGAGCAGCGAGTTCACGCGCTCGAAGTCGTATGCCTTCGCAACGCCCGAACTGTTGTCGATGCCTTGGCTGTTGTCCTGCTTGGTGCGCTCGCCGGCCAGACCGACCGAGTGGTAGATCTCGTTGATGATCTTGGACACCACCTGCAGGATCAGCTCTGCCTGCTTCACGTCCGGCGAAATGAACTCGGGCTTGCCACCGCCCGAGCCGTCGTAGGCGAAGATCCGCTTCGTGCCCATTTCGACCAGCTTGTCGTAGCCTTCCGTGCCCGACTCGATCGCTTGAGACGGGATCGTGAGCTGGCTGAACGTCTGGTCCTGAATCACCGCATCGAGGTTCGACAGGTAGTTCGCGACCGCACGGTCGAGGTAGGCGACATCGGCGATTAGCGCCGGGGACGTGTAGACGTCGTCCGAGATCATGTTGTCGGCCCAGAACACCGGGACGACACCGAGCCCGTGCTTCACGGGTGCGTCTTCGATGATGATGGGCTTGCCGCGCTTGTATTCGACGCGGAACAGCTGCGAGCTTTCGCGCGTCCAGAGGCGGTAACGCTCCATGACGTTGCCCGACGAGGTAATCGGGTTTCCGTCGTCGCGCTCCGTCTCGTAGAAAAGGATCCAGTTCAGCTTCCCGAACTGGTCGAAGCTCATGTCCAGCGCGTGCTGCGGCTTGATGATGTAGGCGTAGACGCGAGAGTCCGTCGCCTTCTCGTCGGCGATCGTCTGCACCTCGTCGGACTTCGTCGAATCGACCACGATCCACACACGACCGAAGGTCGACGTCCGGTTCGACACGCGTTTCATGAATTCCGTGATCGGCAGGTCCGACAGCGTCGCGCGCTTCCAGAACCGCTGCACGTAATCCGGCGCGTCCTCATTGCGCTGGATCTCCATCTTGAACACGTATTTGTCGAGCAGGTCGACGACCTCGCGCGAATGGTTGAACCGATACGCGCGCGCCAGCCGATCTTCGTATTCCTTCTTGCCCTCTTTGATGTAGCGGTGCAAGTTCGCGACGAACCAGGCGCGACCGCCCTCGTAGGTTTCCTCGAGGAAGTCCCAATGCGCCTTCATCGCCTCATACAGCGGGTGCCGTCGAGCGATGAACCGTTGAAGCGTCTTTTGCGAGTAACTCATGTGCCTTATCTCTCGGGCCAGCGGCAATTAAATCACTACTGACTTATCAAGTCAATTACAGCGAAACGCCCATTACTTGAACCTCACGAACCGGGAACATGTATTGGACCGGGTAGCCCACCGCATCGGCCATATGGTCGAAGCCCGAATCCTTGTCGACCTCGCGCCCACCTTCCTTGTAGATCGTCTGCTCGAGCGACCGGATGACCTCCTTGCAGCGCTTGTCCACACGCAGCCGGATCTTGCCGTCAGCGGTGCGCAGCATCCGGTTTACCGCGTTCACGCGATCGGCGACCGGCGGGTGCTTCTTGTGGTAGCGGATCCTCTTGAACCCCTTCTGCACGAAGATGTCCAGGTCGGACTCACCGCGCGCGTGCTGCCGGTAGCCGCCGGCTGGGTCGGGGAAGATCGTGATATTCCCCATGAGCTTCCAGTAGAGGCGCTCGAGCTCGTCGCACACCTCCTCCGTGTTCGAGCTCTTCAGGCTCAGCTCGTTGACGATCCAGACCTCACCGTTCTCCTGCGGCTGCAAAATGCAGCTCGACATCGGGTCGATGTTGAAGTCCTGCCCCACCCAGATCGGCAGCGACGGGTTGAACGGGTAGTCGCCGACGTGCGTCTTCCGGTCGAACGGGTAGTAGACCCGGCCGCTCATCGTCTCGAAGCTCGCCTCAAACTCCTGCGCGAACTCCTTCTCGCCCATGTCGGCCTTGGCGGCCTCAATTTCAGACTTCGGAATGAACGGCGACGTGATGGTCGGGAACTGCCAGCTCTTCCACCGCCCGAGCATCTGGTTCTCGAGTATCTGGCCGAGCGCGTAGAGGTCGTAGAGGAAGTTGTAGGACTTCGGCGTGCCGATGAACAGTGCGTGCCCACCCGTCGACGCCAGCGTCGGCCGCAGCACCTTCGACCAGGCTTCCGGGTTGATGTCCTGCACCTCGTCCATGACGAGAAAGTGGACGCCCACGCCGCGCAGCGAGTCGGGATTGTCGGCGCCCTTCAGCTCGATCCGGGTGCCGTTGACCAGCAAGATCGACATCGTCGTCTCGTTGATCTTCTTGACCCACCGCCGCGGCAGTGCCGCGATCAGGTCCGGCCACATGATCTGCTTCGCCATCCGATAGGACGGCGCGACATACCAGATCAGCCGGCGCGCGACCTTGGCGTATTTGATGAGCGACACCTTGGCGAGCTGGGTCTTGCCCCAGCGCCGGCCTGCGACAACCACGCGGAAGCGGTGCGGCGACTGGAACACCTCCATCTGCTTCGGATGGAGGAAGATCGCCTCGACCTCGGACTGAATCGGTGTTGCCGCCTTCGCGGTCGGCAGGCCGGGCTCACGCAGCTTCATCAGCCACCCCCGCCGGCACTTCGTCGAAGTCGACCGTCATTGCCTCATCGGCCGCCACGTCGATACTGCCGTCCTCCTGACGCTGCTGCATTTCGAGGATCTGGTCCGCGGTCATTTCGTGGATCGGCAACTCGGGCAGGTCGCCAATCTCGTCCTTCTCGCCGTTCGCGATGCCCAGCACTTCGAAGCGCTCGGCGCGGCAGATCGATAGCGCCTCGGCTGCGAGCTTGAGCGTCTTGATCTCGTTCTGGACAGTGGCGAATGCCTGCCCGTCGCGCTGAGCCTTGACGAGCTGGTTCTGGATCAGCTGCGCAATGACCTTCGCCGCGCTGTAGTGGCTGTCTTTCGTCTCGCGAATCTTGCCGGCGATGACCGTTGCGTCGCCCGCGATCTGCTCAGCGACCTTCTGCTGGACCGCTGCATGCACTTCGGCGCGCTTCTCGCCCTTCTTCACCCCCGCCTTCGAGAACATCATCATCAGCGCTCGGGGAGTGCGCCCGAACCGCTCGCCGAGCTCTTCGAGCGTCGCATCCCCCGACTGCCACAGGGCAATCACCTCCGCGCGCTGCTTCTCGGTCAGAGCCTTCGTGCCCTTCTTCGCACCGGGCGTCTTCTGCTCAGCCATCAATGCTCCCGACAAAAAAATAGGGGCACCCGTGATCGGTGTGCCCCTTGGAGATATGCGTAAACCTGAAAGCGAAGCATACCCCAATCGGGCCGATATTGTAAATCACTGCCGACTTATTTTTTACGACGCAATTCGGCCGCGCCGTCCCCGTCCCGCACATCGTTCTCACCCTCCCGTCATGCCCGCCGGAACACCTTTCTAAAACCTTTCAGTCAATCAATGTAAATACAGTAAAGGTTTTAAAAAGGGTTCTTATATATAGGGAACACCCAAAAAGTGACAAGTTGAAAGAAATGTGAAAGGCCACGGGAGAGGACATTACTTTTCTTACAGCAAGCCACGGAAATACCAAAAAAGTGACAAGTAATCAGTAACTTTCTGAATACAAACGATATTTTGTCTCCCCGAGGCCCGCGGAACGGGAATGCCTGAAAAGTGACAAGTAAAGCATTTCGTAATAATTCCTCGGTTCTTTGGTTGGTTCGCTGGAGACTCCGGCGCCGGAGCCTCCATTCGAAAGCATTCAGTAAGATAGCGTGCCTCAGTCCATCAGCACCTCCTCGACGAAGCCCGGCTCGACATCAAATTCCTCGACCGTCACGAGCTCCGGAATCACCGGCTCGGATAACTCACTGCTTACCTCGTTCACGACCGGGGCCGACGGGCGCACGGTGGGCGCGCTGGCGGGTTCCGGCCGCGGCGTCCCGGCAATGACGGCACTACCCGTCGGCGTGGGCGCCACGAGCCGCCTGACGCGCCCTCGGCGGTGTTCCGTGGCGGCCCGGTCGATGAGGCAGTGCTTCTCGAGTGCGCGCAGCGAAAACTGCAGGCTCTCCTTCGTTGTGCGATACGGCAGCCGCTCGAGGATCTGGTCGATGTCGGCCGGCGACCATGTGGCGTCCGCGGCATTGCCCGCCACCACGACCTTCATGATCTCGATCTGCTTGACGGTGAGGTTCACGCCGCGGCCTCCAGCAGATCGAGCCGCAGTGGCTCGCCCACGCCCTGCATGTCGAACGCGGACAGCGGCAGGCGTGCCGGCAGCGCGCGCATGGCGCCGGTTGCCGCGTCCCAATCAGGGTTCACCCACGCGGCATACACCGTCGCGCCGAACACGAGCTGCTGCGTCTGCTTCAGGAGGTAGCCGAGCTCCATCTGCTCGACGCGTGAAGTGCCATTCAGCCGGTTGTCGCCCGACTTCTCCATCGAGCTGTTGCGGTAGTAGAAGGAGCGGAGCTCCTTCAGCGTGTGCTCGCGCAGGTAGTCGGGCATGCCCTCGATCTCTGCCTTGATCGCGACGTAATCGTAGGCAGGGCTCTTGAAGTGCCGCGCGAAGAAAGCGAGGCCCGGCTCGAACGCCGGTGCCGACTTCGGCTTCACGAACCGCATGCCGGCCTTCGCCGAGAACGGGTTGTATCGGCTCATGGAGCTGCGCGATTCGACGTAGCGAAAGCCCATCAGGCGGTATGCCAGGTTCTTGAAACGGTAGGCGATGCCGCCGCCGCGATACATCGTGTCCAGCACCGTGCGCGATGACAGGATCAGGTTCTTGTTGATCCATGCCATGCGCTGCACGTTCATCAGCTTCGTGTCGCGGCCGTTCTGGTTCGGACGCAGATGCGGGAACACCTGATTTCGACCCGAGTCGAGCGGCTTGGGCACCGTGAACACCATCACGCCGATCGTCTGGGCCGGCGCGACGCCGTCGTCGACGACCAGGCGCATGTAGCGCGGGCCGATGCCGTTGTTCGATGCCTTGTAGTGGAGCTCGTGGAGCAGTTGCCAGTCTTCCAGCGTGCCCCGCTCCACATACATGTGCTTGACGAGCGACAGCGGCCGCGTGCCAGCCGCCGGATCGCGCCACGCCAGGATCGGGCTATCCCGGTCGTCGGACGCCGTGATCGGCCCGGCAAGGTTCAATGCGGTGGCCGGCGTGCTCATTCGAAGCTCAGCCCCCGCGCGATGACGCCGAACGAGGTCAGCCAGTCCTCGACCTGCGCCTTGGTGCGCGCGCCGGAGAACTGCGCCTTGACGACGCCGCCCTGGAGCACTCGCACGTTCGGCACGCCGCGCACGCCGAGCGTCTCCAGATCTGCCGTGCTGATGTCGGCCGCGTTGATCTCGGTGTAGTTGAAGCCGTAGTCGGTCTTGAGCGCCTGCAGCACCGGCTTGAGCATCTTGCACGGGCCGCACCACGGCGCGGTGAAGATGACGACTTCGGGCGCGGCGCCCGAGCCGATGAGGAGCTTGTCGTAGATCTGTTTCATCATGCCATCCGTTTCAGGAGTTCGAATGCCTCGTCGCGCGTCATCACGCGCTCACCGGAGGCTGCCGCGTTCAGCTCTTTGAACGTCTCGACGCGCAGCTTTTCGCGATAGCGCTTCTCGATGTAGAGAGACGGCTGGAGGTCTTCCACGAGGTCGAGGTGGGTCGTCGCAACGATCACCGTCGCCCCGACCTTGCGCGCGGTCTTCTGCACCGCATACGCGATCACCTTCGCCGCGGTGCGATCGAGCACGGCCATGAACTCGTCGGCCACCCAGACGTCAGCCTGGCTCTCGATCGCCTTCGCCAGTCGGAAGCGGTAGCGCTGGCCGTCGGACAGCTCGCCGGGCTTGCGGATGAACAGGTAGGCGTCGTTCAGACCGGCGATCGACAGCAGCCGGATCGCGTCGTTGGTCGACGTGCCGATCTGGTCGATCAGCGGCACGTCGGGCTCGAGGTGGACGTGGTCGAGGTTCGCGACCTTCTTGCCGGCCGCGTCCATCTGGTCGGAAAGCTCGCGCAGCAGCAGCGACTTGCCCGCGCCCGACTGGCCGGTGATGTAGACGACGTCGCCCTGCTCTACGTCCAGATTCAGCTGGTCGAAGATCACGAACTCCTTGTCGTCCAGGCCGAGGCCGAATGCCTCGGCCACCTCGACGACGCGCTGCGATCGCGCGACGCGGGTGTGGAACCGCTTGTCAATCAGATAGGTTGTCATTTAAATCACTGGTGATTTACTATTGGCGCCGAATAAAAGCGACCAGCGCGTCTGCGCCGGCCAGGCCCGTTTCTGCCTGCACGCGCGCCATGAAGCGGGATACGTGGATCTCGTCGACGCCGGCGATGTCCTTGAACCCGAACACCTTCGCGAGCGGCACGCGGCGCGCGCTGACCGCGTCCGCTTTCGCGTGCGCCTCTTGCTCTTGCTGCTCGACGGCTTCCGCGACGTCGGGCACGAATGCGTCGACGTTGAGCTCGCCGAGGTCTGCCGCGGAGAACTCGAGCTCCTTCGTGTCGAAGATGCCCACCAGCAGCGATTCGAGGCCGGCCACTTCATCGCGGAACATCAGCGTGTCGATGCCGCCTTCGTTCGTGCGGTTGTCGGCGAGACGCAGCGCGCGCTTCTCTTCGTCGGTCAGGCCCGACAGGATCACGACGGGCACTTCTTCCATGCCGCGCTTGATGGCCGCCAGCCGGCGGCCGTGGCCGGCGATGATCTCGCCGTGGTCGTCGATGACGATCGGCTGGGTCCAGCCGAACTGCTCGATCGACTCGACGATCTTGTTCACCTGCGCGTCGTCGTGCTTCTTGACGTTCTTCGCATACGGGACCAGCGCGGCGACCTTCCAGGTGCCCTCGCGACGAGTAACTCGGGGATGATTTCGGCTCATGCGGCCTCTTTGTTTCGGTAGAACTGCACGATCGCGGAGCGGCGCGCGGACAGGTGTCCGGTGGCGTCCTCCGGCTCGAATTGCGCAGCGCTGTCGCACGCTTCGCAGATGGCCGGCTCACGGTTGTGGAAGTAGCAGCGCTGGCACTCCGGGTAGAGGAACTCAGCGCGCGGGATGCGGGCAAAACCGGTCGGCTTCATGCGATCATCGTCCAGTCTTCAGCGAGCACGTCGGTCTGCGACGCGAGCCACGGCACGAACTTCTCGTCGGCTGTCTTCATGCCGATCCAGGGCAACTTCTCGCAGCCGAGAGCGTGCACGGAACCCGCGCGCGAATCGGGGTTGTAGTCGTAGCCGAACACGAGCGCGAGCCACATGCCCTTCCCATTCCATCCTGCCCGCGCGACTCGCTTGCCTGCCTTCAGTGCTTCGATTGCATCGCCAAAGGTCATGCCTTCGACCTGCCGATATGCACGCTCGAACACCGCCTTCGGCGACCAGCTGACGTAGCCGGCATAGAGCGCCGTGTTGGCTGCCCCGCCGTCTGCGTATTCGACGAGATAGCCCTCGTCGGCCGGGTTCTCGTCGGCCGGCACCGCCCAGCCAAGCAACGTGTTGTAGGCGCCGCGCGTTATCGGTTCGGCGTTGACGATCTTGTTTCCGAGGTATCGCTTCACTTGTATGCCTTCATCAGATGGACGAATGCGTTGCCGGCGTTCGTCATGGAGTCTTCCTGCGTGAAGCCCTGTTCACGCGAGGAGCGATCGATCGCGGACGTGATCCACGCGACATCCTCGACAGGCACCTTGAAGCGCATCACCTGATGCGTGGCACCTGCGCTCGGCAGCTCAGGCATCTGCGGTTCAGCGTCAGAATCCAGCTCGTCGAGATCTATACTCGAAGCCATGAGAATGTCGGTGAGCTCGCCGTCGGTGTAGGGCAGGAATTCGGCGACGTCGTTGCCGAGCTCCTTGAGCAGGCGCGACAGCGCGAGGGTGTCGTCTTCGCCGTAGCGACCGTTGTCGACGAGGCCGATCTCCTTCGCCGCCTTGTCGCTGATGCGGCCGACGTTGATGATCGGAACCTCCGTCAGACCGATCCGCTTCGCGCTCTCCCAGCGGTGCTCGCCGCCCAGGATCTCGAACGCGCCGTCGTCAACAGTTCGGACAACGACAGGTTTGTAGAGCCCGCCGAAACGCTTCAGCGACGCGTCCAGCTTCGCTTCGTTCTCCGGGCTCATGTGGTTGGTGTTCCAGGGGTTCGGTCGCAGCATGTCGATCGGGACGGTCGCCTGCGAAACCTGGATGTGGGTAGCTGAACCTGCCATAATGGTGAGCGTAAGTTAAATCACTGCTTACTATACTTTTGGACCTCCTGTAAGGCAAGGCATATGACAAACGGGATCACAATCGCCGCGAGCGCGGTGAATGCCAAGCTGATCGGCGGCAGTCGAGAAGCGAAGCTGCTGGTGCGCGAGACGCTGTCCTATCTCGTCGACGGGGCGCAGTATTCGCAGGCATTCAAGGGCACGAGCTGGGATGGCCGCTCGAGCTTCTTCGACTTCAACAGCGGGACGTTCCCGGCGGGCTTCCTCTACAAGGTGCAGGCGAAGCTGCTGAAGGCCGGCTACCGGGTGAACGTGGTGCGCAACCCTGCGCCGGCGCCGCTCGGCCCCGAGCGCCCGGAGGTCGACGAGTTCGGCTATGACCCGCGCTACAGCTACCAGCCCGAGGTGGCGGACAAACTGGTCAAGCACCGGCAGATCATTGCCCGCGTCGCCACAGGCGGCGGCAAGTCGCGTATCGCGCGCATCTGCTACAAGCGCATCGCCCGCAAGACGCTGTTCCTGACGACGCGCGGGATCCTGCTCTACCAGATGGCCGACGCGGTCGAGTCGAACCTGAAGGAGGCGGCCGGCATCATCGGCGACAGCAAGTGGGACGGTTCGCGCCAGTTCACGACCGGCATGGTGCAGACGCTCGCGCAGGCGGTCGAACTCTGGACCGAGGAAGGCGAAATGCTCGCCTACCTGAAAAACCGCGACGCTGCAGAGGACCGCGAGGTCGAGAAACAGGCCACGCGGCTGAAGAAACAGGGGTTGAAGGCGGCCGAGGTCAGCGCCGCCACCGCCACGCTGCGCAAGACACTCGTGGCACAGCGGCCCTCGGACGCGCAGGTGGTCGCCGACATTCAGGCGAAGGTGCGCGAGCACAACAAGCGGCGCGACGAGGTCATCGAGTGGCTGAAGACGATCGAGTTCGTCATTCTCGAGGAAGCGCACGAGGTGTCGGGCGAGGGCTTCTACCAGCTGATGCGCCACTGCACGAACGCGCACTACCGGCTCGCGCTGACCGCGACGCCGTTCATGAAGGACAGCCCTGAAGCGAACCTGCGTCTCGAGGCGTGCAGCGGGCCGGTCGCGATCACGGTGACCGAGAAGCAGCTGATCGACCTTGGCGTGCTCGCGACGCCCTATTTCAAGTTCATCCCGCTCCAGAACCACGCACCGCAATACCAGACCGAGATAAAGGGCAAGGTGTTCACGCACCGGCTGTTCCGCTCGACGCCCTGGCCCAAGTGCTACGAGGTCGGCATCGTCAACAACGACGAGCGCAACCACGCGATCGTCTACGAGGTCGCGCGCGCGGCGAAGCATGGGCTGCGGGCGATGGTGCTCGTCGGCCGCAAGGAGCACGGCAAGCGCCTGACCGAACTGCTGACGGCCGCCGGCGTGCGCTGCAACTTCATCTTCGGTGAGCACGACCAGAAGGAGCGACAGGCCGCGCTGAACGCGCTGCGCGACGATCGCATCGACTGCGTGATCGGCTCGACAATCCTCGACGTGGGCGTCGACGTGCCGGCCGTCGGCCTGATCGTGCTCGCAGGCGGAGGCAAGGCCGAGGTGCAGACCCGGCAGCGAATCGGCCGCGGGCTGCGCGCGAAGAAGTTCGGGCCGAACGTCGCGTTCGTCGTGGACTTCATCGAAGCGAACAACCAGACCCTTCGCGACCACCAGAACGAGCGGATCGCGATCATCAAGAACACGCCGGGGTTCGCAGAAAACATCGTGGCGGACTTCGACTACACGGCGTTCGGGCTTGCGGCGTAATTCTGGCCGACGTGGTATATTTTCCTTTGAAAACAGCCGCTTGCGTAAGCGGCGCTTGGAGAATATCCATGTCGGTTCAAGATGAGGTCCTTCGTGCGTGGCGCGAGGCCGCGCAAAAAGGGCAGATCGGCGAGTATGAGCAGCTCGACATTGGCGGGCCGGAGAAGCTCGTTGTGCTGCCGCATGATGCCCTCGCCAAACTTCAGCGTGAGCTCGATGAAGTCAAGCTTCAGCAGTCCATCGACTGGTTCCAGGCTCAGGGCTTGATGGATGAGTTGCAATCGCCCGAACCCGACGAGGCACAACAAGCCGAGCAACGAGACACGCAGGTGTTTGGCAAACGTCGCATACTAAAACCCGGCCGCCCTTATCGCGACCTTCTGATTCCCTATGCGTCGACGCTCGCTGCTGCCGGTGGCGTCGACTATTTCACCATTCTTAAGTGCAACTTAAGGGGGAAGTTCCCAACAAAAGAGGAAGCGGCCGAAGTCGCGAAAAAGCTGTCGGCTACAAAAATTACGATTCTCGGCCACAAAGCCGGAAACCCGCCGATACCGAAAAATCCGGCGAGCACTGCAGGTGGGCTGCGCGCTCACACCCAAAAGAACCCGCGCCGTAAATCTCGCTCGGAGGGTTGATGGCGCGCGGCGTGAGATTTGCACCCAACGCGTGGGATGATTTTCTTGCGTGGGCCGAGGACCCGGATACGTTCGGGAGGATCGCGAGCCTGATCAACGAATGCAGACGTGAACCCTTCAAGGGAATCGGCAAACCCGAAGCCCTGAAACATGACCAGCGTGGGCTGTGGTCACGACGCATTACCGAGAAACACCGGTTGGTCTATGGAGTTACCGCATCCGACATCCTGGTAATGCGCTGCAAGGGGCACTACGACGATAAGTGACCACGTCACAGGTCCGCCCAAATGAGGACCGCACCGTCTCCAGAGCAAGATTCCGCGAAAATTGAATTCTGCTGACTATACTCACCCGTATAGATAACAATCCAAGGGCTCTTCGGAGCCCTTTGTCATTTGGAGAGTCATGCCACGCCCGATCGTCACCCTCATGCAGCGTGCGAAGGCGCTGCTGCCAGAAATCACTGCTGACCTCGACATCGGCCACGATGGCGTAGTTGCGCTCGCAACTTTGCTGTCACGGGTAAACTACCGGCCTCACAGCCACGTATTGCCCGAGTCGCGCCAAGTGTGGCTCGATAGACTGAGCGAACGTAGCCTGCTGGCGATGAAGCCCGATCAGCGGATTCGGGTGTATCGCAAGTTCGCGCTCGATTTGACGGAGCCCACGCTCAAGGACATCGAGCAGGTGTTGGAGTGGCGCGCGAAGCATGGCGACTCGAACATGCCCGAGTCCCAGCGGTTCGCTGCCGCGCAGTCGGCTGACGACTCGCTCCGCTCCGCTCGCGGGCAACTGTCCACGGAGGAGCAAGATGACGTGGAAGTGGTGGCCGATGCACTGCTCGCAGACGCGGCGCTCGGGAATTCAGAATGGTCTGCGTGGTAATTGATGGAGAAGCTATGAGAAAAATGATCGCCGTCGCCTTGCTTGCTGCATCGAGCTCGGCCTTCGCGCTGCCGCCGGGGAACATGGTCGAATTCAACAATCAGGTCGAGACGTGTAAAAAGTTCGGCAACGTCGGGGCGCTCTACTATCGGATGGCAGAACAGGGGAAAACGCCGACCGTTCACATGGGCAAATACACCGAGCCCATTCGCCAAACGATCGAGAGCGAGATCTTCGGCAACACGGCCTCATACGATGAGGAGTCGGCCTGGAAGTTCGCCTACTCCTACTGCTGGGACCACATCGATAGCGCCCTCCGTCAGATGAAAGCCGACGGCGCGGTAGAATAGTGCCCCATAGCCAACAATTTACGGGGAAAGCAATGCTGGACGACACGGACATCCCAGACGAGAAAGACTGCCGCGAGCGGCTCGTCGATCTCCAGGCACGCGTAAATGCGATGCAAGAGGAGCTGCCTGACTTACTGCATCGAATCACCGAAGCGCTTCGCATGATCGGTGGAAAGTCTGAACTCGCCGACGATTGGAAGGAATCACTCGGCGAATCGCGCGGCGATGCAAACACTGCGATCGAAAACTATAAGTCTGCGGCCCGCCAACTTGGCTCGGCCAGTCTGACGCTCGGACAGCTTCCAGCTGCAGCGGCCGAGCGCCGTGGTCAGTTGCTCCAAGCTGTTGACGGCCTTCTGAATGGTGCGGAAGACCTCGTGTCCAGCGCCGAGTATTACTACGAGAAGGCACAAGATCCTGATCCGTCGAATGTTCCACCGAGCATTCTCGACGACTAAGGCCGCGATCAGGGCGCTGGCGCCCTGATCGGCGCCGCGATCCGCCCACATATTCCGCTTCCCCAAGTCCCGCCTTTGGCCGTATAAGGATGGGCCGCTCCGACCGGCGCCTGGCTGTATAAGGACAGGTCACTTCCGCCAAAAAATTTCCGACGAGGCCCCACACTAAGTGCGTGCCTGCCTAAGACTACCCACGTCTGTCCGAAAGGGCTTGACGACTACAAATTTCCGCGTCCGGTAGTGCACCTTCCTTGCTCTGCACTACCGGGCTCCACTCATCAGAACGTCCAGTCAACACGAAACGAAAGACAATCGAAACGCGTGTTGTCAGTGTCCCATTGGTCGAGCATCCGGGCGTCGTGCGCGCACGGGTCAAGCTCTGAGCGTTCGATCGTGTCGAGCATATCAGCGCGGGCATGTTCGCGGGCGCGTGAGACTTTGCAGGGGGCGTTATGTGCGGTCGTCATGGTGCAATGTGGGTTAGCTTAGGGCGGGGTTAGTGGGCGCATGCCGCGCCCACTAAATCATAATTTACTTATCCTTTTTTGCACCTTTAACGAGCGAAAGGGTGTCGTCGCTTGCAGTCTCAACCATCTTTGCGATTGCAGCGATGAACGGGGATTTTTCGTTCACTTCCAAGGTTGCTTCTTTGCCCTTTACGCGAACCATCTTGCCCATGCCCAGATACTTGCAGAACCCGTTCGAACCAAACGAGCGGGAATTCTGCGTGCCCTCCGTCGTGACGCCCACCCCACCAATGACGCGACGAAGCTTATTGACCAGCGACACGTCGCGCACCACGTCAGACGTCGAATCGTCACCCTTGCCCGTCGTCGCATAGACCAGTGCGCTACGGGAAACCGCGCCCGCATGAATCGCGCTCAGGAGCGACAGCGCGGTAACACCATCAAGCATGGTGTAGTCTTTCGCATGCAAGCACGCGAGAAACTCGGAAACGCGCTTTACCGCTTTCACGCCCATATTGTCGGCGATGGTCGACAGGAATTCGATATCGGAGATCTTTGCGCGCTTGAGCATGCCCGCAGCGAAAACGCAAAGCTTGTCATCCCAATACTTACGCGCGGTTTTCAGGTCTTCGCACTCGCCCGCGCGCCCTTCTTTCTTGGACCAACGATCGTTAGCGCGGTTGATTGCGGTCATGACGTTTTCGAGGGTGAAGACATTTTCTTGTGCGTTCATTTTGATTACCTATTAAGAGTGAAATTTATCTATTGTTCGCTGCGTCGCTTTGTGTAACGCAGTGTTTGTATAGTAATTGAACCATACATATAAGTCACTAAGGACTTATTAATCGAGGATCGCAGGAGTGTTAGAGGCAATCTATTTGAGCTGCCAGCACACCCGTAGTAATCGCGCGTGCGCGCACTCTTGCTATAGGTGACGTTAGCGCGCGCCCTGCTGGCGCAGCGAGCACGAAACGCGATGCTTCGTGGATCTGATGATCGATGGAGCGCGCCCGATAGGCGACAAGCCCAGGGCAGCCAAGTAGACGGGCAATGCAATATCGCCGTTTTCGTCCAAGAACCGCCATACCGGGCCGCGTTTTGGATCCGAAATCGGTAGAGCAAGATTGGAATGTGGATGCCCTCTTCCGCGGCGGGCCAGGTGGGCCGACAAAAAACAGCCGAGCGAGCACGGATGCGCTCAAACTCGGCCAAAAAGCTTCACCGCTACGGGGATAGGCTCACTCAGGTAAAACAGTGCCGATGTCGGGCGGTCAGTGCGTCCAGGTCATCGATTGGGAGCGCCCGGCACGCATTTGGCGGTGCTCAGTGCGCGTGCGCAGTTCGCGCAGCTCCTCGTGCTCTTGCATGCGCTCCATGTCGGTCATGCCGCGATCTTCATCGTCACGGCAGAGGGCGGATTCGACATAGACGCGGTGTGCAAGCATAGGTGACCTCTCTTTGATTTCGTTACAGCGTCATCGCTGCGATGACACGAATTCTGCAGATCTATGCTTGGCGCGCGGTTGGATCGAGGGGTGGCGCTTTTCCTGCGCCCAGGCGGTCAATGTAAGCAGTAGCTTATCGTCCCACACCCCAATTTATCGACGCCCTTTCCATCGACGCGGTGCAATGCCATTGAGCCAATCCGCCGCCCGGCTCAATGCAATTGCTGACAAAGCGACGAGCGCTATCGCTGAAATCCAGCCGACGATCGCCGCAATCATTCCGACTCTCAACATAATTCCACTCTCTCAGTTGCTATATGCGAAATGGTATCGAGCAGATCGAGGAGTCTTTTCGCTCGGGTAGACGGCTGGATTCGGTGGATTTTGGAATCGAACGTATTCTGAAAAATCCGGGAATCCGCCCTTACCCCAGATGCGAAATCATATGCAGGTGCCTGACGAGGTTCACCATCGAGAAGCCGTCATCGAAGCCAATCACGGACATGCAAAGGGCCGCGAAGCCAGTCGCTGCACCGAACACCGTCGTCAGCCGGTGCAGCAGCGCATTCGCCTTGGCTGGCCGCGGCGCGCGCTTGGCAACGCCTTCAGTCGGTGCGATGTCGATCGTGATCTCTTCAACACGGCTGAACGACAGCACCTCGATACCGGCTTCTTGATACGCCGCTCGGACCTGCTCGAACCATCGCTTCTGCTTGACCTCATCACGCGGGAAAGGCGTCTCCAACCTCACCACATGAAAGTTTTGATTTGCATCAAGGCAGTCAAATTTCACGATTTTCATAGCATCCCCCGGCAGTGCCCCTATTCTCAAAGGACGCGATGTTACAACACGTAACAGCTTATAACAATAAGTCACAAGAAATTTATTCTCTGCAACGAATTATTCCGTAGACAACAATTATCCAAGGAATTGTTTCTAAAAGTGACGACGGCCGCTGACGGGCCGTCCGATGCTCAATACCAGCTATGACAGGGTGCCGACGCGAAGCGACGCTCTTCCGCCCGCTGTGTCTGCCGCGCAATCAGATATGCCTTGCGAGGGCATGCGCCGGCAGACCGGGCGCCGAGGTAGACATTTCGTTCGATGAACGTCCGCAGACGATTCGCTGCCTCATGCGTCGTCACACTCATCGCGCACCTCCATTGACCGACTTGATACGCTTCGGCATCGCGCAGCGTCGCTCACGGGCCGCGTGAATCGGACCGCCCGTGAGGAGATCGATCACCCACCAGCAGACCGCACCGATGAGCACCGCGGCACCGATGACCAGCAAGACGGCACAGAACCATTCGAACTGTTCGAGCATGTCGCCTTCCCCTTATGCGAGCGACGGCGTGACGCGGAACGGATCCACCTTGACCAGATTGCCCTGATCGTCGGTCGTGAACAGACCAGGCTGGCCGTCATACACCTTGTAGAGAAAACCAAAGCGGCGTGCGAGAACAGGAAGGCAGAGGTGGTGTTGCATGGTGAAAGCCCGGTTGTGTTGGTGAGCTTTCATTCTCGGGATCGGGCTGTGGAGCACTGCAGGACGCTTGATGCGCACATGCCCAACTCCTACACTCGAATCGCCGTTATGGCGCTCACAACTCGGAGGCAATCATGGGCGGAGAAGGAAGCGATCCTGGCGATAAGCCAGACAAATCCGAAAAGGAGACGTTCGTCGGAGATACAGCAGCAGGTGCCAAATCTCTGGGAACGGGCGACCTCAATGAGAAGCACGAAGGAGGCGCAAAGGCGAACAAAATTTTGAATGATGCGGAGAAAGAATTCCACCCTCCGCCGACGCCCTCACCTTCGCCCACCGGCAAGAAATAGCGCTCAGCCGCGGAACACTAGTGTTTGATGGGCTTCGGCCCATCAAACCTGCTACTCGCGGAACTCCGTGATCTCGCGATCGTAGCGATCGGCGCTCAGCCACGCGTCTTCCGCCGTGTCGCTCGTATCGCCGTCTTGGAAGTCGCTGCCGTCCTTCTTCATCCACCGATGTTGCCCGGACCACCAACCCGGACCCCAGACCTTTTCCATGTCCTCGATGTAGTAGCCCTTCGCGGTCAGTTCGGCTTTACGTGCCTCGCTGACTTCGGGGATGAACACGGAGCGACGCGAGGGCATTTCGGGCTTGGTCAGAACGATCATTGTTTGCTCGTCAGTTGCGTTGGTGAAACTTCATTCTGACGACGCAGGACTGGCGCCCGAACCGACGCTACAATCGACGCAGAATAAGTCCGAATCGGGGAAAATCCATGAAGAAGATGATCATCGGCGCAGTGCTAACAGCTGCGACCGTGAACGCCAGCGCTGTGTCGGGAACTACGTTTTTCAACGGCGTCAAATACAGATCAGCACCGGAGTTAGAACAGCTGATGTATTTGGCTGGCGTCCTTGATGGCTTGATTGCCTCGCCAGCCCTGTATAACGACAAAGACTCTCCCGCTCGAGCCGCATTGGCAAAGTGCACCACCAAGATGCAAGTCACACCAGGCCAGCTTCGCGTGATCGTCCAGAATTACATGCAAGCGAACCCTGAACAGTGGGGATACGCCATGAGCTCCCTTGTTGTGGCTGCAATGAATATCTCGTGCGCCAAGATAGGGACGCCGCTTGAGTAAGCCAACCTTATACGGCGAGCCGCGGACTCTTATAGGGAGACGGGCCAACCTTATACGTGACTCTTATAGGGCCGAGGCTGTCCAAGGCGCTCCATACCGACAGCCGCCTTGGATATTTTCGGCATGGTCAGTTCCTCGGAAGCCGCGTCCAGCTTGGCAGACAGGGCAATTGGCGTTCCTTGGCGGGGTGCCGGGCGGTATAAGAAAATTTCCAGGAAGCGCGTTTTTAACATGACGATGCGGCCCACCCGCCTATGTTTCTTATACGGCGAGCACGTTACCAATACTGCGCGTGTATGTGAGGATGGATGTGCATACGGGAATGTGTCGATGACGTGCAGGTGACGTGTGCTCTCCCCATACCGGTGTTGTTCTCTTCCGCGCCCTCCACGTCGCTCGAGCCAAATGATCGTTCATCCCTTTCTCTCTACCGTTTCGGGCGGTTGGACTTCTTGGTGCTGGTTCGTCAGATCGCTCGGCATTCGGTTGCTGTGCGCTGAGTGATGTCTCGGTCTGCCCTGCTGTCTCGGACGGGCTGCCGAGCTGGCTGAATCGATTCTCTGACGCCATGAAGTCTTGCCGAAGTCTCCCTGAAATGAGGCGCCCTTGAGAACAGCTCGTTTCCATTACAAATCAATGGCTTGCATCGACACTGCTAGGCGGCTGCTCCGAGTGTGAAATTGAGCTACGCTTTTCACGTCGGAAATGCGATACAACTCGCTAGAATTACGCAATACAAACGCCTAGACCAAGACCGCTACGCGCCGCCGACCGGGGATCATATGACCAACACAAGTTCTTCTCTTCCACCTCTCACGCTGCCTCCGCAATCGTTCGCGGATGACGTGTCCGCTTTCGACGGCGATCTCCTTCGACGTAACGAATTGGCAGATAAGATCGAGCGGCTACTACCAAGGCTTCGTAACGGCGCGGTTGTTGCAGTCGACTCTCAATGGGGCGGCGGCAAGACCTGGTTCGGAATGAATTGGGGCAAGAGTCTGCGCGCCAGTGGACACAAAGTTGCGTTCATTAATGCCTTCGAGCAGGACTACACGGAGGATCCCTTTCTCCCTATAGCAGCCGAGCTTACTGCGCTGCTCGATGGTGACTCCAAGAAAGCTTTGCTGAAGAAAGCCGCCGAGGTCGCCAGCGCGTGTTTGCCAGTGGCCGCCAAGGTGGCAACAAGTGCGCTGTCCAAGTGGGCACTTGGGGAGGTCGATCTCGCCGACGAATACGAAGCGGCGGTGAAGAAGGCTGAAGAGAAATCTGAGGAATTCGTCAAACGGTGGGTAGAGCGCAAACTAGAGAATCACAAGAAGGAACAGGAATCGTTGAAGGGATTCCGGAAAGCGCTCTCGGACATGGCAACCAAGGAGTCGAAGCCCGTGATCGTATTCGTCGACGAGCTCGATCGGTGCCGCCCCGACTTCGCCGTCCGCCTCATCGAACGGATCAAGCACTTCTTCGAGACGCCAAACGTCATCTTTGTGTTGCTGATCCACCGCGAGCAGTTGAATCGAGCAATCGCGGGAGTCTATGGACCGACTACCGACGGCGCAGCGTATCTTTCCAAGTTTGTCCATTTTTTCTTCACATTGCCAAGTGTAAGCACCCGCTACTACATTCCCTCTGTTTTGGATCGTTTGGGCTTCGATGGCCGTGACTCGGTTGCCTCGAGATTCGCTCAGGCGTTCACACTGTGGCAGGCGGCCGCGGGACTGACAATGCGAGATATCGAGCGCGGGTGTGCGCTATTCTCCTACGCTCGATATCGGGAGGCTGAAGGTCTTCTTGCCTACTTCATTACCCTAAAACTGAAGCGCCCAGATCTCTTTGCCGGCATGCTTGCAAATAGCCACACGGCATTCAAAGAGGCACAGGAGTGGCTCAACCAGACCAGATTTGCCCAGAATAGTAATGACCTTGTCAGACGCGCTAGCGACTACTTCAACACCCTTGACCTCATGCATTCGCTAAAGTTAGGCACAAAACTTTCCGGGAATAAAGAAGATGGCTGGGCATTTGACTTTAGCTTTGTCGGCTCTGATGTTCGAGCCAAAACGATCGAAGAAGCCTTCAAGATCTACCTGCTTCAGATTGACCTTCCAATCGACTGAAGGCACATAACTTCGCCGGAGGGTCGCGGAACTCCGTCAGCGACGTGCGGATGCTTCTCGAAGCACGGGCCATATTCCTTGTCGACCCATGCGTCGATGGCGCGCTTGCAGCATTCGCAGTAGTAGGCACGCGTCGACCTGTTCCACCAGACAATGCCTTCCCCGCGCGCGTTGCATGCGGTTCGATTGCACTTGCCCTTGAACACCCCCTTGCCGCGCTGATCTACGTCGTCTGCCGGGTTGCGTGGGGACCGACGGTAACGGTGCGCGAGCGACACGCGCTGCGTCGCCGTCATACGATGTTGGAGCAGCTGGCGCTCACGTTTGGTCAGGTGCATTTGATTCCTTTCATGACGGGATAGGCGTTGTCGCCGAATCCGACCGAGCGATCGAAGAAGTTCTCGTCCACATAGTCGGATGCCGCACGCCACTGCGCGCTACCGAGCAGCCAAACTTCGTCGCCGAAGTCGTCAACAGTGGTGCCCGTCAGCGAAATCGTGAATGGAACGGGCTGCGCCGAGGGAAAGTGACTCAGTCGCATACGCCCTCCTTGATCCGCTCGAGGTAGCACGGCCCTCGGCGCCGGCCGTTCTCGTCGTCCCATTCGAACAGCTCGGCAAGCCCCTTAAACACCGGAGAGATCGCCTTGAATTCGCCCGTGTGCTGCCAGTGGACGGTGTCGAACAGGAAGTCGCCCGTCTCGCCGCTGCTGACATCGCGACACTGGATCGCATAATTGGTGAGACACGCCATGTCAGCCCTCGCTCTCGCCGAACGCACGATCCGCGCAGTTTCCGCAGAGGCCGTCGTAACCCTCTCCGCCCGTGCTGTCCTCGCCGCACTCCCGGCACGCGTCATCATCGTTCGGCATCCAGACCCATGCCTGAATCCATTTGCCATCGGGTGCCGGTGCTACGACCGCGCCATCGTTGATTTCGATGTCGTCGGTGTCATCGGTGTATGCCCTGCGCGCGGCATGGAGCAGCTTCTCGTCCGCGAACTGCAGCTCAAGATAGGCAGCCTTCAGTTCGTCAGCAACAGGCTGGGCGTCTTCCAGAATCGCGATGCTTTTGGAGTGCGCGAGGTAATCGCGCAGCGCGTTGAGGACTCGCATTACAGATCCTCCCATACGATCGCCCAGACCTTGCGGTATTGCATGATCGTGCAGCCCGCATGCGGCATTGCCCAATCGAGCGGCTCAAATGCCGCGTCTTGATCGGCGTCAGCAAGCGCGACACAGCGGCCGGTGTAGTAAACATTGCGGTCGTCGTCGAGCAGTCGAAACTCGTCGTTGAATTCGGGGTGCTCGGCGACAAAGTGATCCGTCGCTTCCTGTCGAAGCTTCGTGTCGCGGATGGCAACGATCGAGTCCATGGTCGTGTATCTACCAGTGCCCACCTGACCGTCTCCGAAATGATCGTTCGTAATGATCCAGAACATTGTGCCTCCCTCTCAGAACAGTTTCGCCGGGTGCGCATCTACGCCGAGGTCGCACCATTGCAGCAGGCGCTCGTAGTCCTCGCAAATGGACTGGTGGCCTGCAAGGAAAGCGGCATAGCCGGCGTTCGTCATGTGCGAAGGTTGACGGCGCGCCGTATAGAAGTAGGCGTTGCTGCAAACGTGTGCGGCCAGGTCCGGACTCTCGTCGTTCCAATGCTTCAGATCGTAGCGGCCGTGATACTGCCCGCCGTGCTCCCATTCCACTTCGAAGTCGCACTTGTCGCAGGCGCCACCTTTGGGCGCCGTGTTCGACCACGTCCACAGTTGTGAATTAGCGTCAGCCCACGAGCCGACTTCGACCCAGCGGTAGGACGCGCCTCCTTCAGCGCGGCGCAGGCGGATCTTAGTGACTGCTGCTTTCATCGGTATATCCCGCGTTGTGTTTCGATATGTCTATTGTCCCGACCGCACGATGGCGCTCTTCAGGACGTCTGCGAACGAAACGGGCACGTAGCGCTCTCCGTTCCACTCCTCGAGGTCGATGACCTTCGCCTCCGGGCAGCTGCGGCGCGCTTCTCGCATGGCATCGTCGACGTTGCTGGCGCCGATCATGATCCAGCCGAATCTGCCCTTGCAGCGATAGCTCTTGAAGCCCGCTGCCGCGAGTGGGCGCTGGCTCATACGGAGTGAACCGCTCATGCGGCACCTGGCTTGAACGCCCAGCAGGACCAGCCAGTGCCGTCGGTCATGTTCACGATCACGCGGCCGACGTCCGCGAGCCCGAACACATAGCCGCGATGGTTGTGTCCGAGGTAGTGCGGCAGCAGAATGCCGATGTCGCACACCTCCACCTCGAACTCTTGATGAAGCGCGGCCGTGTCTCTGCCCCAGGCGTTGCTCGCTACGATCCGCATCGGTTCATTGAGCTTCTTCATGCGTAGTCCCGGAACAGTTCGGTCAGTTTGCGGTCGGCGAACCGGCAAAGCTCGCCGATATAGTCCTCCTGATCCAGTTCGCCCGCCTCCCACAACAGGTCGAATTCGTTCGCCCAATCGATGAACTCGTCCATCAGGCCGCGCGATCCGTTCAATGCGTCGATCACCTTTCCGCACGCTCTCGAATCGGCCCGAGCCCAGCGATTGCCTGCCTCGAATGCGATGTCCGCGAGAATCTCTTGTTGGCGCTCAAGCGCTTCTTTGGTCAACTCGCTCATGCTCGTTCTGCCTCGCCATGCTCCGCGAGCATCGTGAGGATCTTTTCGGCGAGTTCAGCGCTGACCCAGCGAATCTCGAGGCTGCACTCTTGACTCGTATGGAGCTCGAGGGTCGCGGAGTAGCCGGCCGGCGTGTTCGTGCGATGCACATGGAGTCGCCTGTTATCGCGACTGTCGGGCGTCCAGCACTCACCGACGATGCCCGCAAACTTTTGCATCGCGGCGTCGCGCTGAGCCTCTTCGTCGGCCTCGCTCTTCAGTTCGACACGAACGAGCCCGAGCGCCTTCAGATATCCGGGCAGCAGGCGGCGCTCGATATCGGCCGCCAGCTGCGCCGGCGTCTTGGTGATTGCGAGCGTAATTTCGGACACGTAGCCGATCTGCTCGAACTGAACCGGTCGAAGGTTGTTGACGCCGGCAGTGCTGCCGCGACGGCTTTCGCCAAGCAGATTGAACGACGGAGTTACGACAAGCCGGTTCTTTGCACGATACGGCGAAAAGCGAAGCAGAATCTGGGCGTCGGTATCACGCTCCGGCATGGCGATGTAAAAGTGGTTGTTCGCATACTCTGGGTTCTGGAGCGTCGCGATCCCACCGAGTGCTTCGGCAATAGCCTGGGCATGGCCCGTGTAATCGGTCGTGGTCATTTCGATTTGGTGTTGTGTTGCGATGAATGAATTGTCGTAACGCGCACGCGGCGTCAATAAGTCATCGCTGATGTATCCATTGTAGTAAGGTGCGATGGACTTTCCGCAAGTTTTTGCGGGCATCGCGCAAGAAGTTGCGCACTTGGATCGCAGAGACGCGCGTGGATTAGCGCTGGAGACGGGCTAACTCGTCGGGAAGGTAGACAGGTATGGGATGAATTCGGGCTGGTGGCATGCCCGCGGCGCAGCCAGCCATGGCTTCTGGTCTGTGAGGAACAGGTGGGCCACATCCCACCTGTCGCTTACTTACTCCGCCGAAGTCGATTCGGCGGCCGGCTCTGCGGCTGCAGCTTCCGGCGCGGCGCCCGAGCCGCCGTGCTTCGCGAGCGCCGCCATCAAAAGCAGCGATTCCTGATTCGGCACGAACGTGCCCTTCTCACCCGACGGCACGAGCATCTTCAGCTTCTCCATGAGCGTGACCGTGTTCCGGCCCATCGAACGCGCCGCGCTGACCGAATACGGCTTGGCGATCAGGTTCTTGTGGAGGTTACCGTTCTCACCGGTGGTGATCTTGCCGTCTGCCACCAGCACGTCGAGCGCTCGCTTCAGGATTTCGTTCGGCTTCGCCGCCTTGCCCGACACCCAATCGATCAGGAGCGACGCGCGGTTCTTCACCTTCATGCCCATGCCGTCGATGATCGCCAGCGTCTCGTCCTGCTTCGCCTTGAGAGCGTCGCCCTCGAGCTCGGCATCGGCCACTTCCAGCACGAGATAGTTCCCGAGGTTGTCGCCGTGCCGGGCCTTGATCCTATCGAGCTTGTTCGCGTAGTGGACGCGGGGGGTGCGTTCCCGCTTCGCTGCGGCCGCTTCGGGATCAGCGGTGTTCTCGGCGACCTGCGCCTTCAGGTCATCTGCCAGCGCTTCCTCAGCGACCAGGCGCTCCTTAGCGGCCTCTTCGTCCGTCATCGCGGGCAGCGACGGCGCATCGGGCGCGACCATCGCGTAGTGCTCCTGCGTCTCGACCTGAGCGACGATCTCCGCGAGCGGGATTGCGGCGTTCTGAACCGCGACCGGCGTCTCGATCGCCGCGAGCAGCGCGCCCAGCTCGGCGTCCGCCTGGGTCTGCGTGGTGGCCGTCTCCGGGAGTTCGATGACTTCGCCCGCGTCGGCGACCAGCGCCGGCACCTCCTCGATTTGCTCGACCACCGGCTCGGCAGCTTCTTCTACGAGCGCTGCGCTCGGACTGGCGATGTTGTTGACGTCGAGTGCCGTCAGCAGTTCGGCGAGTTGCGGATCCATCGCAGCGTCGACCGAGCCCAGCATGTCGAGTTGGATCGATTGCTGGGTGGCCTTCTTGCTCGAACGGCGGGTGCGGGTGGCTTGCATGGTGCTCTCCTGAGTCAGTAAATTGGTGACGCGCTCGCGTCATGGTTCAATTGTGCTGATCGGGTAGAGGCGCGTAATGCGCAGCGCAGGATGCTTTCTCTGCCCGGTCTTCGTCGCGCTGTTCGCTACGACAGAGACAAGTCTAGAGAGCGGGTATTGGCGCGAATCCTGCGCGGTAGGCTGTGTTTTGCTGATTGAGAATGCGCACACGCGCGATAGCACTTAATGAATGGCGCGACCTACTCTTCACCGCGTCGTGCCTCGTCCTGCAACAGGCATCGGAGCTTGTGAAGGGCAACCAAGTGAGATCCGTTGGATACCTCGTTCCAGCAGGACTGCACGATTTCGCGAAGATGCTCCATTTCACGTATCGAGCGCCGTGTCCGAATGAGCTCCACAATCAGGCGCTCGATGTCGGTGTTTCCACGATACCGGCGCCACAATTCGCGGAGCTGGCGATGAGTCACCGCGTCCATGACGGGCAGCTTCTTGTTTTGGCGAGCCGCATTCGCCCTGTCAATCGCGTCCCGGTCGCGCCGCGTCTTTTCCAGCCTACGAAAGCCCTTGCGCCCGTAACCGTGCCAGTCGACAACCTCCTTCTCGGTCAGCAGCTGGCTGGTATGCACGGGCTTTCCATCGTCGCCGATGAACTCCCAGATGTATCCCCAATTAGGCATGACCGCAGATCAAATACTGTATGGATATACAGCATATCATGCACTATGATGGTTGGACAGCCGGCGCCGTTTGGCCGTTTCTCAGCGCCTCGGACGACCCCATCGGACAGGAGGCAACATGCCGAAACCGAGGACAGTGGTGCAACGGGCGTTCATCGACTGGTGCATCGCATACTCGAAATTCCAGATTGTCGACAACATGTCGGTCAACCTGATTTCGTGTGAAGTGAACAGCTATGACGAAGTGTTCGAGAAGACCGCCCTCCGCCTCGGCACATACGGATTCGTCGACGATGATATGGTCGAGAGAGGACGCTACCTGTTCCCTGATGCCCCGGGAGAGCCGACCGGCTCGGGCTTCGAAAGCGCCTACGAAGACGTGTGCACCGCGTTGGACGATTGGCTGCGCACCCTGGTCATGCCGTTGGAGCAGATCTCCTTTCTTCCGGAGCCTGAACCCTATCCCGACACTGACGTATGACCCAATCCGTCTTGAAGGCTGGCTGAAGAAGACCGCTTTGGCGCGTGGAGGAAGGGAAGAGTGTGTGCGAACTACAAGCCTACAAAGTATCGCTGGATCCGCGACCGCTTCGGAATTCTGTCGCATGAGAACGACCTATTCCCCATCGACACACCAACGACTAACCTGCGGCCGCACATGAAAGGACCGATCGTGTTCGACCATGAAGGCCGGCGCCGGATGGAGCTCGCGAACTTCGGGATCACACCGCGCGACTACCTGCCTGAAGGACGCAAGTCGCTGGCAACGTTCAACGCACGCACGGAAACTGTCGGATCGAAGCCCAACTTTTCGCAATCGTGGAAAGCCGGGCGCCTGTGTTTGATCCCAGCGGACTACTTCACGGAGCCGCGATACACCGCGGACGATTCCAGCTTCGAGTGGTGGAATATCAGCTTGGCGTCGGGCGAGCCGGCGTGCATCGCCGGCCTGTGGAAAGCATGGCCCACCAAAGATGGCGGCGTCACTTACGGCATGACGATGTTGACCGTGAACTGTGACGACCACCCTTTGCTACGGCTGTTCCATCGCAACTTCGACAAGAAGACTGGCGCCCCTGAAGAGAAGCGCTCGGTTGTCATCATTCGCGAAAGCCAGTTCGACGAGTGGCTCATGTGCCGTGACCCTGAGCAGGCCAGGTCGTTCTTCTCATTGCTGCCAGCCGACGAACTCCACGCCGATGCGGCGTGGGCAATCGCAGAAAAAGCGCAAGATGTCAGCCAATCTCACCAAGCAAAGGCAGCAGATCCATCGAAATAAGCCGCACTTCGATGTTGTGCGCGACAACCAAGTGCTCCTCGTTGTCGACCGAGAATGGCTCGTCCTTGATGCTGACGATGATGGTTCCGAGCCGCTTCTTTCCGTCGGCCGCGAGAACAGGGATGAGCTCCTGCGCCTCCGGGACTTGTTGGACGGTGACATCGACGGGCAGATACAGCATCCAGCCGACGCCGGGGCGGTCGTCAAACGCCTGCTTCTCTTCGTAGCCTTTCGGCGCTGCCGAGATTACCGCTGGCGCGAACTCAAGCGCTGCCCGCGCCACGATAGCTGCGACACGGTCTTTGCTCTCATCAACGAACGCGCCTCGAGCGCTGATCGTGACGGTGTCGGGGAATTCTCCGCCACAGGCGAGAACTTCAACCGACGCGCCGAATTCCGCCCTAACTTGGCCGCCCCATATCCCGAAGGACGCCACCGTGTCACCACCGAGCTCGTTCCGTAGCTCTTCGATCGCGGACGGACTCGGGACGCCGTCCGCTTGGTAGACCTCACTGCTTTGCGCTTCTTCGAGCGAATCTCCCTGCATACGCCAATTTTGCCGGGACAGCGCAGGCTCGCCCTCCGCAATAACGTCAATGACCGCGCCGATCTTGTTCAAGGTCTGGACGAAGTCCGCCGGTGGGATTCCACCGCTCTTGATAGTGCACTCGATTTTCATGACGGATGCTTACGGGAAATATTCCGATTCAATATTAAGCTTCTTCAGTAGGCTGGCCATTTTCTGATACGTCAAGCGCCCCTGAAAATAATACCGCAGTCTCGTTGGTGGGTTCGCCTTCACTGGGCCAGCGCGCCTCACAACGGTCTTCATCATCTTGGGGAAACCCTTGAAAAATTCATCCGAGCCGGGGATTGACCCGTCCAGAAACTGATCGTAGTTTCCCTTTGCTTCCTGCAGCAGACACTCTTCCGCCCTGAAGCCGTCGAAGTCAATTCCTAGCCATTCCCACTCCTCGCTCCACTGACAACCTTCGGTGTCGTAGGCGAAGCCGGTCACTCGGGCCTGATACCGATAAGCTGGCCAATTCACCCCGTGATTGTTTCGAACCTTTCTTCCGGAATTTTCAGGCGGGCACTTCTTGCACGGCTTGGTCGAGTCGGAGATTGTTCTGGACTCGGCTTGTGCATCTTCCTTCTTCTGTGCCGTGCTACCCGAGATACTAGCCACGCCCGCTACTGTCGCTCCGCCCAACAAGGCGCCGCCAATAGCTGACAATACCGGACCCACCTCTGTCGCTGCCGCCGCCAGCACCGGGATTAATGGAACTGCCATGCGGAACTCCTTTCAGACTGTCTGGATGTTTGGATCGCCAAGTAACTTCTTGGACGTAGACGTGGAAGCGCTCGTCGGCACTGCGGCCGGGTTTGGTCAGCCATGCACGCGTCGCGGGCTTCGCATAGAAGCCAGGCGAGTAAGCCTCGATTTTGAGGAATTGGACAAGGTGCTCACTGTCCTGAATGCCGAGCGCGCGGGCGGCCCGATACGCTTCCCACAGTCGATTGTGAAGGTCGATGTCCTGCCCCAATGCAGGATCGGCTTTTAACAAGTCGCGTCGCACGCCGTCGACGAAGTTGCGGGCCTCGCCCTCCGCGAGCGCAGACAGATGTGCTGGTGTGAGATTAAGCGGCATGAGGATGCGCCCTGAATAGCTGTCCGTCGATCTCGAGCAGCCAATCGAACGTTGGGGAAAAGAACATCGTCCGCTCTGTCGAACTGAGCGCAGGCACGAAATGTCGCATCACGCGAGCATCGTAGTAACGCAGCATTACCGAACGGCCATCGGGCAGCGTGCCATCCAACCGCTCACGGAGTTCGGAGGCAAGCTGCACCGGATGGTAAGCGCTGATGATCCAGCTGACCCCATACTCGCTTTGCGCCAACTGCTCAAGTGCATCCCGCGTGCCTCGATCGGATCGCTCGAAGTCGAACAGCCAGGGGCCGGCGTCAGCGAGCGACGCGTCCGGAGTGCCATCAAGCAGTGCCATCGCAAAATCGGATGAGCGCGTGGGCGCCGAACCGCTCAACTCGGAAAACAGCAACCCATCGACAAGCGCAAATAGGCGGAGCGGAAGGCTGGCGCGTTCCTTCCATGAAGTGAAAATGACCTCAATGCTCACGGCGTCTCACCCGCGAACAACCATTGAGGCTGCATTCTTAGCGGCAGCAAGCATGCAGGAAAGACAGAAGCCCTGCGAAGGCTGCGGCATGCCAGAATCAAGCACCATGCGCCCGCCGTCAGCAGCGAAGCCCATGCCGAGAAGTTGGTTCGACTCAAAGCTCTCATACATGGTGTCTTGCGAGGCGATCATTGTCGGATGCGGATTGCATCCACAAGCTACTCTGTCGCCTTCAAGAGCTGCTTGGCGGCCCATTATTTCGCCAGGCCACCGCGGCCCTTCCGCAACGATGACACCAAGCTGCTTGCAAGCTGGACAAGTTACTTTCGCGCCGACGTAA